CGATAACAAGTACGCCCTATAAAGGGCGATAACAAGTACGCCCTATAAAGGGCGATAACAAGTACGCCCTATAAAGGGCGATAACAAGTACGCCCTATAAAGGGCGATAACAAGTACGCCCTATAAAGGGCGATAACAAGTACGCCCTATAAACGCATGCCTTTCAAGGTATCCGCAGATTAGATTTTATGTTTGATTTGTTAGAGATGGCTTCTTGGTTAGGGATAAATTCTGATTCTGATTCTTCTTCCCCTCCTGGTTCTTCTTCCCCTCCTGGTTCTTCTTCCCCTCCTGGTTCTTCTTCCCCTCCTGGTTCTTCTTCTCCTTCTTGGTTGGGGATGAATTCTGATTCTGCTTCTAGTAAACCAAAAGAAAAGCCGCTTATCCTAAATCCGGCAGACCTCGTCGTAGATGAAACGCTGCCATCACCGCCTGTCACTTCCAACGTCGGCAGCTTATTTGGAAAACAGCCTACTGATAAAGAAGTCGAGGCCGCCTTACCATTAAGAACAGCTGCACGGCAAACAGTGCTTGATAATCTTACTTATCTTCAAACTAATGAAAAAGATTTAAAGAAAAGAATTTCTGATGAATGGAAATCCTCTTCTCCTGCACAACAGGCAGGCATTCAAAAAAATATACTTGATAATTATAAGTTACCAGAATACAGGGCTTTAATTGATTATATAAAAGCAGAGCTTGTCTGGTGGAATACGAATGTGAAGCTATCTGCCACCACAGTAAATACGCGTGCCGTGAATTTCAAAGAAAATCTACAAACAAAATTCAATATTTATTTTAGAACACTTCATCAAAAATTAGATGTTTCAAGCCAGAAGCTACGCGCTGAAGAACAAAAAGCACAAAGTAAAAAAGCTGCCGTTATGAATCGCACAACCTGGGATATTACATGGGACGCTATTAAGACAGCCCTCAGTTTTCTGGGAATGATTATTTACATGGTCCTTTCACTCACATTTGCCTCATTTGTAGCAAATTCCCTCTTACACAAGCCCATTCTATATAGGATTCTAGCCTTTGTATACGCCTTCATTTTTGCCCCAATCTTCGGCGTATATTATACATATAATAGAATAAAATACATGATTGGACTACTAAATGAAGAGGATCTTCCTGTTATGAAGGGACTTCTTCCGTTAAAGCCATATTATTTATTGCCGAATGCAGAGCCGACACTCATACAAAGATTATTCGGATATTCTGAGGAAAATACGGAGGAATTTATAAAGAGCCAGGCCAACAAAGAATTAAAAAGCTTGGAAAAAGCCGTGGAAAATACAGAAATGTTCGGAAAAATAGTGGAGGAACGAAAAAAGGCTTAACCCAGCAGAGCCTATCAGTCTAAAGCTCCCCCACAGATATATCTTAATGTCATCTGCATGCTCAAAACCTTTCGTTTCTGTTCTAACACCCACATATAATCGTCGCAGATTTCTCCAGTATACGATTGAATGCTATAAGGCACAGACATATCCAAAGGACCGCATGGAATGGATTATCCTAGACGACGGAACAGATTGTGTAAAAGATGTGTTTGAATCTGCACTCGTCGCTGGAATTCCCAATATACGGTATATTCGTCTGGAGGAGAAACGCCTCATTGGAGCGAAGCGGAATATTCTGAATGCCGAGTCGAAGGGCGATATTATCGTGGCCATGGACGACGACGACTACTATCATCCTGACCGAGTCCACCACGTGGTCCAGAAGTTCATCCAGAATCCGCAATTCCAGCTCGCCGGCTCCTCTGAAATCTTCATGTTTTACACGGATATCCAGGAAATCTACAAATTCGGTCCCTATAACAAGAATCACTGCACAAACGGCACAATGGCCTACCGCCGCGCCTACGGGAAGACGCATTTATATGATGAGACCGTGACGCATGCAGAGGAGCGGTCATTCCTGGAGAATTACCGCAATCCGATGATTCAACTGGATTCTCGCAAAGTCATGTTGGTAATCAGTCATTCCGAGAACACCTTTGATAAGAAGAAGATGCGGGAGCAGCAAAACCCCTTCGTGTCTAAGACCGGCTTCAAGATTCGTGATTTTATTCGCTCCGCTGCTATGCGGAACTTCTATTCAACCGCCTAAACCCGCCGCCAGGCTAAATCTTCAGAAAAGATTCTATGAACTCTATACAATCCTTACGAAGTCATTTGGAAATGTTTGATCAAGCATTCTCAAATGCCCTTACGGATACGTCGCCCATTGCCGAGCAGCCCCCTCATATGAAAACTCCGCTCAAACTTCACCAACTCACTGCTATTCAATCGATGCGCGAAAAGGAAATCGGCCTGCGTGCAGGATTCCGCGTCCCTCAAACAGACCAGACAATGTTCAGCCAATACGCCTTCCTCGGCGACCGAGTGGGCGTTGGCAAGACGTTCATGGTCCTCGGCCATATCAGTCAAATGGCGAGAGAGCCGCTGCGTCCGCCGAATCCCATGAGCAATCTACACCCTCAAAGCACCGCCGCCTGTTTCTCCATTATGCCGCAGGAACTTTCCCCAAATCTATACGATTCTCTTGTCATAGTCCCTCATACTATTTACAGACAATGGCAAGATACCATAACAAAGCATACCAACCTCAAAGTCCTCTTCCTAAAGACGCAAAAAGACCTGGATAAAGATTCGTTTATATCTAGCCTACAAGGCTCCCATCTCACACTCGTAAGCAACACCCTTTTACCCATTCTTATGAATTCCCTTGCTGCAAGAGAAATCGTCGAGCCCACATGGCGTCGCGTATTCTATGACGAGGCCGATACGATTAGTATTAAATCCACATGCCTAACTCCTACTGCCGTTATGACATGGTATGTGACTGCAAGTTATACGAGTATGTTGTTATCCAACCAGTATTATCATTCTTATGTGATACGGCGACTTCCACCTGAATTTATACAAGCACTACATCCCACGCTCCGAGATTCTCTGCAGATGCAAATTGACACGCATCCAAATATTACATTCTTCAAAACCCAGAGCCACGGATTTTTCCAAGAACGCATTAAATCTCTCCATCCCCTGAGAGGGCATCTCGTTATCATCAATTCCGACGAGTTCCTGGATAACTCTGTAAGCCTACCGCCGCTCATCACGGAAACCATTCGCTGCGAGCCACCTTTGACACAACAACTGATTGAAACCGTCATATCTCCAGAAATTCAGGGCATGCTTCACGCTGGCGATTTACAGGGTGCATTACAAAGCCTCGGTATTAGTAGTCATACTCCCGTGTCGATTGTGGAAGCAGTTACTATATTTAAGAAAAAGGAGCTGGAGAGACTTGAGCGACTCCTGGCGTTTAAGAGAGAGGAAGAATATGCCACGGAAGCCGCCAAAGTCGCTGCACTGAAAGCCCTGGAAGATAAAATCGCCTCGTCTAAAAAACAGATTCAAGAAATTCACGAACGCATTGAAGAAGCCGCGAAGGATGGTTGCTCTATATGTTTTGACGCGGCAGATGGACCGGTCATTACGCCGTGTTGTTCGAAAATCTTCTGCGCGAATTGTATCTTACAATGGATGCAGAGAACGCCGGCCTGTCCTCTTTGCCGCGAGAAATTCCATCCTTCGCAACTTTGTGCAATAACGGACGGCAGCACAAGAAACACCACATCCCAGGCCCCCATTCGCCCCCCCAAGAAAATGGAAGCGCTCTTGAAAATTTTGAACGACGCTCCTGATGGCAAGTTTATTATATTCAGTCGATATGAAAATCCACTCAATGCAATACAAGAAAGTCTACAAGGGGCACACAGGGTAGCAACCCTACAAGGCAATAAGGACGTGGTCGCAAATATCTTACAAGATTTTGAAAACTCTAAAATTCGGATTCTCCTGTTAAACAGCAAAAACGCCGCCGCGGGTATAAATATCCCCACGGCCACCCATGTCATTCTTCTTCATAAAATGCTACAGGAAGAAGAAAAACAGATTTTAGGACGCGCATATAGAATAGGGAGAACACAGCCGCTCCATTTTATGAAATTACTGCACGACAGAGAGTGACATACTATCCACTTTCTTTTTCTTATCTTGTTTTTTCCCGCCGCCCCCGTTTGCGGCTTCAATATTGGCAGCCATGATTAATGCAGAAGGTGTTAGACGTATCGGAACACCTTGTGTATCGCTGATTTCACAGAGCATCTTCCACGCATTGAAGAGGGCGGATTGTTTGGTCAGGACCGGCGTATAGCGAATATCTTCTGCAGGAGGTGATCCGAAAAAGGGCGCATATTTACTGAGAAACAGATTTATCGTATTGAGTTTCACATCTTGCGATAAGGCGAGCAATCTCCACGTCTGGTAGAAAAACGCCCAGTAATCTGCATAATCGGATTCTTGGATACACTTGAACATTTTCAAATACAAGTCCCAAGCCTCCCGCGTATCTCCTTTTACACATTCCAGGCGGTCAGGTATATTTTCTGCAATGACAAGCCCCGCCAAATTACTGTCGTTGTTCTCGAGTTCGAGCGTTAAAAAAGGGTCCATTTCCGAATATAAGCACCATTTCGCCAATGGAACGACCCCCTCAGGAATATTTACGAGAGAATCTTCATCCACTTCTCCATGTGCCTCGCTGTATTCTCCGCGCAGAAGAGGACGCAAATCTCCTCCAGCGAGGGTTTTCCACTGCGGTGGAACATCTTTCCCTAACAAGGTGCGTATTTGACCTTCGTCAGCATTGCCTACCTTGAATGTCAGACAGTATCTTGATATCATCTGGAGCATTCGTTGTTGAATCGTATTACTGATGAAAATCACGGGGACGCCAGGATTCGTCGGCTTCCATTCCCTTAGATATGCAAGAAGACTCTGGAGTCCGCCCTTTTCTCCGCTGCTTAGTCCGTCAATCTCGTCCAGAATAACGCCGAGGCCGCCCTTTTCTGAGCTGCCGGTTTCCATCATATGAATAACTCCTCCACGCTGTAAGAGGGGCAAAATAATCTTGCGAAAACATGCTCCTGAGCGTGTGTGAGAGGCATTGAATTCACTCACACGCATATTCATCTTCTCCATGACACGATATGCGAGAGTAGTTTTCCCTACGCCTGGTGGACCCACGAGAAATACGGCGGGGGTTGTTCTTGCAGCAAACCATTTGAGAATACTATCTTCAATGGTTGGATGTAAGCATATTGTCTTCATACTAAGGGTTTCACTCATAAAATACTTTAGATAGAAGGAATACGGTCGGTTGTCACACTGCGCCCATCCCATACTCCTTCCCATCTTAGATATTTACCATTGGAATCTTGTGTAAGAGTGGATGCACCGTTTTTAAGAGTTGTTTTCAGGGGATTTTTATCTGCTCCTGTAGGATTTTGAAGTAGATAGGCGGCTTGTGATACACCATTTATCATGGGAGAAGTTGCAGCAAGTCCCGCACTCCCTGCAGTCGCCGTCTTCATATTGTATGTGTTGGCGGCGTCGTAGCAATATACTCTATTGCTTGAGTCAACAAAAGACGCCATGAAATCGGGGCACATGTTCACAATCGGAGGCCAAGGACCTCCTGCAGGCTTCGTGCCATTCAGACTTCCACCAGGAAACCAGCGGAGGCCGTAGAAGACAAATACGAGGATTAAGAGCACCAGCGCAATCATTGCGGCGATTGTTTGATTACGCTTGTATAAAAAAGAGACAGAGCCGGCTCCAAGGATGACGCAGATTAAACTGTATAATATGACCCAGAAGTCCATTCTATTCTAATCGCACGAATTTTATCAGAGATTAAAAACCTCTGGCAAAAAGCGTGTTTGTAGATTGCATATTTAGAAGTAGCGCGCGATGGGCGCAGGCACAGCACCAGTTCCGCCCACGGTCTCGCGGCCGACCTCCAGGTAGAAGGAGGCATAGCCCGCATTAGGCGCAACCGTCGCGCCGCCGACCACACCATTGCTCGTGTTGCGCGCCACGGGGGCGAACTTGCGGAACACACGGCCAGAGGACACCACCGTCTTGCCCATGTCCTTCAGCAGAGCACCCTGCGCCACAAACTTGGAGGCGTTTGAGAAAACTACGCCTGCACCAACAATGTTGGACATGGTCACATTAGAGAAAGTAGGATTTACAAACGCACCGCCAGAGTTTGAGCCGGCAGAAGTAAGGGTGTTCACATAGGCACCTGCAACAAAACCAGAGGCCTGGCCCTGCGTCTCCAAATCTGTAACGCAGATGAAATACGCGCCGCCGCTTTGGTTGAAACCCGCATTCAGAGGATGAGCACCGGTGTTCATTTCTTATATTTGATGTTTAGAAAAAAATCGTCCCGTCCATCTGGCTTTTTGTGCCGGTGTGGCCGGTATGGTAGGAATGCCCATTTATAAAATTGCCAGGCGGTTTATTAGAGATGAGTGGCTACGTTGGTCGAGTGAATTTATCAGGCCCGCCTTCTGCCGGTGGCCCAGGGACCGCCCTGGGAACTTCGTTCCCCGCTGGGGCGTCGCCCCTGGGAGATGGAAGAAGGGCCGACGCCTTTCCCGGATTTGGCTATGAACGCACAAGTGAAGATAAATTCACCGGTGATATGTTACGGGGAAACTGGGAACACTCCCCTTTGAGCGACGCCTTTTTTTCAAAGGAGAACATCATATTGATTCAGAACAATATTCGGAAAGAAGTATATGAAAAAAGCCAGCCGAAGGGTTATGTGATCGACGACCAGTCGGTAGACGAGCTGAAGATTATTATGCGGGCCTTGTATTATCAATATGCAAGAAACATGCCGAATGACATTGCCGGTCAGGTGGCGGAGTTAAATGGTCGTGTGAGTGCCTGGTCTGTTCCTCATATTTTGTCTGCCGTAGACCACTACGTGTATTACCTCAAAGATATTGACACTCTGCCGGTGCCTATGGCGAGGCCGGTGAATCTAACTCGTGCAGGCTCCAAGAGCTTACCCTTTAACACTTTTATGTGATGGCTTGTGCTTCGCATCATGTGATTAGGCCATCAGGCTTAGGCCTATTTGGCCTTAGACTTAACAGACTTTGCTCCGCTTGGACGCTTGCCGGTAGAACAGGCAGCCGCCCTAGCAACCCCCATCTTCTCCAATGCAACCTCGAACTCCTCGAGCTCGGCCAGCCACAGCTGTGCTGCCGTAGTTGCCTGTAGCTTGGCCACCGCCTCCGTTGCGAGCATGACCGCCTTCTCTGCATCCTCTACGGCCGATGCCTTCACCCTGTCCATGCGCAGCCGTAGGAGATACTCCCAGCCATCCACACAGGCATCTGCTGCGCCCTTTGCGTCCTTTGAGGACCCCGAAAGTGCCGGTAGATCGTGCGCCTTCATCGCCGCCACAATCTCGCTGTCGGTAGCCCGCCGCAACTCCATCGTCCCCGCCAGAACCGCCTTGATGAATCGCGCCTTTGCATCCGCCTCTACCGCCTCGCCGGTGAGTCGCTCAATCTCCTTCAGGCGCCGGGTCTCGTAGGCCGCCAGGCGGGGCACATAGAACGACTCCAGGATATGCCCGACACTGCTATACTTGGTAATCTTCATATCGGGGTCAAAGGCCACCATATTCGTCGTACGCCACGTCGAACTCAAGCGGAAACGCTTCTCGAAGTCCTCAGGGTGTGCCTTCATATCCTCAAACCCGTCCTGGTCAAAGTAGAGCACAAACTTCACTTCCTCGTCCGTATATAGGTCATCAAATGACTTGAGAATGGGCATGCCGTCGTCGCCGAATGCATAGTCCATGGACTTTACGCGCTCGCCCTTATCCACCGTGCACATCTCGTCCAGAAAGCCCTTGTAATCTTTCGTCCATACACCCACCGGCAGCTCCGTAATGGTAATCGTCTTCGCCGCCCCGTCCAGTGTATACTTGCCCCGAGTAATCCACGCACCCTCCGAGTCACCCGCCACCACCTCGCCCTTGAAGCCCTGCCACCACGGCTTCATCGTGATAAGTCGCAGATTGCTCAGACGACCGGCCAGACGCTCCCGAAGAACACGGAGCAGGTCGGCGGGATTGAACGGAGGAATGTCCGTGCTGAACCCGGTGCCGATACCTACGCAGCCATTCACCAGCAGCATTGGGATAATGGGCAGGTAATTCTCCGGCTCCACCATCATCCCGTCATCATCCAAATGCTTGAGGATACCGGCATCCTCCTTGCGAAAGATTTTATCGGTAATCGTCTCCAAGTAAGTGAAGATATACCTTGGCGATGCAGAGTCCTTGCCGCCCATCAGACGAGAGCCGAACTGCCCATTTGGCACGAGCAAATTGATATTATTGGAGCCGACGAAGTTCTGTGCCATCCCCACGATTGTCCCGCACAGAGAAGCCTCGCCGTGATGATACGCAGCATGCTCTGACACATACCCGGCAAGCTGCGCCACCTTCACTTCGGACCGCAAGCCGCGCTTCAGGCAGCCAAAGAGCACCTTGCGCTGAGAAGGCTTGAAGCCGTCAATGACGCTCGGAAGAGAGCGGAGATTGTCGGCATTGCTGAAGTGGATTAGCTCGTCATTCACGAAACTTGTGTAAGAGATATGTCCGCCGGCACCTACGTCCAAGATGCGCCGAGGGTCATACTCGGCCAGCCAGCCCTTGCGGTCATCGGCGCGCTTCTTGTTGAATGCGAGCGACATGGCCTCGTCGGTCTTCTCGTCCCAGTCGTAATGGATTTCGCTGAGACGCTCGAACCACTCACGCGCCTCTTGCTTCGTGCTCGTGCCCAACCCCTTGTAGTATTTCAGATTCCAGGACGCCGCTGCCGCTGCACCGAGCCCGTCCTTCCAACGGTCAAACTCGCCGGCGGAATAGAAGGAAATCGTCTCGCTGCGCTTCGTCGCCTTCAAGAGCGGCGTGGCGAGCGAGCAGAGGAAGCCCATCTGCATCAGGCCCGGCCACTCGGTGTGAAAGAGGTTCATCAGAAGACCCTTGATGTGTGAGCCGTCATGGTCCTGGTCGGCCATCACCATCACCCGGCCATATCGCAGGTCCTTCTTGTCCTTATACTTCTGGCCTTGGCGAAGGCCGAGAATTGCCTTGATGGCCGTCAGCTCCTCGTTCTTGTTGAACTTCTCCTGGCTGATGTCCTTCACATTCAGGAGCTTACCACGAAGAGGAAACACGCCGTAGCGCTCACGGCCGACCACATTCAGGCCGCAAATGGCGGAGGTGGCGGCTGAATCTCCCTCGGTGAGAATGAGCGTACACTCGGTGGACTTGGCCGTCCCTGCCCAGAGCGCGTCCTCCAGCTTGGGGAAGCCACGGAGCGTCTTGCGCTTCGTGCCGTCGGTCTTCTTCGCCTCCTTGGCCGTCTTTGCGTCCATCGCCGCCTGTGCCTCCTCGAGGAGCCCGATTTTCATGAGGCCGTCGGCCACCTTCTCGGACTTGAAGACGCTGCCGAACTTGGCGGCGGGAGTGGTAAGGCACTCCTTCGTCTGTGAATCAAAGGAAGGATTCACGATTGTCGCATTCACGAAGAAGACGACGGCGTCGCGGATTTGGCCCGGCTTGACGGGCACCTTCTTCTTTGCGGCGGCCTCGCAGAAGTCGCCGAGGATGTGGCGAGTCACCGTATCCACGTGCTTACCGCCCTTGGCTGTGTTGATACCGTTGACGAAACTCACCGCACGAGCGCCGTCGTCGGCACTAGAGCCCTCGTCAGAATAGAGGTTGCGCGTGAGAACGGCTGCCACCTCCCACCTGGGACCGCACTTCTCGTAGGCGAGGGCGGAGGAGCCCTCGCTCAAGAAGAGCTTGACGAACTTCTCGAAAGTATTGGAGGCCACGGTGGTGCCGTTCCAGCTCACCTTGACCTCCTTGCCGCAGAGGGCCGCGAGCTCATACGTGCGTGTCTTTAACACATTCAGCATGTCATCCTTGACGAACCCGACGAACCTGGTGAGGTCAGGAGTATAGGTAATGCGGACGAAGCCCTTGCCCTTGTCGGCACGGATAGACGGCTTCCCACAGACGGACATGTGATTCGTCCAGGTTTGTGCATACTTTTGCGCGGAGGCGGGATGGCGGACCTCTACCTTGAACTCGTTAGAGAATACGTTCACGAGCTTTGCGCCGTAGCCGTTCTTGCCGCCGACAATCTTCTCCTCGGACTTGTCGTAATTGCCGCTCGTCAGGAGGTGGCCGAAAATCAGCTCTGGCACCCAGACCTTGTGCTCGGCGTGGTTTTCAATAGGAATGCCCTCGCCGTCGTTCTCGACGCTGATGGTTAGTGCGCCGGTCTCCGTCTCAAGGACACAGACGTCGATATGCTTGATGGGGGTTGCAGTAGTCACAGACCGAACAAGGGCGTCTCGGGCATTTACAATAAGCTCATCGAAGAGCTTGTAAAAGCCAGGATTGAACGCCACCTTCTTGTGGGTCATACGGTTTCCAGCATTTGCATCGGTAGAACAATCCAAGACCCAGCGCCACTCCTCGTGTGTCTCTACGCTGCCGACGTAGGTATCGGGCAGCTCCAGAATATGCTCTCGGTGAGAAAGCTTCTTATACTGGGCGCCGTTCGCATCTTTCAAAGGAGCACTAGTCATCGTAAAGGGACTATCAAGGCTCCCCCCTTGGGAAATCAACTTTTTATTTATCTGCGACTCTTACGGCTTTTGCGGCTCTTACGGCTTTTGCGTGTCTTACGGCCCTTACGGCTTTTGTGCGATTTGCGACCGTTGCCCCCTGGAGGTTCTTCTCCACCCCAATCACCAACTGTACCACCACCGCCACCACCTGCTGCTGCGCCTGCGCCACCACCTGCTGCTGCGCCTGCGCCACCACCTGCTGCTGCGCCTGCGCCACCAGCTCCTTCTCCACCCCAAATTCCAGCCATCTCTGGGTCTTCTTCTGCATTTCCTCGAGGGGAAGCTCTTAGAGCCGTTCCACCAGTTCTATGAATGAACTCGTTGCGTTTTAATCCGCCTCTAAACCTTGCTACATAGCTACATCCAGGAAAATCACATGGATACGTCTTATTCGCCGCAGTGCCAACATTACGAGTTCTTAGCCTACTGAAAGCCGAAGTCAAAGCGCCCATAATGGGCGCACCACCTTCCTTTGGACCTCCTCCTTCTCCTCCATTTGGACCTGGTCCTGTACCAGACATTTCTAATATCCCCCTATATAAAATAGATGAGGGCTTGCTCTTGTGGCACAGTCCCCTATAAATTTAGAAAAACAAGAAAACAACGTATGCAAAGGAAACAAAAAGGCGGCTTCTACCCCTCCGTATATGGGGGTGTCTGTGGGGCGAGATTACTTCTACCCCTCATACTCAGACAAGCATTTGGATTGTATAATAGGACTTCCTCTGCAAACAAAAAAACAAGCAAATCCAGAAAAACTAAGAAATCCAAACGCGGCTGATTGCTTAAAGCTATAACAACTCCGGGCATTAGATGAGTGCCGCCAAGCCCAACGCCAACGGAAACCTCTTTGAAATCCGAACTGTCCAGGCGGGAGCATTCCGCACGCTCGTAGAAGCACTCAAGGAGATTCTTACCGAGGCGAATCTGGAGTTTGACGCCGGCGGCATTAAGGTGATGTCGGTAGATGAAACTCACACGGTCCTCGTTTATCTGCGTTTGTATCACGACCGCTTTGAGAACTATTACTGCCCTGCAAAGCACATTCTCGGCGTGAACATGATTTATCTGTTCAAGCTCATTAAGACGATGGGCAATAACGATTCGCTGACGCTTTACCTGCCTGCGTCCAATCCCAATAAGCTCGGCATTCGTATGGAGAATTCGGACAAGTCTACGGTCACAAACTACTTCCTCAAGCTCTTTGACACAAACGTCGATGAAATCCAGATTCCCAATCTGAACTTTAGCAATATCATCCACATGCCGTCCCTGGACCTCCAGAAGATTTGCCGTGACATGAATGCCCTCGGTGAGAAGCTTGATGTGGAGATAACGAGCTCAGGCACAGACCTCATGTTCAAGTGCGAGGGCGACTTCGCCGAGCAGGAGACGATTATGTCCGAGAACAACAACACGATGAAGGTACAGAAATCTGGCAGTGCAACGGAGGTGGTCCAGGGCATTTTCCAGCTCAAGCATCTGGTTCTATTCACGAAGTGCACCAGTCTGTGCCCGTCCATTGAAATGTATCTGAAGAATGACTACCCGCTCATTCTCAAGTATACTGTTGCTAACTTAGGAGACGTCAAGCTTGTCCTTGCCCCGATAAAGAATAAAGACGGGCGTTGATATCATGCTTGTGACGTAAAATTGTAAAAATACCCTCAAAAACCGATTTTCGGATACTTCACGAAGTGTTTTTCTACGAGTTTTAACTCGCCGAGATTTCAGATGTAAATCTAAACCCAGATATGGATTTAGATTTGCACAACATGAGGTTAGAACCTTGAACATTAAAAACGGACACTTAAAAATTGAAGGCTGAATCCGCCACTACCGCAACTCCAAAAAAAATGTTCCTATATCTTGCTACATCTGCCTTCTATAGACTTCTCTATATCGTAAAGCTCGGTATGACAGAAGACCTTTATGGGCGTAGAAGCACATACCAGACAAGTTGCCCCCCAGGTCTAACGCCTCATTCTCACGATATTGACTATGATGCGGTATGGGAAACTGATGCATTAACAAGAGATGATTTGTTTCATTATGAAGACATTCTTCATAATCAATTCATCAAATGGCGTATGATGCGTAGCATTCCAGGTGATTCTGAGTGGTTTGATTTCAAGGGTCATTCCCCATTGGAGATTGTTAGAGAGTTTATGAAGACAATGTCTTGGGTAAAGCGTGAAGTTCCTCCTTCTGAAATCACTCCCCTCAAGCGTGTTTCACGCCAGCTGCGTAAGCAACACGCTAAGAATACTAACTTTATTCGCAGTATCGCAAAGCGCAATGAGGCTCTAAATGAGATTCAAGAGCCAGTTATTCAGGCTGTTCAACAATTCATTCTAAATGTCTTGTTGTTTGCTGGATTTGTTATTGCTCCATGTGGTTCTGGAAAAACTCTAATGACTTGTAGGGGAATTAAGGGGCTAAACAAGGTAATTATCTGCTGTCCTTCCAATCAGATTCAAGGACAATGGGCTTCTACACTTATTACTGAGGGTGTATTTACAAAGAAGCAGATTCTTACTATTGGTTCTTCTAATAATGGAACTACAAATCAAGATGCGATTCGGTCATTTATGCAACAGGATACTTATTGCGTAATCACCACGTATATGTCATCCAATCTACTTGTTGATATTCTTACGAATGATACGCAGATTCTTATTCTTGATGAGGCTCATCATTTGGGTGGTATTGTAGGAAAGGAAGATGAGGGTGAAGGTAAGACGCGTAGGCTTATGATGAAGGCTACTGAACTACAAGTGAAGAGACTTTCTCTTACATTTACCCCACGCATTGTGCGAAATGATGAGAATCTTGATATGGAGTATGCTTCAATGGATGACACACATATCTTTGGATCACAAATCGCAGAATTGAAAATCAGAGACCTTATTCGTAAGGGTGTACTTCCTGATTATCGCCTATGGTCTCTTCGTGATTCTTTAAAGAAGGGAACAGGTATTCTTGGTAAGGCTAAGTTAATCCTTGAGGCTTGGGAAGCAAAAGAAATAGTCCGTGGTATAGAACAAAATATTCTTCACCACCTTATTGTATTTACAAGAACTGGCGAAGGTGGTGATAAAGAAGCAGTAGAGTTAGAAAAATGGTTAAAAGACAATGTTGAAGAAGATACAATTGTTCTTCGTGCAACATCTTCTAACATAGACTCTGTTATCAGAAAATTTAATGAGGCAAAACGAGCCATTATTGTGAATTGTAAGGTTCTTGGAGAAGGTGTAGATATTCCTGTTGCGAATGCTGTAGCAGTGACTTACCCAAAGCATTCAAGGGGAGAAATAACACAGATGCTACTGAGGGCAGGTCGTTGGTATGAGGGTAAATCTGTCTTTCATATCCTTCTTCCAGTGCTTGATGACGATGATATGTCAGGATTTGAGGATGTTCTTACAGCCCTTGCCTCCTGCGACGACCAGTTGCGCGATGAGGTGATTCTTCGTGCGATAAAGCCAACAAACTCTGAAGAGAAACTTCCAACGCCTGGAGATGCTGGTGCTGTTGCAGAATGTATTATGATTGATGATTATGATGGCTCTAATATTGAGGAGATACGAAAGTGCTTTGTTAACATCAGAAAGAATCTGTTTCCTTCAAGGGAAAGTAAGCGTATCCAGGAACTCTGTATTGATAAGGGAATTGATACAAGTATTGAGTATTCTATGACTCTTCGCACACAGATGCCTGAACTACCTGAAGATCCAAAACCAAAAAGTTCTACCTGGTATGATTATCTTCATCCTGGGCTTGTAGAACGAATTCAAGTTCAAGTATTTGTGAAAGATGTTCTTGAGCCTAATAGCCTTCGTGTAGGACACAAATACGATGAGTGGCTTGGAGTTCAGCCTTCTGATGTTAGAATGAAACTTCCTTCTGTGCAACATATCAATGATGGATACTTTGGCACAGATTACATTAACTATAATGGACTTCTTGAGAAGTTTGGTAAGAAGGTTTCCAGCGGTCGGCGGTAAATCTCCCGGCACTCATTTCAAAATCCAATCCTATTTTTTTGAAATGGGTTAAAGATATTTTAAAATATTTACATAGAATATAGAAAATGCCCCCCTTCGCCTTAAAAATTGACGCCAGTTTTTCCACCGAAACCAAGTCCAAACAAAACATAATGGCATCCGTAGAAGCATTCAAATCCGCAGTTATTCGCATTCGTGATATCTTTCGTGGATTAACTCCTTCTATTACAGGAATGGAATCAATGAGACACCTTTGCCTCTATCTTATGAGTCGCTATATCACTAAGGATAAGGTGAAGTCTCTTGGTATTCCTGATGAGTTTGCATGGGATAATCTTATTGAGACGGCACAAACCAAGAATGGTGGTGTACAGAAGGCACTTGACTTGTTCTTTCACAAGGAAAGTGACTGTCTTGTAAATTACTTTGACCGCCTATTTGGAACTAGAGATTTCTCCTTTGATATCAAGAATCCAGCAAAGCACAAGGAGATTCTTGAACTTCTTAGTAATAAGGATATTGATATTAAAAATATTGACTTAAATATGGATATTCTTGGATGGGTTTATGAGCAACATCTTGGTAAGGGTTCAGGAGGAAGTGCTATGAGAGACCTGGGTCAGTTCTTTACCGACCGCTTCATTTGCGACTATATGGTCGCTCTCTGCAAACCTGACTTCAAGAGTAAGGGTATTCCAGAGTCTGTCTGCGATCCTTCAATGGGAACAGGTGGTTTCTTAACCTCCTATATGAAATTCTATAAGAAGAACCATCAAAATAAGCCCGTAGATTGGAGCATCCAAAATAAGGAGATTCACGGATGTGATACAGACCAGAAAGTTGCTGGTGTTGCGCGCCTAAATCTCTTTATGGAATCTGGTGGTAGTGTAGCAAGTAATCTATTGCTAAGAAACTCTCTTAATGAGGATCTTATCCAAACTGGCTACGACCTCATTCTTGCCAATATGCCATTTGGTCTGAAGGGGATTAAGCATGCGGAATGCTGTGAGCGTGTAAAGGACTTGAAGATTCGTGGCACGAAGTCAGAGCCTCTCTTTCTTCAACTGATGATGGTCTCACTAAATCGTGGTGGGCGTTGTGCGGTTGTTGTGCCTGATGGTATGCTTGTAAATGGTTCAACCTGCCACGATGAGACGCGCAAGTATCTTCTTGACAACTTTGAACTCAAGCGTGTTATCAAGATGAAGGGTCAGTTCTTTATGAACACTGGTATCCAGCCTTCTATTCTCTTCTTTGAGAATACTGGTAAGTCTACTTCTGTTGTAGAATTCTGGGATGTTATCAAGGGCGTGAATGGCGATATTGAGGAGACGATGGTACTCTCTGTGCCAAGGGCGAAGTTTGATGCATCTTGCTCCTTTGATATGCGTCGCTATCAGGAGGTGAAGGCTGTGGCGAATCCTGCTGGATTTCCTATGGTGAAGTTGGGGGATTTGTATGAAGTTCCCAAAGTTATCAAGAAGTTTAACTCTGGTGATATGAATAATAGGGGAGATTCAGCGTTCTTTAATGGAAAGTGGGATTGTCCTGTTGGAAATCATTCTGAACATTCATTTACTTCAGATAAAGAATACTTTGTCCTTATCAAGGATGGTGGTGGAGACCATTCAAGTAGCACAGTTGGAATGGGCAAATTCTTTAAAGTAAAGGGGAAATGTTCTATTACATCGCATAATGTTATTCTTGTGCAAAAGAAAGATAATGATATCACTCATCACTACGTGTACTATTATATGATGCTAAACGTAAAATCACTACGCGATAAGGCACGATACTCTATTAATCTTGGTAGTATCTCTATGGGGGATATTATGGATTTCCCTATTTCCCTCCCCCCTCTTGAAACCCAGCAGGAAATCGTCGCAACTCTTGACCGCATTTATGCACCAGGTACCACTGAACTTGCTGAGACCCTCAAACTAACCGATAAGGCGATGGGTCTTGTTCTGGCGAATCCTGGTGGTGCTTCACTTGAGCCTATTGTGGAGGCACAGCGTCTTATGCGTAAGTCGGCACAGATGGTGGCGGATGTCAAGGCACAGATGGTGGCGGATGTCAAGGCACAGATGGTGGCGATTATGAGGTCTGTGGGACATCGTGGATTTCCTTCAGTTAAGTTGTCTGATGTATGCAATGATGTATCTACTAATAAGAATATCCCATCATCTGAAAGGAAGGATGGTGAATTTAGATTCTTTACTTGTTCTCGTGATTATTCAACCCATAATGAATCTCATTATAATGGGACATATTTAATTCACGGAAGTAGAGGTTCTACTATTAGTGAAAGTGTATTTGCTACAGATAATGAAAAGTTTGCCATAGGGACAAGTATGTTTCTAAGCGAAGTAAAAGATAAGATGAAAGTAGAACTACAATACCTTTACTATTACTTCAAGTGTAATAGGGAAATTGTTGATACTCGTGTAAATTCATCAGCAATACCAATGATTAGTAAAACCGTATATTATACAATTGAAGTTATTCTTCCACCTATTGAGTTTCAAAGGGAAATTCTACAACGTCTAAATGCCCTCCAGACCCAACTAACATCACTTGAGAACTTAGGCAAGCAGGCAGAGGATAACGCACGTTTCATCCTGGATTCTTACCTAAATACTGCCTGATATGACTACCTATAAAGATGGCTTCTCAGTATGATAACAACAAGACGGAAATTGTTAGAAATATTACAGCCCAAAAGGCAATTTACAAGTATCGTATTTTTATGTACTCTCTCAACAAAGATATTAGACAGCAGTGTTTTAGAATCACAAAGGAGTTTCTTGATAATGAATATCATAATAACACAACTATTACAGCCACTGAAAGAGAGCGACTTTTGAATCTTGGAAATCATTGGCAGTGGGCTATGTTTGAGAATGAATCTACCAACTGGTGGTCTGCACTATCATTCAATCATTCAAAAAGTCTATCACTTATGACAGTTATCCATATGTGGATTGATGACATAAATACTTTTGACGCAGAAGTATTTGAGACATCTACAGATGGTCTTCGTTAATCTAAGAATACAAAAGTTTCTGGCGAATGCCTATTTATGAATGATTTATAAACATCAGGATAAATTTAGGGATTATAAGTCTCTTTAATCACTATAATAAGGAGAGGTTTGCCTGGGTTCAATACCCTAAAGAGAATCTAAACTTTATATAGAATGATCTCGCAGGAAGACCCGAATATAACATATCTCGAATTACAAACACCTCATTATAAATTTCAAATGAAAATAACTAAAAAAGAAGATACACATACACGTTACTATTTTATTGTTGGAGATGATAAACGGCCATGCCTTGAAGGTATTATTACACTTGAAAATAAATCATTGAACTCACGATATAATATATATAACGATACGGCAAAATTAATAAAATTAGACGCTCTGGAAGAATGTTCAGTAGAAGATATAAATCAAGAGTATTTGAATACATATAGCTTTGGAAAAGAAATGTTAGATGCAGTTGTATTTTTCATAAATTCACAATTTCCTAGTATCAAAACAATAAGACTCAACGACACAAGTTATATGCCATGTAAAAGGGATACTGGTGATACGCTAGACTTGTTAACGTATTCTATAGCCCTTTATAAAAAAACATGGTATGAAGAACGAACCAACGCATATATTTTACCAAAAGAAAAACATGAGAATTATCGTAAGCAAGTTGAAGAGTATGCTTCTAAAGATACAAAAGACGAAACTACCTTTTATCATATTTATCACATAATAACAGATAATAATATATTTGCAGCGGACATTATAAGGACTAACATGCAAATATATGAAAAAATTTACGAAGAATCAGAGACATTTCCAGATTTTTTTCAAAGGCTTTCTAAAACTATTAAACGTGAAGAAAAATGTAGATTTTTCAAAGGGTGGTTAGAGTCATTCATACATAATAAGATAACTGTTACTCGTGAATGGAATTTTGATATTTATCCTAAAATTACAATTATCAGACATACAAATATAAAATCAAAGCATAAGACACGTAAACAGAGGAAATGACGAGACAGCCGAATTTTTTGCGGTAGTAAAACGGGGTTGTTAAAATTTATTTTTGTCAGAGCGTTTCGGAGGAGGTGGCTTTTTTTTCTGGGAATTTGCGTTGGCTATGGCGAATTCTTGCAAATTCCTTACGTATTTTCGGCGGACTTCTACGAGAGCCGGATTCGTTGGACCGTGCCATTGATATCGGGGATCTGTGATGGGTTGTCCATGCCATTGATAATGCGGCGTTTCTTCGAGGATACGCAGATCCATTGACGTTGCTGGTAGGATGTTGTATGGATTCAATTTTTAGCCACCCCAAATCAATCATCCATAATCATACACTTAATAGTTACATCAAAAAATAGTTAAAACTATAACTCATTTATTAAATTATTTGGCTCCGCATCTAAAAGAGTTCTCCATTCTAGACCTTGTTTGCTAGAATATGATGTTCCAGAAGGTACCATTTGCTCTTTTGAATAAAAATATAGTTTTATTCTTCTTACAGGATTTGTTGGTATTAAATCAGGATTTTTCAGTGTATCTTTTGATACAGTTGTCTGAATTGTTACTAGTAAAGCACAGTTAGTCTTCTGCTCTTCTGTGAATAGACTATCCCACTCATCTATCAAATGAACCAGTCTGGAATGGAGATCAAAAGCACGACGACCTTTGAATATCCATTCAGGATGTTCAGGATATCGTTCTTCAGGTCCAAAAACTATATGTGATGCTATAATTTCTCTATCTCTAGTTGTTAACATTTCTAGGATAATCTAAGAATATATTCTTTAAATTAGGTATTCTTTGGCATATTGAAGTATAATATACCCCAAATCAATCATCCATAATCATACACCTGATAGTGCTAACATTCTGCTGAACATATGCCACCTCCTTCCTCTTACACTTCTCCAAGAACTGCTCATCCGTCAGGACCACTGCCGTGCGAAAATGATTGTCCAGCACCATATCAGCAATATAATCCAAATTCTCAATGCCTTTCAGCTCTAAAACTTCACCCGTGCGAATATTATGTATGAGAAATCGCCGCCGCCCTTTCACATTGTAATGCGTGTTTTGCCATAACCACGCATACAAAGCAAGTTGCACGAAATGCTCCTCTTTCAATGCGCTCACACACTTCAGCTCCCAGATAGAAGAAGAATCCACCAAATCAGCACGACCGCACACTAGCACTTTTTTCCCGTGGAAATCGTATTCATCTTCCAAGGTATACTCAAACTCAGAATCGGAATTCTGCTCTCCAATCGTCCCCGCCAAAATATGATACAGCTCTTCCACGGTTTCATCCGAAAACCAGTTATACTGTTTAATCTGTGCTATCTTATGGATATACCCAGATATATAGGCCGAATACACATTCGCCAACTTCAGATAATCCGCTGCAGAAGAAGGAACTTTTAAGACGCTCTGGATTTTTTCTTTCATGAATTTCAATTCCAGTGAATTATCAAACATCATATTCCCAGAAAAATGCTCCTGTAAATCTTCTCGGATACTAATCCTATCGGTCAAACGATGCTCATACATCGTTGGAATTGCGATTCCATTCAATTCATACACACTCTCCACAAGTCCTTCCGCCGTGTGAATAGAATCAGGAATACTCACATTCTTATAAGAGCTACGAACAACCTCCATCTTACACAGCTCCACGATTTGCACCAGCAATTCATCTGGAATGAATCTCGTCAAATCCGTCACACGACGCATGGGAATCACTTTCTTCGCATCCTCGGTATCGTCCCCCACTTTCACCACATCCCTCGGCTTATCTAAGACAACCCTTTTTACACAAGCCCCCACTTTGTCCATATTTACAAACGCAAACGGTGTGCTCTGATTGTCTTCCGCACAGACATACAACCTTTCCATGGCCCGAGTAATCGCCACATACATCGTATTCGGGCATACTGCAGTATCCTTGTCTTTAGCATAATATGTGAAATAGGCCGCATTGAAATTATATACGAATACAACCTTTCTCTCCAGCCCCTTACTCTGATGAAAACTGGAAAACACCACTTTGTTGGCAAGGACCTCGTCCTTCAACTCAGAATCGTCGCTAATAGGAACATAACACGGTATTCCACGTTTCACCAGAATATTCTCCAGCTTTTTAATAGGATTCGATTCATTATGCGTACGAACGGAAGGTGCCAGAATAAAAATATCATCTGGTTTGTATACTTCTAATAACTCTAGCACAGTCTGATAAATATACTCAGGCATTTTACGGAAGATATCTCCTGTTATGTATTCAACTGGCGCAGCAGATTCTTTCACGCTTTTCATGCGAGGATATCCCAGAACCATCTCGTTAATGAAATATTCCATGGGCTTTGTAATTCTGTAGCTGGTACGTAGACTTAGTTTTTTCCACGCATAGGAAGAAGAGGCATACAACATATCCGCCAGCGTGAGAAATCTCAGGTCGGCACCTTTCTGGGGAAAATCGTAGATACACTGCAGATTATCCCCTAGAATGAGAAGCTGAGAAGCTAAGTTTGTCATATCAACCAAAGCCTTGCGAACAAACTGGAAATAGAGAGGAGTCATATCCTGCGTTTCGTCCATGATGACAATATGTGGTGCAGGATTATTCTTCAAGGGATAATTACCGTCTAAAACCCTTTTAAGGTCAGTGTCCGTGACACAAGAATTCACATAATGTGCTACTCCAAAGGAATGATAACTGTGAACTTCCACGTTTGTAAGTCCAAGGCGACGAACTCTTTCTCGCGTCTCGGCCTTCAGCCGTGCATTATATGTAAAAAGCACGATTTTCTTATGGGGCACCGCTGCTGCTAGAAATAGAACTGTAGTTGTCTTACCAGAGCCAGCTACAGCATCTACTAATACATTGAATCCACCTTTTACACAATCTATAATGTCTTGTTGTTCGGCTGATGGGGTTTGTCTATGCATAAGCTTAGACATTAGCAATTATACTATATATGCGTGCGGAGTTTAAACCTATTATGACTTAACGTCTCGTGGTCTTCTTCTGAGTTCTCTTTTTGTGTTTGGCGGCGTGTTTCCGTTTCGAACGACGCCCCCCTGCTTGAGAGCGACGACGACGAGGGCCGCCACCTTCTGCTGTGCTTGCACCGCCACCGCCACCTCCTGCATTTGCGTGAGGACCAGGATAAAAAGGATTACCTTCATTTTCCAGCTCTGCATATACAGGCGCACATTTCTCTGGAGTATCCCCTGAAAAATCACCTGTTGCTTTAAGCATTTTTTTCCAAGGCTCTGCCTTTTCCAAATCATTCCAATCAACACCTACTAACTTTTTAAAGGAACTTATATAACGAGGTTGTGTAGCAATCATTTTCATAACACATCTTAGAATAGAGGAACTTGTTGGGGTAATTTTAGATTCTAAAAACTCATATTCAATCTTTGCTAATGACTGTTTAACCTTATCTAATTTAGCTTGTAATGTAGTCTTCTCATTTGTATTATCCTTATTTTTATCCCAGGAAGCAAATTTGTTAAAAAGCAGTGTATTTCCATCATCTTTTAAAGAAACACTTTCAGTATTATGCTTATCCTCGTCTGTTGGTTCACGCTTTGCTATATATATTTTTTGTGTATGTTTTGAATAATCTTGTACATCAGCCCAAAAAGGCAAATCATATAAATTATCAAGACCCATTGTTAATTCAATAGTAGAACTAGGATAAAGTTCTTTTAATTTTATTAATGTATGAATTGTTGCTGTACTTTTTTTTTCTGAATAAATCTTATATTCAATATCACTAGCTTCGAATGTAATTGGTTCATCTTTAAATTCATCAAGTTTTTTTAACATTTTACAATAAACATTAAGAGATTCTATACGTTCTTTTTGTGTATGCAGTAAATGAGTCTTAGAACTACTTGCTGCAGTAGGCATAAATAGCATTAGTATCTTAGCGCCCCCATAATTTTTAAGTGTTGTCCTGGCAGCTGCTGACATAGCTTCATAATGTCCTAAAGTTGGAGGTCCAAAAGCACCCTGATATGAATTTACAACCTGATAATAACCACCACCACCACCACCACCTGCTTCCATTCTTCTAATAAAACCGGATATTAAAACTTTTACTCAAACGAAAAATCCCTCCCGTATAACAGATGCTCGGCCCGACTAAATACTATAAAGGCCTGAGTAAAACGAGAAAGATAAAAAGGTCCAAAGAAATCGCCAAATTCGGCGCCCTCGACTGGAAAAACCCCAAGGCCTACGTCGGCTTCCAAACAGATAAAGGCGTCCGCACGAAAACATCCAACTATACTCGCAAATGGAAGAAACGCTTTCCACATGCGACCTCTTTAGAAGAGAAGTCGAAAGCAACCGGTGTTCCTCTTGAATACATCAAGAAATCTTACAATCGTGGCATGGCGGCGTGGCGCACAGGCCATCGTCCAGGGGCGACAGAGCAGCAATGGGGCTATGCCCGCGTCCATTCCTTTTTACTCAAAGGTAAGACGTATCATACGACCGATTCTGATTTAGCCAGGGAAGCCAAGAAATCTTCTCCGTCTGCAGCGAAGTGGTGGTCATCCACTTAGACGGCATCTATATGTTTATAATTATATCTTATCTATTCGTAATGAATAAGATATATATATCCATTGGTGCTCATTGTACAACACCAACTTTATTTGATAGATTGCACATTAAAAAAGAATCGTTGCCGTTTGATTGGATGTTTTCAACTCCCGAATTTGTATATACTATATTAAAACTTCTTCTTGTTGATAATATGAATATAGAAGAAATCGTAGATAATCATTTTTTTATATGTGATAAAGTAGCAGATTTTCTACCAGCGAATCCATCAAACTATATTACAAATATAAATGGAAATGTTCTTATAAATTCAAAATATAATGTATGTTTTCCACATGATACATTGAGCGACAGAGATAAATATGTAAGGCGTTTAGAAAGATTAAAGAGAATTATTCTAGACAGTAATAATTTTCTTCATTTTGTATATGTCTCCGTTCCGTCAACAAACAACGGATATTTTAAAATAAATGAGATAGAGCCAATAAAAGATATATATCATTATATACATAAAATAAACCTTTTGATTAAAGATATGACAACTAAATATAAAATACTAATATTTGACACAGATATAAACCCTAGGGTATCATCTGATAAAACTCGTATATTTCATTATAGAATACGTCAAAAGAAATCTTGGCAAGAATTATTACCAGAGTTGATTCATACATTCAAGGTATGATTTAATAAAGGACCTTAAAGGCAGCCCAAATACACAAACACAGATGAAGATATGCGTTACTCTCGTCGGTGTATGTAGGCCTTCTATTACACAGGTGAAAGAAAACATAGAAAAGAATATGCTACTTTTTAAAACCACCTATCCACAGCACACGTTCACATATATAGTGCTAACATACAAGAACGATTTTTACGAAGAACTCAAAGGATTCTGCAACGGCCTTCTCATCCAGTGCCACGGAATCCCACAGATTCAAGAATCTGATTTTATTTTCCCAACACGCACATTCAAGCCGAATGTCTATAGATTATTTTACTCTATGCATCAAGTTATGAGCCTGATTCCAAACGAATACGACGCGATTCTTCGCATACGCCTAGACGCCGAAGTATGTTCTTTTCAAATACACGACGTAATTGAAGATAACACATACTATGTTCGTAAAGAATCCAATACATCCCTTGGAGATAATGTCGCATACGGCTCATACAAAGTAATGAAACATATTTGGAAACACGAGAATTGTTTGTTGAGAGGCTCAGGTGCAGAAGACACATTATATTCTGCAGTCAAAAAATACGGGTATAGAACAAAAGAGTTCCGATTTCATTACAAGCTTTATCAATCCTCTGACACATTATTTGATGGACTTCCTCAGTGGTCAAAACGTTCCCGTGAATGGATTTACGACGGAAAAGAGTATATAAGGAGAGATTTATAGACCAAGGAGAGATTTATAAAGTTGCGGCGTCGGCAATGGCAAACGCACCTGCATAAAATCCCAGTATCGCGAGTAAAATAACGGGAAGTAGTAAGAGAACCCAGGAAACGGAACGCAGGCCTGCAGAGCACAAGGCCTGTAAGACAAACGTGCTAAGTATAACAAATATAACCTCAATCATCATTGCTGTAGAATCTAATTTTAATCCAAAGTAAGCAACAGGTAAAAGTAAAAGACTCAAACCAAGATTAATGGCGGCGGGTAAGCAAAGTCCTGGCATTTCTACTAAACTTTAGAAGATAATATCGCCCCTGTAAAAAACATCAATACGGCGGCCAGGACAATAATTGGAAATAATAATATTATCCATGACACAGAAGGATATCCTGCAGAGCAGAACATTTGTAAAATAAGCGCCCATAGGCCCGATGTTAGAATAGTAACAATAATCGTCAGCAAATTTGCCCCCTTTGCTATAACACCGACTAAAGAAATCGCCGCCAAGGCGAGATAAAGAGCGGCAGGTAAGCACAGTGAAGACATTTCTATTCTAGCCAATTAAATCTTCTTCTCCACGTGGGGAACATACTTTACCTCCTCTTCAGGAATACGCGGATCCACGACAGCTAGTCCACTCGGGACACAGAATTTCTGGCTATCACGGTTCCAAATCTGTAGGATATTAAAGTCGCGACGAGGCGTAATGCGAACACAAGACACGAGGTCGCCATTGGATACGAGGCACTTGCCCAGGACAGATGCGAGCATATAACTCTGCATCATCTCACCCGCAATAGAGCGGTCTACACGAATACTATACGAGCCACCACGGATATTGCGCGCATTCTCCATCAGAGGAGGAATGCCATCAGGCGTGAAGAAGAACTTCCCTCGCACCCAGTCCGTGGGAGATACAGCAAAGAATACATGTGCCAAATCCCGAAACGTATTTACAGTGGCGACCTTCTTAAACGTGTCCATATGCCAGCGGTTTTCCTTTGCTGGATGGAAATACAATATCCATCCACCAGAGGGTAGGGGGGCGTCAAGTTGAAAGGGTTCTGCAGATGTGGCAGACATCGTGGGACCCTTATATACTAAACCTACACTTTCAACTTTTAGGCTTACGCCTACAAAGGAGGCTTTCACCCGCAGGGGCAGAAGCCTACAAAGGAGCCTACGCGCTCCATCCCTGGAAAGGCCGCGTCGCCACCAAAGAAGACATCGGAATGGAAAGGGCCGGCTCATCCACGGTCACCACATTCAGCACATACGTATCCATAACATCCTTTGACACAATCATGGAATTATTCAGCAGCATATTTACCAAGACCATTTCATATAAGCTAGGCCGCTCTTCGGTAGAAGAAGCCGACCACTTCACATTCTGTAAAAAGTCGCTCATATCACAAACTCCATGGCCTTCGGAATCTACGATCTCACCCATGACGAAATCCTCTAGTTTTTCATGCGTTTCAGGTGCATTGGGCTGAGAATAGAATAGTTTGGTCTCAGGGCAGAACTCTAGCTTGATGCCTATTGCAGTATATACCAAAGACTTTTTCACAGCCCAAGGACAGCTATTGCGTTTTCCAAACATATACAGGTCTGAAGTGTACGACGGATTTTTAAGGGATATAATCGACTTATCAAGCATCATATATACATAATTGTAAAAGGAGAGAAACTTCAGAATAAGCCAAGAATAAAAAGGAATCATCTGGATATTCTTCGCAACGAAATGTTTATGTGGGTTTCTACACCACGGGTTTCTAAGATACGGGTGTTGCAGTTAGCATATTCGGGCATTTTGTGCTGGCACCTATGTTTCCAAAGATACGTGTAAAAGGATTTGATGAAGTTGTCGTCGTGGTTGTTGTTGATCCTCCTGATGCTGCTCCTGCTGCTCCTGCTGTTCCAATATTAAATCTCGCCAACAAAGTTTCCGTCTCAGCCCCAGCAGGTGCAGTTCCCTTTTTCACAATATGTCCCTTCTTACATGTAGGACCAGAATCACCAGAGCAATTCATACAGCACCCCCTGTTCTTTATACTTTCTATGATGAACCATATGGAAAATAAGAATACAATTAAAAATACCATGGGAATCACGAGAATTCCACCGCTCACTGTATCACCTACTAAATAGCAGAGGACCCAGAATAAGAACGTAACGACGACTCCGTATAGGGCGTGTAGCGGAAGGTCCTTATAATTCTTCTGGAATATGTCAAATGCCAAAAGAGCTATGAAAAAAGAGCCAACTGTATTCGCCGGCCAACACATTCTTTTATAAGCCAATATTTTTATCAAGCCTTGGCGTATTTCAGCACCTTCTTCTTCTCCTCGTTCCATACGCCAACGGGAGTATCATCCAAATCTCCGTCGGCGTCTAGAACATAGACCTGATTCTCGGAATCCTTGTAATACGTCACCCCCTTATACTCAATTTCCTCATACTCTACTGCTTCCTCCTCTTCCTCCTCCTGGACCTCTTCCTCCTCTTCTGCCTCTTCTGCCTCTTCTGCCTCTTCTGCCTCTTCTGCCTCTTCTGCCTCTTCTGCCTCTTCCTCCTGAAGAAGCTCGTCTCCAGGGCAGATATCTGTATCTACTTCCTCTAGCTCATCCTCATGCTTATGAGAAGAAGAAGCAGGCTCTAGCACAAATGGCTTCTCAATCACCTCCTTCATGAGTGCAGCGGCATCAGGAACATCCACAACTGCACATAGATTCCCAGAGCAGTCGGCAGAGCGCTCCATACTAATGCCAGAAATGAGTGGGCTTCTCTTTACGGCCTCAGGACAAGGGACAGGATAAGCAGAAGCAGAAGCAGCAGTGCCAACACTAGTAAGCGAAGCAACTGCCTTCTCCAGAGAGGCGAGACGCTCCGTCAGATTCGCCAGCGTATCCGTAGAAGAATCCTGCCACATAACAATATGTGTCGGCTTCTGCAGCGCCGTCGCATCATTCACAGAAAGACTGACCGTATACAAGGACGACGACATTTGGTTTAGGGACTATCACTAAATCAAATGCTGAAAAATCAATTTTTGACCACCCGCGCACACCATTACTCGCCACCTCTTTTTACACTAATATGAATACACGCATCCAAAGTGCTTTCACGGTCTTTCAACGGCTTGCTTCTCTTTAGCCGCAGAGCACCACCCTGCTCGCTCCACGCCTTGAACCGGTCCATAGAAAATCCCTGTGCAAATGTATTCTGTAGAGAAGAATCATAGAAGTCAATAGGCTTCGTATCCAGAGTTCCAAGAATACTTACCATCGGAGGAACTTGAACATCTACGCGCACCTTATTTCCAGCAATAATATCACGGAATTTCTCAATGGTATATATTCCACCAAATGATATGATGCTCTCCCTAGGAGGGGCAGGATATAGGCGTCCACTGCATTTATACATGCGATGAAGCAACGCCATTCTCTCCCAGCGCACATGGGAATCCAAATGCTCATACAGCAAATATGCCAGTGCGCATTGTGGGGTACAGTAATTGCCATACACGTGATACACGGCACTCTCCTCTTTCACAGGCAAGAAACACGGCGTACCCTCAAAGGCATGCGCGCACCAGAAACAATGGACTTCGGTGGACTTGGGAGGAACAAAGGTTTCTCCTGTCTTTACGGAATAGCATTTGAGAAGTTGCGCCTTTTCTTGCTTTTCCGCCAAATAATTCGTCTGCTTAGGGTCAGTGGTTGCTGGTTTTCCTAAGGTAACTACGGTTCCTAAAGGATGCTTAGGTGAAGAAGGCTGCTCTTGCTGCTGCTGCTGTTGCTGCTGCTGCTGCTGTTGCTGCTGCTGTTGCTGTGGAAAAACCGGCTCCTGCTTTTTCATCTGGTCCTCCAGACTCATACGCCATCCCTCTAACTCCACCCCAATCTGATTCTCTGCAGAGCTTCCTTCCGTATTTACCTGGAAATAATTGGAATTTGCGTCATAGGGTTGCACTAGCGGTGGCGGACTAGGGTCATATTGTAGACCCACGTCGCTGAATTTCACCTCGGTGCTATTGAACGGAAAATGTACAATCAAAGGACGACGAGCCTCAGGAGTAAATGTTCCCTCAATTCCATCTGATGTTACTACGGCCACCACTTGAATAGGCTTCTTCTCCTTCTTGCCGCGAGGAGGCTTCGGATCTACTGCAGGAGCAGGAGCAGGCGACGCCGCAAGGCTAGAAGGAGCAGGAGCAGGCGACGCCGCAAGGCTAGAAGGAGCAGATACCGTTTGTTCTTCTAGCCTCGTTGCGTGGCTTGCAGAAGCAGAAGCAGAAGCAGAAGCAGAAGCCTTAGGCTTTCTGGGCTGGCGAGTCTTTTTAACTGTAGAAGGGGCAGCTTCAGCCATTTCTCACTTATTATTTCCAGCTTCCGTGCTTTAGCCCCCTTTAGAGCCTTTAGACCCGTGTCAAAAAAGCCCTTATCCTCATCCTTAGATGAGGCACATAAGGAAAACGGTATAGATGTCAATAGCAATGGGCTCTGTAGTTCTCTCTGAAGACAAATTGCCCCCCATATTTCAAACAATGCTACGATTTCCTGAAACAAGATCGCATATGTTATTTCTCGGCCCATCAGGCTCTGGAAAAACAACCACAGCACAGAGTTTCGCCATTCAACTTCACGGCAAAACGACGAATAAATTCGCGAGCCTCCTATTCTTGAATAGCAGCGACGAGCGAAGCCTCGAGACGATGCGCCAGAAAATCTATCCCTTCGTGGAAAGCCGCATGCAAAGCCTGTTTTTTGAACAAGGCAAGGCACCCACAAAGGTGATTATTTTCGACGAAGCCGAGACTCTCACAGACCAAGCACAATGCGCGCTCCGTCCGCTTTTACAAAGAAATCCCCAAGACGTTATTATCATTTTCATTTGTAATAGTCTTTCTCATATAAATCCACAGATTCTCAATAAATTCCTAATTGTCCCTTTTGCCCCGACGCAATCTGAATCTCTCCAGAAAATCATCAATAACAAGATTCCCAGGTTTGATAGTCTATATAGAAGAGGCGATATTCGCTTCTTTAAACAATGCCCAGGTCAAATAAGAACCATTACGAAATTCTTATTCAAACTTCTACACGCCAGGTCAAAGGAAGAAGTGCACAGCCTACTCACCGATGTGGGAACTCCATTGAGAGAAAGAGTAAGCTGGTTTCTCTTATTTCATCAGACAAGCACGGCCGAGATTTCCACATGGTCTTCGATAAGTTCTTCCGAGACACAGTCCTATTTAGATGATACCAATATGAAATCTCTCCTATATAAATTATGGGCAAACCGCATATTGAATTTGACTTCAAGCCAACCAACCTAAAATTGACTGCCGAACCCACCTAAACCAATAAGTCCTAAACCATGGAGCCAGATAGTTTAACAATAGGTCCTCTTCGTATCTCCACCATGGTCGTCACCGCCCACTTGGGCACATCTATAAATCTCCTGAAACTCCTGGAAATCTTCCACGAGAAGGCGATTCCCCTGACATGGCCCGGCGAGGGTTTTCTCAAGGTGGAATACAAGCCCATTCTTCTTCTGAAGCCGAACGCCACTCCACAGGAGGAGCAGAAGGCCAAGCAGAAGGCAAAGGCCCAGGAGAAAATCGTCATTGGCACGTGTTCCCGCGACGAGCTGACAAAACGCAAGAAGTCAAAGAACATCTTCTTCAATCAATCCACCCTTGTTGTTCGCCGCCAATATCAGACAACCTCCGCCGGCCTTCCCGTGTATAAGGAAGTGAATATCAAGCTGTTCAAGAACGGCGGTATTCAGATGACCGGCATTCCCTCTGACACATTCGCCCAGGAAACTCTGGCCTGGCTTGCAAAGGAGCTGTCCAGCTTCTCCCAGCCGGTTCTGGAGGGAGAGGCCAAGCCGCATCGCTACAGCATCCAGCTGATTAACAGCGACTATCAAATCAACGGCAATATCAATCGCGAGAAACTACATGAGATTCTCGTGAGTGAGTATAACTTGTTCAGCAGCTTTGAATCCACCATTTATCAAGGATGTGATACAAAGTATTTCTATAACGAGGCAGCGCCTCCTGATGCGGTGGAGGGCATCTGTCCTTGTGGCGACACTCTGTGTGCAGGAAACGGCGATGGAACGTCCCTTGGCCAGTGTAAAGAGATTACCATCAGCCCCTTTCACACCGGCTCTGTCATTATTACGGGCGCGAGGAAGTTCGCCCAGATTGAGAAGGCATATGTGTTTATCAACAAGATTCTGGTGAAACACTGTAAAGAACTCATCAAGCCTTTCCCGGTGAAGCCTACCATATGCCAGGCACCAGCCATTCCTGAAAAGGCAGCAAAGCCAGTAAAGGCTAAGAAGGCGGCTTCTGCCCAAAAGGTCTAAAAACTTCGACTGTCTGTCCTGTCTCTGCTGTCTGCCCCTGTGGTGGACCCCTGCGGATTTTTTTCCAGTTTGCCCTCCGAAACTCCCGACAGAATGAGCCAGCCTATGCCTCCTGCTTCTGCTTCTGCTTCTGCTTCTGCAACAGCCCAGACAGCTCCCACAGCCCAGACGCCCGAAATTTTCCCGAATCCCTCTGCACTCTTACAGGCCGCCAAGCTCGCCATGGCCCAGGACAAGCCCATACAGCTCGATTATTACGCCGAGACGGTAACCGGCAAGGCCTTCATGGGTGAGGATGCAGAGACAAAGGAGAAGATGCTCGTAAAGTCAGCGGAGGAGTTCACCAGCTTAATCCAGAAGGTGTACAAGGTTGCGGAGGATTATATCATCATGACGGAGAATTCCATTTACCTCGTCAGCGGCAAGGTTCAGAAGCGTCGCATCCAGGCGAACTCGCTGAAGAATGAGTAAAAACCAGCGGTCTAAAACATCATCCTATTACTCAAGTAATGGACTCCCAACAATCAGACGACGACATCAAGTCATACACAATCAAAGACCTAAAGCAGCTGAAAGAATTGATAACGCAATCCTACGAGCATTATGCAAAGATGATGGCAGATGAAAAGCTTACATCATCTTTGAAAGAAGGAGACCTTATGGCACTTCGCATGTGTCATGAAGAGACCAAAAAAGAGCTGGACGAAATAGAGCAAGAAATTGCTTTGCGTGGCTAACTAGGCGCTTTTATTACGGAAACCCTCATCCACCACGGACTCGCTGACCTTGGAGAGTAGGCTGCGATCGCAGATTATGTAGTAGAACATCATGAACGTCGTCGCAAGCAGCAACATGAGCACCGGCTGTAGGATGAACATAACACCGGCGAAATCCAGCTTCTTCACGCTCATGAACGTGCCTACGGCGAGGACAAGCGCAAGTAACGCAAACACGGCGTAGATCACGAACCACACGTAAAAGAAATTGCAGACCGTTGTGTTGGAAAATTTCTTCATCCAATCGGGCTCCATTTTTCTATTATACCCTAATAGTTTTTTTACGCGTATATAAATAGAAATGGCTCCTTCTCGTAAAGGCAATAAGAAGCAGAAGAAAACTCGTTCTCGCAAAACCCGTTCTCGTAGAAGCCAGTATGGCGGTGGTGCTGCCAGCCTCAGCTTACCCCAGGGCGTGGACTTTGCCTCTCGCCACGCGAATCAACACGGCGGTGCGCTTTTAACCGGCGCGCCGGTTGGCTACACTGGCATGCTACCGAATGAACTCCGGATGGTAGCGCGTGTGGGTGGTTTAGATGGTTCTATTGCCGCCGCCGCTGGCCAGCGTGACCCCGACCAGATGCCTCTTCCCGTCCCTACACAAAAGGGCGGCCGTCGCCGCAAGTCTGCAGGTCGCAAGAGTCGCAAGACTGGTCGCAAGAGCCGTAAGACTCGCAAGACTGGTCGCAAGAGCCGGAAGCAGCACGGTGGGCACCGCGTCCTGGAAGGTGCCCCTCTAAGCGCCTTCACCTCTCTTCTGCCCCCGCATCTAGCCGCCAAGGCCGGCACAGCCGACTTCAGCAACCCTCTGCTCAAGGCCTAAGACCCCCCAGTCCGCACATCTAAGAAAACATACTTTGGAGAATCACCTTATGCTTCTCCAGTGTATTCCGCTCTGCATCCGACACTCGCACCGTCACTTTCACCAGCAAGTCGCCGAAGTCACCTGCTGCTGCGCTTCCCATAGGACCCGCAAAGGGCATACCAAATCCTTTTACACAAACCACCTCGCCGCTCTGGGTCCCTGCAGGAATATCCACATTCAACCCCCCCGTATGTGCAGGATGCGACCGAACTACCCGAACACATCCTAAGAGACTCTCCGCCAATCCAATGCTACATTCGTGGCGCAAGCAATTCCCATCACGCACCAAATCCAGACTCTCGTCAGCTTTCCCAAGCCGAATAATCACATCACCAGGCTTCTCAAAATCAGGATGGTCGCTGCACATGCCCTCAAATGTAAGAATATCACCCACCGCCGCCCCCGCCTTAATCTGGGATTCCAGAACCTTGCCCTCAGTCACAATCGCCTTTCCATCGCATCCACTGCACATTGAACCCTTTGTCTTCCCTTCCCCCGAGCATGTAAAACAAGGCCCTCGATTCACCGCCATCATACCCGGTCCAATTTGCATCATGGTCTCTTTTATACCACTCCCCTTACACTCCCCACACAGCCGCCAATTCATACAACCCTGTCCAGAGCAGTCTTTACAAAACACCTTTCTGTCCAAATCAAATCGTATCTTCTTTCCGAAATAAAAGTCGTGTAGGCTGAGCGGAATCTCATGCATCTTATTCGCACCCTTTGGCCGACGCACATTCCGCTTCTGCTGTGGCATACCTCCACCAAACATTCCTCCAAACAAGTTTCCAATATCCACATTCATTCCGAAAGGCATTCCTGGCATTCCAGGCATTCCAGGCATTCCAGGCATTCCAGGCATTCCAGGCATTCCAGGCATTCCAGGCATTCCTCCGAAAGCTCCGAATGGCATTCCCCCGTGCCCTCCGGGCATCCCTCCCACATCATTCGGATTCGTATTTCCCGTGATATCATACATTCTCCGTTTATCCGAATCCCCCAAAACATCATAGGCATTCTGAATCTCCTTGAACTTCTCCGTATCTCCACCCTTGTCAGGGTGATTCGTCCTCGCCAAATCAAAATACGCCCGCTTAATCTCTTTTTGCTCAGCATCTCGCTCTACGCCGAGGATTTTATACAAGTCGCTCATAGTCTATTACAGAATATGCCCAGTGGTTTAGACCCGCCTAAGGCATAAGCGATAGCCGGTCTAAGCATGTGGAATCCAGTATATAATAATGGCGTGGAGTTCTCGGCTCTACGGACAAGATTCCGTATTCCATTCTATCCGTGAATCATTCCATGACCTTCCTCATATATTTATAACAGGCCCACCAGGCTCCGGTAAAACAACCTTCCTCGAAGATTTGATGGAACTCATGAAAAAGGAGGCCCCTTTCAAAATAGAATCTATTCTCTGGCTCACCTCTGAAAAAGACCGCGGCATACATACGATTCGCGATAAAGTAAATGATTTCTGTAAGCGCACGCATTCTGTTCCGAATATGCTGCGTTTTATCGTGATTGATGATGCAGATACTCTTCCCTTGATTAGCCAACAAGCACTACGAAGGCCAATGGAAACATATCATCATTTGACCCGATTCTTGTTTGCGAGTCGCCACCCAAGCAGTTTAATTGAGCCTCTTCGCAGTCGCTGCCTGACACTTGAATTAGAGCCGATATCACCTATTGATGCGCTTCCTTTGTATATGAGACTATATAAGATTGACCATACGAAACAGTTATTCGATTTCTGTCTGCGGAATTTCATATCGATTCATGAGCTGAAAACAGTGTTAAAGTTATACAAAGCAACACAGTCATTAGATTCTCTCAAATTACTCTTGCCCGTATCAACGGAATTTACCAATACACTTATTACTGCAATTGGCAATAAAGATGCATCCAAAATGCGTGATTCTATTACGAGCTTATATCTAAACGGCTATCTTCTAGATGATATCTTGTTGTCTGTGGAAAAGAGTATATCTTTATTTCCTAGTATAGACCCCAGTATCCGATTCCGAATTCTACAATTTACCATGCTTGGTTGGATTTCCATTCAACAAGGCAAGGAGCATTGGTTAGATACCATGGATATTGTGAATCAGGTCGTGGAGACCACTTAGAGAGCCAAAACCTAAACCCGAAAAATTGAAAACCTACGGCCCAAGTCTAAACACCATGAACAACGCAGAAATCGTAAGAATGCTGAACACCGCCATTTACCGCCGCCTGCCCACTACAAATAAGAACGTCACTTTCAAAACCCTTATCCGCAGACTGATAAATTTCATTGACGGACGCCGCATGAGGGACTATGTGATTGTTAAAATCCATGAAGCAGTTGGTTTAGACGTAAATCTGGCAGAAGAAGAAATTGATGAACTACACAAAGAATTTGGTAGGAAGGAACTAGCCTGGATTATACGTTTAAAAAGTATAGTTGAAAAAGCCAACATAGAGCAGCGCTTTATTATGTTGAATTTACTTGGCATTTTGGACCTTGGTCATGATCTGCAGGACGCCATGAACCGTAACGCGGATGCCATCAATAATATCAATAATATCAATAATATCAATAATAACAATGGTCTAAACTAATATACGCCATTAATAGTTAATTGGTATATAATGTCTATTATATTTCGCAAAGAGCCTCCGCCAGAGCTTGTCCTACGCATTCTGGCGGCGTTTGGGTTGAAGTCCCTAAGTGATGCAAGCTGGTTCTCCAAATCCCATATCCGAATGGATTTGCTAGAAGCATGCTTCATAGACCTTGAACCCTATTATATGCCGTGTAAGGCGGAAGTATATATCTATAAAGAAATGAATCCGAGCAGGGCTATTACTGTTCTCAGACACATTTTAAAGGTCAACGGCATACAATTGTCGTCGGTTGAAAAAGCAAGAGGTGGTGTGAAAACCATTTGGTATCAAATAATACCGAAACCAAATGATGATTCTGCCTCTATAGGGCTGGTGGAATTCAATTCAACTTCTTCTTAAGGTTTCTAAGAACACTACTAATGACAAGCTCCGATTCCATAATCTGCTCTTCTGAGCTTCTCAGAATCCATCCAAAGCTTGTTCTTTCCAGTAAATCCTTATACGGCACGACCATATACACGGCATCACAGGGGATTTCAAATGGTATGGCGCCATTCATCCAAGTCGCAAAAATATCTTCCAGTTGAAGTTTCTTTTGCGTCTTCTTATTACGACCCAGCTCTTCCTTTTTCGATACGACAACATCGGGCTTCCCTGAAAACATATTCATCCAATCGGATTTTGCATCTCCACGGAATTGCTGTCCTCCCAGTTGGTTTTCTAGACGGTCTTTGATAATATTCTCCCATTCCACCATCAACGGATGCGCCGGCTTGGGAACCCAGAGCGCACGGAATCCGGGACACGCCGACCCATACATCGGCACATCGTCTTCACCGAAGGCCACAATTTTGTCGGCGGGGAGCTCTCCAAATCCCTTTAACGCAACCACGGAAGGAGATAACCAGAGGCCGCCATATTTCGCCAAAACAGCTGCGCGAATCCAGTCTTCTTCTGCCACACCTATGCTTATTGCTCCTGCTGCTGCTGCTGCTGCTGCTGCGCTTGCCCGTTTCAAACTTCTCGGTAGCGCATCCTCGCCTAAGAGGGCCGCTACTCCACTTACTCCGCCAATGACTTCCACTCTGTATTTATCCCCATTCGCTTTGACAATGGTCTCGTAGAAGGTATTTAGAATAGGAATATTGATGACACGGCTGCTGCGTGCACCGAAATCCGCCCATTCGCGCGCATTCACCTCGGAATCATTATAGAACAGCCATATGACTGGATAATTCATTCCAATTTTCAAAGTCTCGGGCGTGATTTCACACCCCTGCTTCTTATATGCGCCTGCACGTGCCTCCATGAAGGCCGCCACGGCAACAACGGTTACACCGAATGCGAGGACTATCCAATGCTCGGTTTTCATTCGGCCTATCTATCATATCTAGCCATTTCTTATCACCAGCCTTTTCATGCGTTCAAAATAACTGTTCTCGGCAATGGCCTCCTGGGCCATCGTCATCCGCCGCTGCTCTTCCCTCCTAACAAGCGCCGCCTCCGCTCTCTGTAATTCCTCCATCTCGGCATTCGCCAAAGGAGCCGGTGCTTTCTCACGCTCCTTGGAAAGCTGGGCGATGCTGCGATTATCCACTTTGACACCTGCCGTCTGATGACTAAATGTATTGTATTCCGTATACGCCTTCTTCAAATCGGTATAGGCAACTCCGCGCTCATTTGCCGCCACCGTATAATCATCTCGCCCTGACCTACCCAGCTCGGTGGCAAATCCCATGCGAGAAGCCAACGACAGCTCTTGCGCCACTATAGCGTTACTTTTCCCTCCTGCCGCCGCGCCATTCTTGGACCGCTGCTCTTCTGCAAATGCCTGGTTGAATACGTCGCGATTGAATTTCCCGCCGAATTTCGGCGCAGAGCTACCACCAGCATCATCACCTCCTTTTAACCAATCTCCATAACCCGACTCCTCCGGGTCAGGGATACGTGTCTTTTCAAACATGGAATTGAATGCGTCTAGATTCAACTTGCTCGGATTTAGCTGAACTGGCTCTACCATTTTCCAGGCATCCGCCTCCATGCCACGGCCCGCCGATAACGTCGTGGGCGCCTCCACCTTCCCTTCCTTCTTTCTGCCGCCGTGTATTCTAGAAAGAATCTCGCCGAGATATGCATATGCTCGTGTGACTGCCTCAAATTCCTTCTCGCTACCTCCCTTATCTGGATGAGCACGCACTACAGCTTTCTTGTATGCGCTTTTCAGACCTTCGGGTGTAAGTGCAACTTCCTCCTCTAACCCAAGAATTCGTAGACAGGCAGAGAAATAGTTCATCGCCTTCTCATTTCCGGCTTGCGATGCCTGCCTAGCTGTAACTTGATTGGCGGGCCTAGAGGAGGATACTATTTGCTGCTGCAGCAAAGGCTTCTGCAGCAAAGGCTGCTGCGCTTTCACTTCCCCCCCTTTCTCCCCAGGTAAAGGCGGCGCCTTCATTCCTGTCTTGACTTGCTGCACATAGTGTAATAAATGCCCATATATCCCAGCATTCCGAGCGACATTCATATGCTCGGGAGAACTGAGAAGTGTCTGTATCATTTGCATTCGTGTATCAGGCGACTGAATCGCCAATAAATTCTGATACATCCGTAAATGTGTTTGTGAAACCATGGATGCACTCTGCCCCATATCTATTTTGCGTCCCCGATTTCCTCCCGAACTCTTCCCGCAGTAATGACAGGAATTCTGGCCTCACACTCCCACAGCCACTTACGACCCAGAGAAAAAAAGCCGAATTTCCTCGGCCACATCTGCGGCATTTGCACAGGAAGACGACGCAACTTCGCATCTCGTACAAGCCCCCAGCTTTCCAAAGGAAGAACCATTGCCAATTGCTCCTGAGGCAAAGGCCGAGTCTCGGCAATTTCTATCACTGGTAAGAAATCGCCCTGCCGCTGACAAAACCCCGCCAAATCAGACCAAAGGGGCGGAATCCATGCTGGAAACATCCAGCTCATATTCACGCGCCGCCCCTGATAATAATCCAAAATCCACTGGAATCCTCGCAAGTATTCTGCGCACAGGTTATCCTTTGACTCGGCATTAGAATACGGATGAATGTTTTCCCAATAGACCTCGCGCCACGACTCGTCTAAGGCGTTATGTCCTTCTGGACTTTGTCCTGAAGACAAGAAAGCTTTCTCCACCGCCCACTCCAAAGGAAGTCCTTCAGACGCGTCCATTCCTTTCCCAACTCCTCGCCGTGCCTGCTCCTCCTTTTTCATAATCATATGCAACATTCTGGCATCCTCATCGGATGCCCAGCGCTTGAATATCCCCCCAAGCACAGAAATCTTATAATTCCCTGATGCATCTACAAGCCATCCGTTCTTCCGCAAGAAAGAAAACTCGCTAATAACACAATCATGACCCCCATCTCCCAATTTATGTGTCAAGCTATGGGGAAGAAAATCATTTCCCATCAATGACATCAGGGCAATATAATTCAGAACTTCCTCGCGACCCTGAGGCCCGACCCTCCGCTGAAATTCCCGAATATCCAGGAACTGGTACTCCTGAGCGGAAGCAGCCACAGCCGCAACACCACCTGCTGCTGCTCCACTTGCACTTCGTGGCCCCCCTCCGAATTCCTGCTTCTCGCGCATCAAGTGCATATTGAGTCCGCATTCTTCGCCGACCAACATCGTCAGCAAAATCAAATCAGCATCTAGACCATAGACAACCACGTTTTTTCCTTTGGCTGCTGCTGCGCTTAAAACTCTGTCGCACTTGGCTTCGCCTAGACGAATCCAGCTCATAATCTTATGCTCCCCCTCGCCTTCTTCGTCCACGCCACTCACAATACACTCCGCCCCCAACACAACACCCTTTAACACAGCCCCCAACTTCTCCATAAACTTTGTTCCTGGTGTAATGGCATTTGTATCCCAACCTGCAGAGCTTGCATCTGCCTTTCTTAACCACGCCGATTTGAAACGACGCACGCGTTGCTGACGAATCTTCGCCATCGGCACAACACCATCCACGGCCAATAATACAGATTTGGGCTTCCCTGCCGTAATCCACACCTCTCGCACAACACGAACAACCTCCTTCAAAAGCTCGCCCTCCCACATATCATGCTCATAAGGATCTGATACGGCCGATGCAGGATAAGGCGGCATATTAGGCCCACGAATACATCTATAAATCAAACAATTGAAATCAAAGCATAGGATATCTGTCGACACAACCTCTTTTCGCAAACATCCAGGATATTTCTGTAGGATACTTCTGAAATACGAAGGAATGCCCATCTTAATAAGTCTTCTGTGAAGTTTCTTTAGGAGTCCCGATATATAGAAAGAAGGATGGCGACTTCTGCTCCTGCCTCTGGAGCTGCGGCCCCTATAGTTGCGGCCCCTGTAGTTTCCGCCTCTGCTTCCTCAGCACCTCTAGCACCATCCGCTTGGGATAAGTTCAAGGAATATTTGCTTGTCCCATTTGACAAAGCTATCATTAAGACAGCTCCAGAGATTGGACATTTAGCTCCTGTTATATTCACTATGGGCGCCTTATTTGTTTCATTTATATCATTGAATTATCCCTTGTTCGTATTCAGTCTTTCTTCTGCAGAAGCATTCTTTGTCTATAATGCGATTAGCACAGCTGCCACATATACAGCCACTCCTTTCACAGCGATGAAAGAAACACCCGGCGAACAAGGTAAGTGTAGCAGTGTTTTCCAAAGCATGAATCCGTCCCGATTTAAGTATTTCATGAGCCACGGCATTGTAAAAGAATTCCCTAATTCCCCCCTCTACTTCATATCATTTGCGGCAGCATATTGCTTACAAAGCATGTCATTCTTCAGTGAAGAAGCTTCCGAGCTAGGACCTCAATATTCTAACCGGCAATATATTGGCATTCTTGCAACTGCCCTTTTCATAACCCTATATTCCATATATCTGATGGCATACGGATGTGATGGCCTTTTCAATTTACTCATAACAATCATATTAGGACTTGTTGTTGGATATTTGATTTGCTATCAGAATTATTTTCTCCTGGGGAAGACTGGTGTAGATTTACTATTCATTCCGCCGATTGCCAAGCGCTCTGGCATGGATTATATATGTGTCACGACAAATACTCCAAAACAGTAATAGAGGGATACTTCCGATATGGAATCCATTCAATCACTAAAACAATCCTTTTCAGATGCTTTTATTACTCTGCCTCTGATAACGATTGGCCTGGTCTTTTTCCTAGGCATGCTCACATCCAATATAGGACTTATATATCTATTTTTCGGACATTTACTTGTAGTCCCTTCTCTTGCATTTTTCGGAAACGAGAAAGGACTCAAGGAAAATGGAGAATGGAGCCTTGCAAAGGGAATTAAATATATTATATCACTTATCATATTATTTACAGTGTATGGTGTTTCTTTACAAGGAGAAACAGAAAGCTCCTTATCATTTTTGATATATTTGGCGGTCCTGATTCCTTTAATTGGCCAGGCCATACAGCTAAATTTGCCTCAAGACCAACAGAAATCCTTCTTCTTCTTTTATAATCCTTTCGAATGGTTTATGCAAAAAAGCGAGTCCTCCCCTACAGCAACATGTGAAATGTTTCCTACCGACTCCGAAGACAAAATATACAATACGCCGAGCAATTGGGTAAATCATCTATCCTTCTTTTTCGGGTTTATTATTGCCAATGCCGTCGCTATTTATAATGAGCCGACACCCAAGCCCAGTGGTGCCACCGAGGCAGCTGTCAAAACAAGTAAGGCAAATATAGAGCGTCGTGTCACAAACAGAAAGTGGCTGGCTGGAACAATTACAGCTCTTTCTATCGCCGTTTTCTTAATCATACTCGCGTTCCGTTATAACAAGACGGAATGTGAGCAAAGTTTCTGGATTTCTTTCATCCCTCTTCTCATTACGACAGTCACGGGAGTTTCTTGGTTCAAACTCGTGCAAACAAAATGCGGCGTCAGGCCTGCCGATGTTCTTGGCATCGTCCAAGGAATGATTCCCTCTCAGCTCATAGATAATCCTATTGTGTGCGTGGGGTCTTAGAACCCCGCAAATCCCTGCCACAGAAACAAGTGCCGTCCAAATTCCGTAAGATTCTTTCCAGGTAGGTTTCCCATCTGCACAGATTCAAATATACTCTCGCAATATTCTCGCCACAGGCGCCGAAGACTTTTATTCGTCGGCCAGGAACCCAAGTCGCTAGAATAAGGAACACCCGTCTTTCCCAGCCGCCTATTGACATCCTCATGGAATTCCCATATCCATCGCCCACATTCGGCTGAGACTGGTATCCCATGCACTTTCCGATATTCTTCAATATGCTGCCGACATTCTACGCACGGCACAATGGTTTCCAAATGCGCAAAAAGCCAATCCAGCTCCCTCTTTTCATCCGTCGCCATTATATCGGGGGCCTTTCCAGCACGATATCCTATTCGGTGTAAAACCACCCATAAATACGGTCCCCACACAGAAGGAAGAGGCATTCCACCCCTACTAAAATTGAATTCGTCAAGCTTTCTCGTAAATTGTCCGCACCCCACGAGCCACAATGTCAAACCATGTGGTCGCACCGACATACCCCGTGGTCGCACCGACATACCCCGTGGTCGCAGAAATCTGGACCTTATTTGAATCATCCCTTTTGACACAAGCCAAACGTCTAACTGAAGACATCGCCAAACGCCAAGGAAAGGACCCCAAAGAGTTGTGGGCTCTTATCAAACCCCAGGTGAAGATAAATCTCTTGGACGCCGAAATTCCAGAGCCGCAGCTGTGCAAACACTTCCTAGGAAACAGAGATGGTGCCATTGAACTTCGCTGTAGGGCTCCCTGCACTCTAGGGTTTGATGCGTGCCCCACGCACATTCACACCCCTCTTATAACCGAGTCCAAACATCCTCTCGTCACATCCGTAAAATCTGCCACTGGTCAAACATATTACAAGGATGATAAAGGCCTTGTGCGCGACAAGAATGGCAAAATACACGGTATCGTTGAGAACGACGTTTTGTATTTGTTTGAAGAGGCCTAGGGCCCTATGGATCCTATGGCCCGAAGAGGACATAAAATCCTCCCACTATACAATACTAAATGGAGGGCAACCAAGGCAACAAACCCGCCAAAAAAGCCGTCAAAAAACCCTCCTCAAAAAAACCCTCACCCAAGCCCACCACAAGCACCATCGTATTCATACGAACCCCTTCTCCTTTCAATATCTTGCCAGACAAATACTTCAACCCATTGCTACAAAACACCCTAGATTTTTTACCCATCGGCCTCAAAGAACGCAATCAATACATAGAAAAACACTTCCCCTTTTATTCACCCTTTGCAGGAATTCCTCAGTTCATTATTCCAAAACAACTGTATTCAGAAATCTGGTCAAAAGAAAAATCGGCAGCCATTCGAAGGGCAGTGGCGAAAATCATGCGATTCCGTTTTCTATTCCGCAGATTTCTCCATAAATGGCGCTTCTCCAGAATAAAACTCGCAAACACCGATGATATTCTAACAGGAGAGCCTCCCAAAAAGCCCGTGTATATCGTGGACTGGTCCAGAAGACAAGCCCACGTATTTGAAGCACAAACGCTGATGAAAGATATAACATCGCGTCTTCAACATCACGATGGCCTATTTGAGTACCCACAGCCACCGCGCAATCCATTCACAAATTCTCCTTTTACACTGTCGCAAACAATTTCCGTATGGAATTCCATCAGTGAAGCAGGAATCGCCGTATCTTCTCTTTTTACACTGTATCGCACAGCTCGCTATTCTTATCTAACATTTATGCAAGAGAATCTCTCGTATCTAAGGCTAAGCGCACACCGCAAAACATTCCAAGAAGAAACTTCCTATGATTATAAAGAACAAATGTTGGATTTCATACATTTATGCTATACTGCTGAAACGCTTGAGTATAATGCAGCGGCATTTTCGTATATATTATACAATGAGCCAAAAAACCATGTTATACAAAAATGGAAACGCCTATGCGAGAAATACTATGAGGCAGATATTATATTCTGGAATAATCCAAAAAAGGCCAACGATATAAAAGAAAACGTCCTTGATGATACATATGATATATTGAGCACTCAGAACTATATTGTATCACTATATAATCGTATAATAGAATAGATGGCGGCTGCTATGACCCCTAGCCAACTTTTGGAAATCCGGCGCGTAAGGGCAATGGCTTCTTCTGCGGCAGATACTCCACAAAACCAATGTTTCAAAGGCGAAAAAGGCGATACGGGCCTACAAGGTCCTCCTGGAGAAAGAGGCAATTTTGGAGTTCCTGCATCTCTAGGATATTTCAATGATACCGTATTCCCACAGCTTATTCCCAATAATAGTCCCACAATAGTTACATGGGCAAACGTTGATACAAATTTCAGTCAAGGAACAACTGGTATAGGATATTCACAGGGAAGATTTTTTAATTCCAGCACGACAGATGATATATTATTAAATGTATCGGGTTTTATTTCTTTTTTCCCAAATACCAGCGGAAATCGTTCGGTATATGCAAGGTTAACTGGTATAAATGCAAATATATATGGATATACTCAGGTTCCAGCAGTTAGTAATCCTGACACACCAACAATCGTTCCGTTTTCATTTAATATTTTTTTAAAAGCAACGACAGGCGCATTTAATTATTTTGAAATACTTGCAGCGCACACAGCTACTAATACAGGAACCTCTTTATCTATCAATAGCTCTACATCACGTATATGTATGACACGCATAAATACGTCTATAAAAGGAGATACAGGTCCTGCAGGTTTAACAACAGCTCAAATAAACACACTGATAACAAATGGACTCGCTACTGCAAGTATTACCACTACACTAAACAGTTTATTAACTCCATACTCCCCAAAATCATTTGGAAACGTTTTAATAGTTGATAAATTATCTGGAACTACAGGAAATGTAAACTCATTATATCAGACGTTTCTCACAATAGAATCTGCAATAGCTAGTATAACTCTTCCCTCGACTGTAAATAAAACAATTTGGCTCCTTCCTGGAACATATCTCCTAGCAGGAAATAATATAGTAAATCCTGCAGTAACAGGTAATGTGGGAATAACTATACCTGACGGCTGCTCTATACGGGGTATTTCTGCACAAACAGTCATAATACGAATGCAAAACGTAACCACGAATACAACAATGATTCTAATGGGAGAAAATACGAGGATAGAAGACTGCACGATTGAACTTGCAGCAAGCGCAACATGCGATTTAACAGGAATTCTCTTTTATGGGACTTCCACATTCACATCAAAAATAAAGGGGTGTATAATAACAATAAATAATTCTACTGTTACACTTTCTACAAATGTGACAGGTGTCCTCGCAAACGGCGCTGGTGCCCCAAATACATCTACCACATCTTTTGCACTGGACCAAGCGAAATCAGGTTCTTTAACCTGTATTGAAGATTCAACCATAGATATTATTTCTAACTATAATGGAACAAAGAGGGGTATTGTTGTTGGAGGAGGCTCAGGCAGTAACACAAACATAGTTAATATAAGAAATACAAATATATTCGTTAAAAATCCATTAACAAGTTCTGGCACTGGATATTCCTATTGTGCAATGGAGAATAATTCGTCCACAAGTAAAATACAATGTTTCAACTGTATTATAGCTGGTCCAACTATAGGAGCTACCGACGATTTTTCCGATATTTCACAAACAACTGGTGAAATCGTTATTGCAGAAGGAACTACTCTCTTCAATAAAAAACCAAGGCTAAGAACACCTGGAACTCTTTCTGTATCATATCCCTTCAAAATACTGACAAATACAACATCCTTTTTTTATGCTGCATTAGGGAAAATAAATAATTCTATAGCAAATGTAAATGGATATTTAGTTCCTGGTTCAATGATGATACAGAATTATGCATACCCGCCAGGAACTACCTTATACAATTTCCAATATCCGTCCACAAATGTTCTCAGCACCTATTACACTATTTCTAAAAAAACTATCTTAATGTCTACACGTGTAAGGCTAGGAAAACAACAATCCACTTCACCCTCTGTAGCAACACCCCCCACATTTCAGTTATTTGTTTCAGTATATAACGACACGACACCTTTAGCTTCATCAACCTCTACCCCAACACTACTATTCACATTATCACTTACTGACACAGAGACAGAACAAGTATATCCGAATTCTTCAAATACAGATGTATTCACATTAGAAGAAGGAAGTCAATTGCGTGTAAGTGTAAGATATACGACAAGCATTGGAAATCTTGGGGAGGATTTATACGTTCAACTAGAGTTATACTAGAAAGCAATAGTGGGTCTAAACTTACTTCTATACCATATATAAGTATGGACAATAATCCCTTTACTGTCCATGGAATAACGGGCAGAAATGCAGATGAAGTTATTCCAGGGATGTGGCTAGGAAATTATAAGGTGGCTGTGGATTCTCAATGGCTCGGTGAAAAAGGGATTAAATGTGTATTCAATTGCACGAAGGATATTCCCTTTGTGGAGGCCATTCCGAGGAAATACCGAGTCCCCGTAGACGATAATTTAGAGCCCGAGGAAATCCGAAATCTTGAACTGTGGTCCTATGAAATCGTGTTTAAAATGACGAATGAGTATAAAACTGGCCAGCCGATGCTGGTTCATTGTGCCGCTGGCATGCAGCGGTCTGCAGCCTGTGTTGCGATGTTTTTAATCGCGAATAAAAACATGACCCCAGACCAGGCGATTTCTTATATTCGCCGGCAGCGCGCTATTGCCTTCCATCCGAATGCCAATTTCCGTGAATCGATTGAAGGATTCTACAAGTCATATCAGCGAGAGATTGTCCCGACCATGTCTATGGCATCCACATTTTCTTAACCAAATCTAGATGGCTGCTTTTAAAAAAAGAGAGCCACCTTTCTATGAGAAGGTAACCCTGCTCACAGAAAGATTTATGCGGGACGGAATCCCAGACAACGAGGACCTTGCTCTCGTTACTCTCCCCCCTGGAACAGTGCTGTTCCGTGGGCTGAAAATCCCTAACCAGGCGGCTGGTGTAGACCCTCGCCTCTTCTACAGGGATTTTCTGGGAGACCCCGAGGGGCGAGACAATGTCTGTATGAATTCCACACACAATACCTTCTTTTACCCCTTCCCCTATGTGGCGTTTGGAGCGGACCAAGTTGGCCAGGACTTTGATATGATGATTATGGTGGTTCTCGTTCATCCTGTCAATCTGGTTTGCTCGATAAGCCCGTCGCGTTCTGTTCGTGGAACTGCAAAAGGGTTTTCAGGAGATGCTCCTTTCCAGCGCTGCGATGGCCTCGTGGGCAAGATTCCTAGATGCCATCCTCTGACGGAAAAAGAAAAGGAAGATGCGCAATGGGACAATTGCTTGAATCCGAAATACCAAGTCGCGTCTGGAACACGTGGCTGGATGGCGATTGCACAGAGAGATGCGCTGAATACGAAAGTTGTGCGTGAATGGGGCAAGGCGGGGGCACCGAAAACCGAGACATATATGTGGGAGTATATGAATGGGCTGAAGACGCGGCACCCAGATGTCTGTACCGACTTACTAGCATCCTCTTACACAGACAGTAATAAAAACAACGGATTCCCGGAAATTGCCTTATATCCTTTCAAGAATCATCTGGGAGAAAAACCTTATAAACAGAAATGCTCTAGTGTGGCGACGGCAATACGTCTTATGCAGAAGGAGGCGGAAAAGGACAATTTTAATTATCTTCCCGTTGCTGCATTCACAAAAGATGGGGTAATTGATATGGTAAACGGTTTCTTTACACAAGAAACTCTAGGCGTTTCGGCAAATGCGTTTTCTACGTCGGCGGCGAGCAAGCAGCCGGCGATAGAAAGCATTATAAAAGCGCACATGGATAAGTTACAAACACAAGGAATTGTCTTGCCTTTATATGGACCTGGTGCTTTATCGTTTGATACGCGCACGGGATTCTACATTCTTCCGCAAGTCGTTCCGCGTAGTTTAGTAGTTGTAAACAAAGACCAGGAGGAATCGGCAAAAAAACAAGCTCCAGTCCCTTATTCAAGGCTGTGTATTCCTTTAGCAAACGAAACAGATAAGAGACGTGCGACAAATTATAAGATGATGTTCCGTAATTTTTCCCTCTTGAATTTCATGAAGATTTATGGTATAGAAACAAAGTTTGGTCTGAATCGTGCGATGATATTTGAGAGGCCTCCTGTTCTATCGGCGCTGTTTAAACTATTTGGACTGGGAATGCCGAAAGAATTTATATATGGGTTGAAACGTGCCACCACCACAAAAACGGAAGATGAGGAGGCGTTGAAGAAACTTGGTCAAGCACCTGCACCTAAGGCTGCTCCTCGTGGCACTCCTCCTGGGAGCCCTAGCTACGCCGCCATGACTCCTCCTGGGAGCCCTGGCTCACCTGCATACGCCAACACCACTCCTCCTGGAGTTTCTGCAAATGCAGAACACAGCGCGAGGTTCGAAGAGGCCAGACAGAAGTTGCTGGGCAATGAAATCACAAAACAAAATATAATAGGTGGCTATGGAAAACCCGCCAATCCGTTTGGATTAAAAGAAAATGAGATACAAGAGCTACAGACTACGAAAACACCTGAATCTCCTAAGTATGTCCCTTTAACACCTAGAAAGCAAGAAGGAGGGACACGCAAGGCAAAAAAAGAAAAGGCTCGCAAGACAGCAAAGTCCAAGGCGGACAAAGGAAAAACGCTATACGATGTTGCGGCAAGTTTCCATAAAGTGTGGGCATCACACGGCAAAAATTGAACGCCCCTCCCCCACATAACCTTAGGTCCAAACCTCCTTTCGTATAACTATGCTGAGAACTATTCTATTCTTAGCATACTTATCATTTAGCATGCAGCTGCAGCAGCAGCAGACTGCTTCTTCTACGCCTAATCCTAAGATGCCTTTGGCCCCTTTGGTCCCTTTGGTCCCAAAGCCAAAGTCTTACATTATGATTACATCGCCCATCCCCCGTGAGAAACAACTTGTCATTGTTCCCAAGGAAGATGATATCCGTCGTAAAATGTGGGATACAGCAAATTCTGCAGCAGCCACCACTGCCGCCTCCGCCGCCGCCAGAGGGCGCCTCGCCGAGTTGGCGAAGTTAGCATCTCCTACTCCTCGCCCCTCTCTCAATGATGACCAAAGTGAAACAGATATGCGAATTCCTATGTTCCTTACATTGTTTATATTCGCCTTCTGTTTCCGAAACTCCTTATATAAGTCCATCCGCACCCTTTTACTCAAATACAATAAGGACATGGAGATTCGGCGTAATATAAGCCACGAGATATATACCATAGGTGTCAAAGAAGAGGTCAGGCATAATCTTCAACTACAGCATCATCCCCTCATACGCTCTCGCACGAATCTTTCGAAAGGTGAGTTAGCGGTCTAAAAAAATCTGGTATATTACATCCAGTCAAATGTCATCAAGTCCCCGTCGCTCTCTCCGCCTCGCTGGAAAGGAGCCCGAGGTTAGGCCAGAGATGCCTCCTCCTGTCAAGAGGAGCAAACACGAAATTTCCACCGAATGGAAGCGTCTCTCCCTTACAGTGCCTCGCGCGGATAACTGCCTTCTTTTTGGTAAGTTTCTTGCAGCAGCCCTTTCTACCGCCGCCACGGTGGCGGCGACTTATACTTGGAAGCAGAGCTAAGAGCCAAGGTCTAGGCCTAAAAATTGAACCACCGCGCCGCCGCCTGAAAACAGTCAGCTTAACAGAAAAAAATGGCTCTACAACCAAGATTTCAAGACATTCTTCACCTTGTTATGTGGAATGGCTATGCCGCCGACTGCGCAACGGCACTCGCCACATGTAAAGAGACATGGACCGATGATAGGGTCTGGTATCCGTTCGGCATCGATGTGCGTTACGGCCCCCAACAAAAGACCCGCCTACAGATAATTTCTGACCATTGTATTCCTTTAGACAATGGTAAGAAAACGATAATTCGCGATGAGCGTAAAAAGGGAGCTCAGAAACCCAAGCTCGTCATGTATAAGACGCACGAATACTTCCTCAAACGGGTGGAAGAGTTGAGGGCGCATGCGGAAGCCACCCACCATCAAAAGGCTTTTCAAAAGGCTCTAGATACACGGGATGCAGAAGGAAAGACTCTGCTTATTCACGCAGCCATAAAGAACAATATTCCACTCACCGACTTTCTCATTGAAAACGGTGTAGATGTGAATCTCCTGACGAATCGTGGAGGGAGCGCACATCACTTTGCCTCTGAACATTCCGATAAGACACTATCGGGTAAGCTGGTTGATGCCGGCGCAAAATACGAAGATGGCTACGGGGTTGAGGAGCCATTGCGTGTGATACATCGTGTGGAACGTAATGACGTTTGGAATTTCTCTGTTCTTGACTATATAAACGACTTCTATCGTATTGGCGAGACGAATACCAAGAAAAAGAAGCGTACGCACGACGAGAAGCTCGCAAACCCCCCTCCTCACATGAAGGCCTCTCTCTTTAAGAAGCAGTTTGCTCGCAAGTAATAGCGAAGCATAAGGATAAGCAAAGCAAACCTTACATAGGGCGAGTCACGCTTAACCGAAGGAAGTTGTTCGGCTGCATAACAACGGTCATCGTATATCCAACGCCAGCATCAGGGTCAGCATCATTGCGTGAAACCGTGTCGGTGCGATTCGGAATTAGGGCATTCGTAATCTCAACGGAAATGTGGAAGCACTTATCCGTCTTGGCAACAGAAGGAAAATACGCCCAATTCACATCATTGCTGAACGGGTAATATTGCACACAGCCATTATTCAGATTGCTAACCCACCAGCTCATAGGCAGCGACTTGAAGACGTTTTGATTTGCCTCAAAATCATCGCCCAGAGCGGCAACATCCACACAAGGGACTACACCTTCCGCTGCAGGAGAAACTGCACTGTAAAAAGTATCATTTGCACAAGCATCTTCTACCAGAGTGGCTACATGAACAGGGGAAGTTACTTCCATTATAGTATAGAGTTATGCTTTTTATTTAGACCAACGGATCCTAGGCCCTTAAAAATTTTAAAGGTATTCTAGATAATGCCTGATGTATATATTATAAATCCACTTGGGAAGGAACCCGAGGCAAGGAAAGAAGAGACTCCCGAAGGTAGGGATATATCTATGTGCTGTCTTATTTATTTGTTCTGTTGCCTACCAATCATTGCGAGTTCTGCAGGATAAGATCAATCAAAGGGCCCACAAGAGGCGATCGTGTCGAAGGCACTAGCCCCAATAACACCCCCTCTCCACATGAAGCGCACCACCAGGAGTTTCTCCCGCCGAAGGATACACCCAATTCTCATTCCACAGCCGCGATATGAATTCATGCGTCTCCCAACGCCGCCCCTTGATTCCCATAAATACCTGCACCGCCCCACCCATGACAATACAAATCTTCCCACGCCCCTTTAACGCATCAGCAATCACCATACCCAGTCCTCCACATCCTATCAAAACAATTCGAGCATCCCTTTTACACACCTCCTCCACCACATACGCCACTGCATCCTCCCATTTCTCTGCATCACATTCCCAGGCACCACGACCCAGCGACATACACGGAGCATATCCCGTTTTGACCCAAGACCATTCTATTCCTGCCGGCCAGATGCTGTTATCAGACCAAATCGCCTCCCCTCCCTTTGCCACTTGTGCTGCAGCCGTCTCCGTGAAAGAACTCACCACACACACTTTCTGCCCGGCCAGAAGTCTAGACCAACGTTTATCAACATCCCAATAATACGGCTCCAATGCTCGCAGTGGTATCTGCAATGCAGTGGCGTCCCAAGAGCAAAGCAACGCATGCTCTTTTTTCAATATAGGTGCATACCATCCCGTCGCCAATACATCCGAATTCTGAATCGCCGATTTTGTCGCATCTACCCAACGGATAAGAGAGGCCGAATCCTTCGGAAACACTCCCGCATTCCTCTCTAACACAGTCGCTGCATCAGGATTGATTCTACCCATCTTCTCATGTTCCCAGCAAACATCAAATTCAATTGTCCCGAATCTTCCCGCCAAAAAACCCCCACCTTTGGAAAGCGCATTTCTTATTCCATCAGATAAAGCCATTCTCTACTCTATTATATAATTAGGTCTTTAGAGATACAATGGCGTGTTGTATTTGTTTGGAGCCGCCATTGAAAAAAAATCCATTATATCTGATTGGATGCGGATGTAAACTCGCGTGGTTTCATAAAGAATGTCAAGATAAATGGATAACCCATAGTCAGGCCGATAATCCCCTAAGCTGCCCAACATGTAGGCAACTTGTTCCGTTAACATACAATTATAGTTTTTCTTATGATACAGGCATACCACAAAAAGCTCTATGGTTAACATCCCTTGTTTTTTTCATAGAATCCATGATGAATCTATACTATACACGATACACAATGATTACACAATCTTCTATAATACTTTTCTTTCCTTTTATCCTGAGCTCTAGCTATAATTGGGAGTATTTTTTATTGTGTTACAGAATAAAATTATTAAGTGAATATATGTATTTCATTATAACACCCATAACATTATATAATATCAATCATATAATATATTATAGAAATTTATTTATATTATATTTACTCTTTAAGTATTTTGCCGATATACGAAAAAAGAGGGCTCATATATTGGAGCCTTACGTAATAAGCGCAGATATTTATAACAAAGAAATCATGTTAGCCAAGCCTGTTCCCAGTACCTTGAAACCGACTAGGCGTAGATTCCGTTAGGAATGTGTAATAGGAAGGAGGTAATACATAACGATAGTCGATGGGTTCTTGTTCCTTTGGAGGAGGTCTTTCCTCTGGCACCACCTCATTTGCAGCTCTTGTATCTCCTGCAGCTCCTGCAGGCTCGTCCATCTCCAAATCCATGACAATATCTGACCCATCCAAGAAGACAACTCCCTCAGGCTCGCAACTTTCCAAAAGTATCATTGCACCTTCCACCACTGGAACGGGGACAATCTGGCCTTCTTCTAGAACGCCCAATTGCGACAACGGCTCTTCAATCAAATCACGAATATCCATATCGGCAGGAATGTGCCCAATCACTTTGAAAGACAGCCGTGTCGCCTTCTGCAAATTTTCCGAGCGTTCAAATTCTATCTCCAACTCCTCGCCGCCATCAACACCGATGGTCTCACAGAGCCACGAAGGCAAATATAGAATTTCTGCCCCCCTCCCCATGTAATCTGTAGAAACAGGATCTCCTATCGAAATATGAGACCCTTTTACACAGGCCACCCAGCGTGCAGATCCTTCTCCACTATGAAGTCGTCTAGCCAACATCACGCTAGGACGAGCACTCCACGAGCTATCCTCCACATTCATATAAATCTTCGGATATACAGTCACACGTGCTTCCATCGCCTAAGTAGTTTTTATACCGCCACACCCCCAACGCCAATTTTTTTACACAGCACCATAACAGAAGGCGGTAAATGTCGACCAGTGCAAAAGTCCATCCTTATCGTAATAACATACATATAGAAACAATAAAAGAGGCGTTTGATATGATTGACCTAACACCAGCGCAAAAACTCATTCTCAAAAACCGCTTTACTTCTCTCTTGGAAGAATATGCAAAGCGTTCGAAACGGTATTCCTACGCCTTCCATGGACTTCGTGGCACGATAACAGTCGGCTCGCTCATCGTTCCAGCAATTCTGTCCGTTCAATTCACCAGCTCTCAGATTACCCAAGTTATTTACTGGGTTGTTTGGTTTCTTTCCCTCTTGGTGACAATCAGCAATGCCGCAATGACTCTTTTAAAAATAGACAAGAAATATTATGTATTAAATACGGTATTCCAACATATTATAAGTGAAGGATGGCTCTATATTGAGCTATCGGGTAAATACAGCGGCTTCAAGACTCCTGGAGAGAAGCCGACACATCAAAACCAATTTGTATACTTTTGTCACAGCCTCGAGAAAATACGCATGAAGCAGGTAGAAGAAGAATATTTCAAGCTTACACAGATAAACAACCACGAGAATAATCCTCATGCGTTAGACCAACTTATACCACCCACTCCGTTGAATTCAAAAGCGTTTCCTATAACGAACGCAAATATAAATTCGGCGGACTTAGTAAATGGGGCAACAACAACGGTACGAAGGCAAAACACGTCGCAATCTGAAGAAGAAGACACGCTTGTTGCGATTGAAAGAGCTTCAGCCAGTAGCCAATGATATGAATATGTTTCCAGGAAGATGTCAGTGCATAGAATCTTGTCCGAATCCTTCCATTCAAGGAAAGGCGTTCTGCAATGAACACATGAATTTTTGTCCCCGTCGCGCTCCTCTCAGCGGCTCAGAGCCGAAGTATGAGCCGGCTCGCTGGAACCCCAAACAAATCCGCCTGACACACAATTGTTTCAGCTATGCTTTCAACATCATTGATAAAAAACAGATTGACGAGTGTAAGAAGAATCCGAAATGTTTCACCGCCTTTCACCAGCCTGGAAGTATCAGCGGATTCCCGAAATTCAACGACGTGGACCCGAAAACATGCCCGAATATGATTAGTCGTCTTCTGGGAGATAATCCAGACGACATTGACCCCTGCAAGTTTGAGGAGGCATGTCCTGCAGGAACGTCGAAAATCGCCCTCGTGGTTGACCAAGACCAGGATTATCATTTTCTCAGGCAAGATGCTCCTACGGAAGAGGAGCTGAAGGTGAATCCAAAAAACCCGATAGGATATTTCTCACAAAAAGGCGGTTCGCTCCCTGTGACAAATAAAGATGCCCTCGGCCATGAAATTTTCGACGTGGAGTTGGCTAATCACAACTTTGCCGCAAAGAGCAAAGAAAATACGTTAAATTATGATAAACTGTGCGGCTATTTCTGTGTTCCGAGAAACAAGCCGATTTTCATCAAAGTCGGCGGCCGCCGTCAAAAGAGATATGCAGTCACTCGCAGAAAACGCTAGGGTCTGCTTAGAAAGCTCAAACTCCACGGAAAAGCGCAAGTGCCTCCGTTGCTGTCATTCTTGACGTAGGCTCACTCTGTAAAAGTCCCTTTAACACATTCCTTATCAACACACTATGCTGTTTCCATGTATTCTCAATGAATGGCGTCAGTAAAAACGACTTTTGTAATAAATCCAAGAACATCACGCCAACCGCCCACGAATCCCATTTTCTCCAATACGCCTTGAAAAACGGAACCCATGAATCCCCGTTCCACGTCGTATCCTCCGCCCAGAAATTCCGAAGATTTCTTTCTTGGATCTCCATATCGGTCCCTAGAAGTGCTAGAGAAAACTCCTTTTTCTCTTGCATTGTTGCCTTAACACTCTCGTTCATATCCATTCCCGCATATATCCCATTTTGCACAGATAACTCGGGCGGCTGAGGAGGGAATTGCGGAGAAAAATCATACAAGTGCCGCTTTAACACCTTGTCGTTTATGTCGTCCCCTATGAAGGCGGCCCCGAAATCTATGATGCGAAAGGTTCCCCGATAATCCACCAAGACATTGTTCGCATGTAAATCAAAATGGCAGATGCCTTGCTTTTCCAGCTTCGATACTGCCTCTAACATATGGCGAAGGGACCCGAGGTAATCAAATCCCGCTGTTAATCCCATTTTATATACCGTTGTTCCTGCATACGGAGAAATAAGTTGCACCAAGTTATCATTGTCGGCTCGCTGAAATATCTTGCATTGGCGTGCATATTGGTTGCGCATCTCTGAAAAATTACTACTGGTGCAATTATCTCCCTCTGACACAACATAGTATCTTTCCCACCCTGGAATTCCCATAAGAATCGTCGCCATAGAAAGCTCAATATCCGAATTCTTTTTAACAAGTATTTTGCCAACCGTCCGTTTCCCCTTCACATCTGGCTTCCCCTTTTTACACGGCAGCTTTGGAGAATAAACACACCCATGTGTTCCTTCGTCGGTGGGTTTGGTTTCTATATGTTTGGTGTCCATGTGTTTGGTTTCCATCTACACTTGTCTAGTAAATCTATAGAGTAGAGGCGGGGAAGGATGAACGTATTTTCACTTATCCTCCTTTTTACTATAGTTATTCTTGGCCTTGCCGTCGCTTCAGAGCTGATGTTTCCAAAGGTGACTACAAAACTTCTGGAGGGATTTTCTGGGACAACTGTAACCAGTATATGGTCGACATTTGTATCCGCTCGCAGTGATATTGGGCATACACAAGAAGATTTCAATTACAAAAGAGACCCGAGATATTTCAATGACTATGCAGATGTCGGCCGTTTTGGAGGTGCCTACGATTTCTGTCGAATGATTGCACCCGTGGATGACCCGACGAACCTGTTTTTCGCCTGTGCCTTGGCGGGAACGGACAACATGGACTCCACCACATTCAGAACACCCGGAACAAAGGACGGTTTCCGAGTGAGCTACGACGATTATATGAGAGATACGAATGGCGACGGGCGAGCAGACTATTGCCGTATTCTTTCTTGGAAAGACGGCTCTTATCAGCCGGTATGCTCCTATGCAAGGGATTTCGGATTTGACAGTGCAGAAAAGGTAGATTCCGACCCTCCCGCCAATATAAGCACTTTACTGACCTTTTACAATGGCTGTGCTATATGGCTACGATTCAAGGGCGATTTACTGGATACAATGGAAAACGTGAAAACACAGGTAGCGGGGGGTCTTATTATAGACGAGACTCCTCGCAGGGATATTTCGGAAGGACTGGAATTCAACGGAATCAACCAATTTCTCCGAATTTCTGATTCTTCCGATTTATCCATTGGCTTCAACGTGCCGATGCGCTCTATGCGTTCTTGGATGGTATGGGCGTATTTTGAAGAATTCACGAACAATGCGAAAATCTTTGATTTCGGCAATGGCCCTGGGAAAGACAATGTATTTCTCGGAATTCTCGGCAAAGGCGATTCTGAGGCGGCGGGCACGGATTTACGCCCCCTTCTGTGCGGCACCGAAAAATCCACCGTGCCTGACCATCCGTCAGGGCAACAGCGCGTCGCCGAGATGAGCCCAAAACGTCTGATGGAAACGACGGATGCCAATGTGAATGAATATACTTGCGGCGGTTTTGAAGATTATCCAGAGAAGCTGAAGCCTTCCACAGTGGGTCCTATTGTTATGAAAAACACGGGAAAGGCCACGCTATTATTTGAAGTCTGGGACCAACAGTCCAGGAAAATGCGCATCAAGGTGAATAGTGCCATTCCGCTGAAACGCTGGACGCATATTACGATTACCACGTCAAGCGATGATGCATTCCGCCCGAATATATCGGTATATATCGACGCCAAGAAAGTGTTTGAGAAGGAGAGTGGATGGCTCCCTGCAGCCAGCTCTATGACGAATTGTTATTTGGGTAAGAGTAATTGGTCTTCTTCCACAAGTCAATACGAAAATCGTGATGAATTGTTCAAAGGTAAGATGTTTGATTTCCGAGGCTATAAGCGGAGTCTTTCGGATGGAGTGATACAAGATTCATTTGAATGGGGCAAAGAGAGACTTTCTCTGACGAGCCTTCAAGAATCTCCTATCCGGTTTTTGAAATAATCCCCGAAAACTGCACAATTGCTTGATACAGCAGGGGGCTACGTAAGATTATATCGACGAAATCTCGCATAGAGCCATCTTCTAAGCCCACAAGCCCCCGAGTCAATCCAACCCCCCTGTGCTCTCCGACACTCAAAAACATCAAGTCCATCTCCGCGTATATTTCATCCCGCCATACATTCGGTAACGAAGAAATCCAAACGGCAAATCTACTCGTATGTATGTGCGCACGAACCCGTATTTCTTGGGAAATGGAAGGAATCGCAACTGTTGTATTCATCGATTGCATTCCTGGCAGCCCTAGCCATAACTACAAATTTTCCTTTAACACAGTAGAACAAAATGGCCAAGGGAACACGCAAGGTAGGCAAAGGAGGCAAGAAGTCCACAAAGAAGACGGCGAAGCGCAAGCTATCTCCTGCGCTGAAGGCGTGGAACGAGAAGGTGATGAAGAAGTACCGTGAGATGAAGAAGTCTAACCCCAACGTGAAGCTGGGCGATGCGATGAAGGCGGCCAAGAAGGATTAAGAATCCTATAGAGGATTAAGAATCCCTTAAAAAAATATGTGATGATTCCATCATCCGTTATTTTTTATCATTAGGCTTCTGTAAGTGCATTAAGGGAAGCAACAATAGAATCAGCAATAGTATCTGCAGCATCACCAATTACAGCAGAAATCTCTGCATCCTGGGCAGCCTTAGCAGCCTCAGCAGCCTCAGCAATCCGGGCATCCCTAACATCCTGGGCAGCTTGGGCATCCCTAGCATCCTCGGCAGCATTCTCGGCAGCCTGAGCGGCCTGGGCAGCCTGAGCGGCCTGGGCAGCCTGGGCGGCTTGTAGGGTACGCTCTGCAACCGTAAGGCGTCGTGCCTTTGGCGGCTGCGATGCAGAAGCCCCTGTAGCAGAAGCAGCAGCCTTAGGCTTCGGCCCAATCTTATTGAACTGCTTCCACTCCCACTTGTCCCCAATCTGCGGAACGCTACAGCTCTTCATCCGGCTGACGTTCATCAAGCTCTCATTCACATACGTCCGCAGATTATCATACTCCGTTAACGTCATCGCAAAGGCGGCTTCGTCTGCAGGAGGAGTATTCACGATATTGTTCAGCATCATCGTACTTGTATTCACAAACATCTCTAACACACCCCGAATAGCCAGATGCTTATTCCGCTTCAGTTCCCGCTTTGCTAGCTCCGTCTGCATCGCCTCCTTGCTAATCTCTTTCATCAGATACATCATACCCAAGTCGCCGTTATCATCCACGTTAAAGGCGCCCTGATACATCTGGATACGCTGGTCAGCAACCTCCGCCGTGAGTCGGTGAATCGCCAAGACAATCCGCTGGGTTGCTGGAGTCACTGTCGTTAGTGCCAGATGAATGGCCCGATAATACGGAACCCCCCCACAGGGCACATCACCGGCATTCCGAGGCGCTACGCCATTTCCTTGCTTCCGCAAGAACTCGTAGTAATGCGGATTGTGGATTACGCCGTTCACCACCTGCCCCGTGACCCAAGAGAATGCTGTATGACACTCGGTGCAGAACATTTGGTCACAATTTACAAGAACTGATACATCTTTGCTCATGAACCGGTGGTTACCTCCAACATTCCATCCGAAGTAACGCCCCCGTCCAACCGGTTTTACGCTGATACTTGTCTTTAGCCAGTCCTTGTTTGGTGATGAATTTACACATTTCTTACGAGCAACTCGTGTGGGAATATCGGAGAGATTTTGGCCTGAGATACAAACTCTGTAATGAGGCGCGTATGTCTTTGCTTCCACTCCTGGAAAGGTCACATTCTCCTTTTTCAGAATATCTACACTCACTACAAATCCTAGGCTACGAGCCAGAAGTTCAATCTGCTTTCCGATCTTATGGTTTGACTGAGAAATCATAATACGTTTTCCTTCTGCACCTAGATATCCATCTGTATCAACAAGCCCAGCAAGAAATTCCAGACGAGTTTGCCTGTCATTTACAAGATAGTCGTGGGGAATGTGCTTATTCCGAATGAGCCCATAGTGGTCAAGCTTATCTTTCAGGGTATTCTTGTTTGTAATACCCTTGTTATATACAACCTCTTCCTTAGGGAGGTCGCAGAGGCTGCACTTCTTTTTTGAACATCCCTTGCATGTTGCAGATGTGACACCACGAGTAATAGCCTCCCTCTTCCAATTCTCACCCGCACGACGAACACGGAAGCGATACATATCATCATGGAGAAGCTCACATTCATTCCTCTTACACCAATCAAGAAGTGCCGTAATAATCTCTGGGTCCTTCTCTGGGCAGCAGGCAAAGTCTACGCCGTTGTTAATTCCATCTCCAATCCAGACACCCATTATATAAGGGTCCAGGGATACATCCTTCTTTGGCCAATGAATAGAATCTCCCTTGTATCCATACAGCCTGTCCTTTACAGTCTGAGAAAGTTTCATATACTCTTCTACCAGTATCTCTAACACTTCTGGCAATTCAAGGGAAATCATATATACCTCAGCATCCTCAACCGTTGAGAATTGCTTTGATGTATTTGTAAGAGTGACAGGATCAATCCACTTTAACACGTGGCCATTGTTTTCTTTTGAGATAGATACACGCGGCTTCAGCGCCAGCTTATGCTTGCTATTCACCGTATAAGACATCCCCTTCGTCTGAGTCACCTCATACATCTCATCCTCGCCTGAGCAGGTCTCCTGAACAATGCGAATTGTCCCATCGTCGCCCACTAGCTCATCACCCACAACAATATCCTGCGACATCTTTGTCTCGCCATTCCAAAGAAGAATCTCCGTATCTGCTGCAAAGCACCCATCCACTTTACTGATACGTTCCCCACACTTCGGACAAGGCCGAGATTCCTTGATAATCAGTGCCACACTATCCTTTTGCCCAGGGTCACATGTATGCGGCGAATCCTTATCCAGACCCTTCATCACAAGACAATCCGGACACGCCCACAGTTGGCACGTCCCGCACTTGTAGGCCGTGCTCAAGAATCCACGGCATTCTCCATCGGGACACTTCATAATGAACTTTGCCCGCTCAGGAGTCGCCGCCTTCTCGCCCTCTGTAAGCGTCCAGGCGGGAGGTGGCCGCCCCTCGCTCTCCGCTGTATAGCGAGTCAGCTGTGCAGTGAGACGATGCGACCGCCGAAGAATCTTTGACCTCGCCACCTCCAGCGCCTGAAGCTCCTTATTCACGTCGCGAATCAAGACCTCCGTATCACGCACCTTGAGCCTCGCCTCCACACGCGGCTGGCGGGTAGGAAGAATGGCAATCTCTCGCTCCATCAATACGTGCTCCCGATGCTTCTTATACGGGCCAATGCGAAACGCACGTGTAAAGTTCAAATCCAAGAACTCGTCGTTCCAAGCACGTCGACACATCATACAGTGCGCATCCAGAACACCATCGGTAAGATACTTCTTGGTGCAGACAGAGCATGCCGACTCGTTACAATACGGACAGCAGACAGGCTTCCGCAGCTGAGAAGTATAGGTATCACAGCAAATTGGACAATTGGCCATTTTGCTGTAGTAGGACTATACATACAAGTCACGTTAAAAATCAATTTTTTCATCCATAGGCAGCTAACCGGAATACACAGAGGCGTCCACCGCCGCCCATACTTTGCCCACCACCGCATAATATTCCGCAACATCCTCCTCTTTCACCACCTTCTCCTCTACTGCCTTCTTCAAGGCGGAAAGATACAGCAGAGTAATATTTACAATGTCATCGACGTTGTGCGTCGCATGCGAATTATACTCATTTACTGAGAGAGCAAGTTCCATACTTAGGCGAACTAAATCACGAGCCGCGGTACTCATTACTGTTTTATACGAGAGAATTTTCGTATATTGTCAAAAACTCTCAGCGATGGTATTCCCGAATATTCTAAATTAATAATTTTACTATATATGCTGTTGGAGAGCCTATCTTCGTATCTACAAATTTATACTGGCCTTCAATATCTCTTAAGAACTTATCAACACCTTCACTTTCATCCCATTTATGATACGCATATTCATCAAAGACGATAATGCCGTGTTTTACTACCTTGCTCCAAAGTGTCTTTAGTATAGTGTATGTTGGCTCACCCAAATCAAGGTCCATGTAGAGTAGTTTGATTCTTGCTCCAGGGTTATCTATTTTATATTGCATTGCACTTGTTACAGCCTCACCCTCTATCAATTTGTATGAATCCTCTTTAAAATTAGATAACCGCTCTTTTACACTCTCAATTGATAATTCATCTGATGATACTCTATTTAACACAGCAGACATCATGGTTTTATTCATTCCATTCAAAGTATTCATCAAGTTTTCAGTATTAAAATAGTCAAACCCTATCACTTTCATTAAACTATTTGGCTCATACATCATCTTCAAATTCAAAAATAATGCGAGCCCCGCCCCTTTAAATACTCCAAATTCCAGAATGTCTCCAGCCAGCTCTTTAACTTGCATATACAATTCCGCCCTTTTCATCATCTTGTTAAATACACGACTGTCTCCTGAAAACATCAGACGATTGTAAGTGTCATAAATGCTTTGCGGTGTCTCTTTAACCGAATTGTAGATGTCAGACATCTACAATTCAGTTATTGGTTTATCTTTAACTGAACTAAAAGCATGTTTAGTGTCCCACAATCAACTCCCGAGTCAAACGGAAAGAACCCGCGCAACTGGCGTTCTCGTTCCACCACACCCGTCCTGCCGCTGACATCTTCTCCCAAGACTCCTTTGACACAGCTCCCACGACACCCGCAACATCCTCAGGCGTAGACACCCGAAGGTAATGAACACCCTCCACGGGAGGATTTGCATACGAATCCATATCGACTTCTGGAGACACAACCGGCACACAGCCCATCGCCATACACTCCACTTCCCTATGACACTTGTATCCATAACCGGGCAAACAGAGACCGAAGCGTGCAGAAGCCAACTTCTCCAGATACTCCTTTTGTGTAAAAGGATATTTCTCATCGTTTTGAACCATAACCCACTCCGAGCAAGCCGACTTCCAGTCGCCCTTCCGCCGCCTTGCCTGCACGGCATTCTCCGTTTTTCCGTAAAACACCGGCCCCGCCACTCGCTCGTCGTGTGCAGTAGCAGCTTGGGCCGTGCCCGAAAGCTCTTCCACCAACTGGGGGCGACGAGGCCAGAAGGTCCACGGGACTGCTTCAGCATAAGCAGAAGCAGTAGAGCCCACCTTGGGATTTCCGAACAAGGCTAGGCGCCACTGCTTTTCCGCCTCTGATGCTGCAAGGCGCCACTCATTCGTAGGACGGTCGTATAAAAGCACGCCGCCCGCCCCTACCTCGCCCCACCACACCATGGTCGCGGTAGGATGCTCTTTCACATTCACCAGCCCGGCCTTCTTCCAGAGGCCCACCATCTCGCGAAAAGAATCGCCAGGGTGCGAGAAAAATCCCTCCAGCCCCTTGCGAGGCATCCAAATTGTAGGCGCATCTTTCCCCCCCTCTGACTCTTGCACAAGGGAAGAAGCAGAAGCAAACTCCGCAACTTCCGCCATTATACGCCGAATTCTCTCCTCGTGATTGTCCGGCCCAATGATATTAATAATATAATGCTGCAGCCCCGCCGCCGCTGACAAATCTATCCCCTCCGTCGTCACCCCGTTAATCTCAAACACCGCCGCGCCCTTAGGAAGTAGCCAGTTCCATCCGAAACACGCCATGTTTCCAGAGCAGACCACCCCGTGCGCCCCCTGGAACACCTCCACAATTCGCGGAAGAGGCGACTTCACCGTATGGACCACGTTCACCTTCCATCCGGCCTCTTCCAGTGCAGCCTCAATCAACGCCACAATATCCGACTTCAGCAAGAAATTGTCCTCCACAATGACGATTCTCTTCTCCTCGCCCAGCTCCGCCGCCCATCCGCCCCGAGCCATAGCCCTCAACGCATCAACGTCCTCGCTGAGCACGTGCCGATTATCGACAATAGGAAACCCAACACCCTCTTTTGCCCAGACCAGCGAATCCCTATCACGGCAAAGAACCGGCAGGCTCTCCGTTCCCCAATCAAACAGTCCAAGCACATCCTCGAAAAACTTTTGCTGAGAAGCGAAGAAATCTCCCGACCCGTGTAAACGCCACAGACGCAAGACCTTGCTCAAATACTTCAAGCAATACACCTCGCGACTCTTCGTCGCCATTGCAGGCCACGGCACAATCAGCGCCTTATCCACACCCAGAGTCGGCATAAGTCCATGCATCTGCGCCTTCCCCCACACTTCCTGCGCCGCCTTTGCGTTCCCAATATACATCTTCTTCTTATCAAACGCCAGACCATCGCACGTCTCAAAGCACTCCCCCGTATGAAACACCACTTCTTCCTCGGGCACGAACAGATTTTCCGAATCGGCAGAATATGCCCCCTTTGTTATACGCAGCCAATCGGGAACACCACTGCCGCGAAGAACGTGTGTCATAGGTGCAGGAGTATACTTATTCACCATTTGCCCTTCTGTCCCTGCAGCAGACCACTTTAACACAGGCGCCAAGTCATTCGCTCCAGAAGGCTCCACGTATAAGAACACATCACGCTCGAGAATATCCTTCTTACTATAATTACGAATCTCGCTCGCATGAAAGTGCCAGGTCTTCAGTGTTTGCGAAGGATTCACCACGAGAAATTTCTGGCGCAACATTTCCAAGGCAACCGCATTGTCGCAGCCCATTCGACCGAAACAAAAATCCATATTCTTCCAAATATCTGGTCCGCGCTTTGTAACATCCGCCGCACGAATAATCCACGTATCCTGACTATCTGGACGAGGACCGAACATCTTCGCCTCTTTCACATCCCCCGAATCAGGAACATCATAACGAAGAAGCGCTAGAAATTTGTCTTCTAGATTCAACGACCAGAGGTCCTTCCACGAATCATCGTCAATACAAATATCGGCATTGGCGAAGACGGCGATGACGTGTGAAGGAAACAAGGAAATCCTTTTATATACATCCTCATATGTGAGGCGCTTACCAATGACCACTTCTTTTATTTTCTCAGAAGGGTCAAACTTCTCCACTTTCTCATTCAACAGAATAATCTTGTCAATGAGCGAACTCTTGACATTTCTCTCTAGACAACGCCGCAGCTCCCGCTGCCTCTTCGGTTTCTCGGCCGTATAATACTGGGTAATCCACCACAGCTCCGCCGGCTTTTCTGCTGGCGCAATCGTAATCCCACAGGCAGTTGCACGATCAAATGCGCCAGGCTTCTCGAAATGCAGAGAAGATGCATAGGAAGCCCCAATAATCCGATTATAGCGCAAGAGACCGGCAAGTAAAACTGTTGCATCCTCCGCCGTTCCGTCCCAGTCGCCACCCAGATGCGGATACATTGCCGCAATCTCCCCTAGATAGATGATATTCCGAATTCCGAGCGCCTTGAATTCGGCCGACGACAGGCCAAGGCTTTCCCTGGCCACCGCGGACAAGACCAGAATCTGTGATTCCTTTGCCAAGGCTTGAACTCTCTCCACCGTGAGCCCTGCATCTAGGACCAGCCTATACATGGGCGCAGAGCCATCATCCAAGAGTGTATCACTAACCGTATCCACCTTGGCCGACGCCATGCGGAATCCCAGAGTCTTCCTCTCCTTCCATATTGTTGCATCTGTTTGGATGACCCGCACGTCCTTCCCTGTAATAGGATGACGAGCAAGCATTCTGATTTTAAATGAGAAATATGTTTTAGACCTTTTCTTGACGAAAGGTCTAAAATATACGCCCATTATAAGACAAATGGACGACGCAATCGCACAACAGATTCAAGACGCCGTAAATACCATATTCCCCATCCTCTTTCCAAATATCAAATGTAAAATGCCCCGCATGGAAAATAACAAGATATATATACCATTCCTATGGAATGCATATCCTCATAGGCCTGGAGAAATGGTCTACGAAATTCTTTCCAAGGAATCCATCAGTCTAAACGCATTTTCTTCCAGCCCACTTGCCTCCTTGTACTGCGGTGCAGGCATAGACTGGATTCAAATGAAGTATCTGACGAAACCCCCAGAAATCTCGGCCATGGAAAAGGCACTCGTGGCTATTATTTGCGAAAGGTCTTTATAAAATTATCAATATCACTTGTCCACAAATCCAATTTCTCTAACTCTGCATCAGGAAGCTCCCATATATGCAAGTCTTCCAATTTACGAATAATATCTTCTGAAAATCGGTATTTAATAATTTTTGCTGGATTTCCACCAACAATAGAATATGGCTCTACATTCTTTGTTACAACGGCACCAGCAGCAATAACGGCACCATTTCCAATTCTCACACCATCCATAATAATAACGCCTGTGCCAATCCATACATCGCTTCCTATTACTATATCGCCGCGCGAGTAAGAGCTGGTGTTACCTTTCCCGTGTGAAAACATATGCTTATTTGGAGGAGAAGGTGACATGGTTACTAAATTCATAAGGTGATTTGATAATACAAATGAACAATTCTTTCCTATAGATGTAAACGAGCCAATATGTATTGTTGGCAATGAGCCATCTGGGTTTCGTGAATCATAACTAATTATATCATATGGTTCCATAATATACGTTTTCAATCCAACCGTTATACTCATTATATAGGTTTAAATATATATCGCTTTATATATCTAATGGACGACACCACCTGTGCTTATCTCATTAACACCACCCCCAAATATTTCTACCTCCTCCCCCTGCACATATCCCTTTTACACAGATATGCCCCTTCTTGCGCGTGGCCAATATATATCGCAACGGAAGCACCTGAACTTTTGCCTCTTCTTCTGGCAAAAGCTCTAAACATCATCCACCTCCCAACCCATAAAGAGGCATTTTTTGACAGTCGTGCCGAGGCTGTTCGTCGCCTCCCTCCATCTATCAAATACGTCTTTCCAATCCAAGAAGATTTTCTACTGGAAGGCCGTCCTATGAAAGAGCCTATTCAAGAAGCCATTGACTTATTGAATACGCATCCTGATTTATCTTCCGTGCGCCTGATGCCCTGTCCTGGACCAAGGGGTAATAAGAAATATAAAGGGACCAGAAGCTTCCACATCCTGGAAAAAGAAACTGATACGATTATATTCACATATCAGGCGACGATTTGGAGACGCGCCGATTATTTGACCTTTATGGACGCGCTCATTGCATATGCTACGGAAAGGACTGCGCCAACAGAAGACCACCAGAAGAAACAGAATAACATCGCAATCAAGGTGAATCTAGCCGAGATACACTTAGGCCAATCCCTTTTACACAGTGTCCTACAACATAAAGAGCATATCGCTTGGCTAAGAGAAGGCGATCATCCCAATGCTGTATATCTATGTCCTTGGCCGTATCGTCCAACTGCAGTCGTCCGTGGGCAGTTAGAGCCATGGGCAGCAGACCTTGCTAAAAGAGAAGGCTTCTCTTTTCCTTAGAACCCTAAGAAGAGAAGGCTTCGCTCTTCCCTAAGAAGAGAAGGCTTCGCTCTTCCCTAAGAAGAGAAGGCTTCGCTCTTCCCTAAGAAGAGAAGGCTTCTCTTTTCCTTAGAACCCTAAGAAGAGAAGGCTTCTCTCTGCTTCCCTCCCCCTAATCCATATTATTCAGTGTCACATGAATCCCTCCAAAGGAAGGAATAGCCGTAGTGGCATTTGTCGAGTTTCCACGATGTCCTATAAATAGCTTATTAGGAGTATTTATGAAATCCGCGGCTGTTAGGAAATACGTGATTTTCCCAATAGGCGCAGCCGGTGGAGACAGATAATTTACTACGACTGGAGTCCCTATATGCACTAAAGGTTCTAAATCTTGAGAGCCAAGCAAAAACGTGCTAAATGCCCCTGCAGTTGTATGCTCCAGCCCAATATTCACATCAATTCTCATCTTAGATACACCAGGTATAATAAGATTGCTATATCCTCCAATATCTATAATTCCAGAAGTGGTAAGCACAGAATTGTTTATTGGTGTATTTATCAAATTACTACCCTGTAGACCAAGAGTTGAAGTATGTATTCTGTATTTTCCAGGATTTGCAGTCTGTATATAAGAAATTGGTTCAAATACATTTCCTGAAGAGCGTATAAATTTCACCATAGGAGGAACATATAGTGTTATATCCTCAAGTTTTGTCAGGCGATTTATACAATCGTTTAAGGAAGAAGATTGTATATATCCATATGCGTATGTAAGATTCTTTAAATATTTTTCAAATCCACCACTATTTAAATATCCAGTATTAGGAAGTCCAGAAAACGTGCTCTGTAGCAAGTTTTTTATATTTTCATCTGCAGGTGTTATAACACTGCTAAGTCCAGATTGTATTGCATATGTAGGAGTAAATTCGTTCATTTCGCTTATAAATTGAAATGAATTCTTCCATTTCAAATATCCAATCGAGTCAATAGCCGGAGCAGAATTAGATAGTATATGTGTTTGCCTTTCTTTACTATTATATGCGGTTACGTTACGAACTGTCAATAAACTTGTGTCTATGAAAGACATTTCTAATAAATACTACACTATTTCAATCCGTATTATCTAGCGTAATATGAATTCCTCCTGTTATTGGAACTGTTGTTTCAAGTGTGCCTGTTCGGTCAAGAGAATGACATACTTGTAGCATGTTCTTCCCTTGAATATCATTGGAATTCAATAAAAAGGTCGCATTTGCCATGCTTGCAGAACTCTTATTATATGTCATAACAACTGGTGTTCCTATAACACTTAGTTGACCAGTCGCCGTTAAAAACGTGCTCATTGTTGTTTGTGCTGCGCCTGTATGTGTTACAGATACATTTGTATTTACCTCTATCTTCATTTTAGAGCTGCGAACAATATGGCTTGAAAATCCTCCTATATCTATTATTGCAGATTGCGTAAAATTAGGTGCCAGGGCATTCACTTCCTGCGCCACATTATTTCCTTGAAGGCCAAGACTTGACTGATAAATCTTATATTCTCCAGGGTTTAAGGTGCTTACATAGCCAACGTTTGAAAATGACGGGGAAATACTCTTCAAGTTTCCAAGATTATTAATACAATTATATAGAGTCTGAGTACTGATATATCCTCTATCGCCTAATCTATCTAAACTATCATATAAATTGGAAATTCTTAAATATCCACTATTTGAAAGGCCTTCTACACTGCTGACCATCCGCCATTCCAATGTGGAATAAAACACTGTAGAAAGACTACTTAGACCAGGTTGTATACTGTTTAATGCTGCCAAAAATGTCATATTCATGGTAGGAATTGATACTGTACTAAGAAACTCATAGGGATTCTTCCAGATAAGTGCACCTTGATTCTCAATTACCGGAATATACCCCTCTTGTATCGATAGACCTGTAGCAGGATTTTTTGCAATTACATTACGTATTGTAAGAAATGTAGTATCCAGTGTAGACATTCTATTATAAACTACTACTTCCCGTTATAAATAAAGAAAGAGTATTATCCCCAGATATATTTGCGTTGGTTATTGGATTTTCTGACCAGCCTCCAATAGACGGCATTGTAAAATTATCTATGCGATGCATTATACTGTAATTAGAATTCATAGAAGTATTATTGACGGTAGCAACCGGTAAAATGAACCTCAAAGAATCTGTATATAGATTTATGATACTTCCTGAGCGAAGAAGCCAAGGGCGAACAAATGTTGTAGATAACATATCATTTCCTCCACATGTGATAAAGCTAGATACGTATAATAATCTATCACTTGCTACTGTAAAATTATTACTAAATGAAAAAGAAGGTGCGTGGTTTATTTGGACTTGTCCTTTATTTGTTATAATAGAAGACAAGGCATCTAGACGAAATGTCGCTGTGCTTACACTGTATATAGAATTTGAATATACACCTAACAAATTTCCTCGGTGTTGTGAAATGTTGATACTTGATGCTAAATTATTTACGCCAGCAATTTTATAAGAAGTATTTGTGGAATTCAGTTTGTATAAATCAATAGTTACATATCCATTTACTATGTTTCCAGAGCGCTGTATATTACTTGCTAGAGAAGCCGTAGTGCTTTGCAGTTGTGTCGTATTCGTGAAAAGCGAACTTACCGTGCTAAGAGCAGATGATAATGTTCCATATGCGACCCCACTCAAATCATGCCAACCTTTACTTGTAAAACTTGATATATTTATATAAAATGCATTGCGTGTAAGATTTGTTGATAATAAAATGTCGCCTACACCGGCAACAGTGAGTTTATCCGAACTATTTGATGCCGTTAAAATAACCTTGTTTAGACTATCCACAGCAGCTGATGTAATAGTTGTTACGTTTGAAATAACATTTACCTGTGAATATGTATTGACTGTTACTGTTGTTCCAGTATTAGAGCCAGTGTTAGAGCCAGTGCCTGTGCCTGTTGTTTCTCCGCTAGAAGTCGCTCTTATATAAATGGTATTCACGATAGGATCGCTTGATATTTGAATACCATTGCATCCTACAAGGCGAAGTGTCGGAGAAGTCGAAGAGCTTTCTATAATATTCCCTCCAACCACGTCAATTGTTTGAAAACATTTACTAAATATATTTACTGTTTTTGAAGCCGTGTCAACAGAAGTTCCAATACCAGTTCCGCTCAAAATTCGGAAATTATTATTGGAAGAATCTGCAATCAGAGACACACCATCAAATGTCATTACATTCACCGACGGTGCTACCGTAAAGCCAGTGGGAGATGCCCAATATGTCCCCCCTGCCCCATCGCTCGTCAACACCTTCTGGGCGGCGATAAGGCTTCCATCAGGATTCCTAGCATTTATTTGTTTTACAAATAAAAGCGAAGTATCAACCACGTTCTTACCACTCATCCCCTCTAACACAGGTTTCTAAACAGAATTCTGAACACTTACGAAAATGGAGCCAGTTGAGCCATAATAGGGAGTAAATCTATTATTGTGTAATCCTTGTTGAAATCCGCCATAATTGATTGTGTCCTCAGGCATGTAATGATACAAAGAATAATTACTCTCATAATTCAATACAGTATTTTTAGGAACCGATATGCGTATAGGCTGTTGGAATGCATTGGAAGAATCTATGAAACGAATATTATTTGGGCTAGCAGGGTCTGATACAACACTCATTCCATTTGCAGCAAAGAGATAATTGGTGGTCGTCGTGCTATATAATAATTTATCATTTCCATATTTCAGTAAAGTAGATATTGGGAAACATAAGGGTGTATTTATAGCAGAGCCGGTGCCCAACTTGGAAAACAAAATAGTAGGAAAGGCTTCCACAGTAATTCTAGAATTGGAATTCGTGAAACTGCTAAAAGAATCTAGGCGTATAGTCGCCGTTGAGAATTCCATATTAGTATTAGTTGTTCCTATAACTTTGCCAGCCAATTGAGTTCCAGGCCGTGGGCCAGAATATGTCATGCTGCTTTGGAAAAACGTGGAAACATAATATATTGTTCCAATATTTGTAAATATATTCGTATTTGAACCGCCTATAATAGAAACATTACCAGCGTTATCATATCGTATATTCAATGCGAGAGAGCTGAGATAACCAATAGACCCAAGACCTATAACGGTGCTTTGTAAGCTAGGCGTGCTTACATATGAATAAGAAGAGCCAAGGGAATTAATAACAGTCTGTAATCCAGTAGTGCTTACATATCCAGAAGATCCGAATCCTCCAACCGTGCTTTGTAATGCAGTTTGTAAGCCAATAGTACTAACATATCCAGAAGAGCCGAGGCCGGTGACAGTGCTTTGTAATGCAGTTTGTAAGCCAATAGTACTAACATATCCAGAAGAGCCGAGGCCGGTGACAGTGCTTTGAAATGAAACTGGGGACGTTATTGTGCTGACGTATCCCAGCGAGCCTAGACCGATTATACTGCTTTCTAGCCAACTGCTGCTTACATATTTTATGTTTCCAAGGCCAGCAACTGTGCTCGTAATGCTGCTTTGTAAACTAAGACTGCTGATATATCCAAGTGTTCCTAGACCTGCAGTAATAACTGTTGCTGTTGTATTGCTCAACTGTCTTTGTAAAATGTCAACATTGCTTGTATTTATGTATACTAATGTTGAAAAAGAACTGAGCGTCGAAGGTAAGAAAGAAACCATCGGGCCTCCAAATGTGGATATCGAATCCAAAACCCCGCTCCACGTAGTTCCTCCACGCCCGTCTGTTATTATACTATTACCGGCTGGTATAAATCCTCCTGTATTAGGGTCTAAAGCATATACACGACGAAGCACGATTCTATCGGACATCTTATCCCTCTTCTTAGATAAGCGTTTGTATTTCTCAAGAGAATCATTCGCACAATCAGATGACGCAAGGAGGAGGTTTATTACAACTCGTCGCCAAAGGAAAGCAAGATGTTTTCCTTACCGGTAATCCTCAAATCACATGGTTCAAGATGGTATATCGCCGTTACACGAATTTTTCCATGGAATCTTCCGTCATTCAGTTTGACAACCAGGCAGATTTCGGAAGAAAAATAACTACGACTATACCGAGAAAAGGAGACCTCCTCGGACCCTTGTGGCTGGAAATAGAACTTCCGGCTTTGTATAGGACAGATTCAATTACAGGAGTTAAAACACCACTCTCTTACACAAATGCCACGGCGCATGCACTGATACAAGAAATAAGCATAGAAATCGGCGAGCAGGAAATCGATAAACAGACAGGCGAATGGTTAGAGCTGTATTCCAATTACGTCATTACACAGGATAAACTTCAAGGTTGGAATACCATGATTGGTAAAGTAACAGGTGGTTCTCAAGGAAACCGCCCAGCAAATTCCGTTCAACTGTATGACCCTATGTATTTATATCTTCCTCTCCGATTCTGGTTCTGTAAAAATCCGGGACTTGCACTTCCTTTGATTGCATTACAATATCATCCGATTCGTATCAATATTACACTACGCCCTCTTTCACAAATGTTCATAAACGACACCCCCACAACAACACCATGCGATGTTTCTGCAGACGCGGCCACGATTAAATCAATGAATCTATACGGAGATTTCGTCCACTTGGATGTGGAAGAGAGGCGGAGGTTTGTGGCGAATTCGCACGAGTATTTGATAGAGCAAGTCCAATATACAACATATCCCATTGATGCGACGGCAACCAGTGTGCAAGTTCCCATGGAATTCAATCACCCTATTCGTGAATTATACTGGTTTATCCAACGTCAAATGTCTGTAAACGCCCATCAATGGTTCAATTATACGAATATTTCCATTGCCGAAGGCGGAAATATATCCAATTTAATCAATACGGCCTTGCTTCGTATTGAAGGATTTGACAGATTTGATACAAGAAAAGCCGATTATTTCCGACTTGTCCAGCCGTATCAGTATCACACCACCATTCCTCTAAATGATTACGTGTATTCGTATTCATTCTGTTTCAGACCTGAAGATTGCCAGCCGAGCGGAAGTATGAATGCCAGTCGCATAGATAATATGACGTTGCAGCTGGAAATGGCGAACACAACACAGACAGCTACTTCTGTCTATAGAGGTCCCGCTAGAGGAGCAGCAAATGTTCGTGTCTATGCCTTGAATCACAATGTCCTTAGAATCGTCGATGGATTCGGGGGACTTTTGTTCCGGATATAAACCGTGTCTTTTCCGGCATATCAAAGCTATCGTAACTTTAGTAATGGTCTGGGAATTCCCCGCCGTTTCACAGTCAAGAAAGGAATTCTGGGGAAAGCCGCAATATACGAAATCGGGTATGTGGTGGTTTACATTGGTGTTTGGATTCTTTGGCTTACACCACTTTTTACTCAGGTCTCCGCAAACGGGTCTTATATTTTTAATAGCAAATATCATATCTCTTGGGTATCTATGGTTTTATGACTTGATACAACTATCAAGCGAGGATAAAGGTGGCGTGAGTCACGATAGTCCAGACAAACATAGTCTAGACAAACATGGATTATCTTGGGGCTTTGGTGCCTTGGGTCTGGCGAAAGGTATGTGGATTCCTGGTAATGAAAATGAAGCTAAAAGTTCTGCTTCTGGTTCTACTTCTGCTTCTGCTGCTTCTGCTTCTGCTTCTGCTTCTGCCTCTTCAACGATTAAGCCTTCTATTCTACATCCCCACGGTCTAATTTCTGACCAAAAAGCCTTACAGCTTGGGTATAAAATGAAAATCCCGCAAACTGGATTATATTTACAGCCCCAAAAGGTTCAGGAAGAAATTACAGAAGCCCAGAAAAAGAAAAATCTTGGGCAAGATGAAGGCCAACAGGTTCTTGAAGAAACCCAGAATAATACTGAGAATCCAACAAAGCCTGTTCAAACGGGAGGAGCAAATAGCGACGGTCCTCCTAATCCATTCTTTTTTCTGGCCTATGCCATATTGATACCCATCGCCCCTTTGGCACAACTCATTGCAGGTGATAATTACAATTCCATTTCAAGAGTCTTGGACTTAACCATTGTGCCAGGAGGATTTTTTTGCTATATGGCGTCCATCATTTATGATTATATAATATTGTTTTTATTTCCTGCAGATTTGTTGGTCTTTGGAAGTAAGCGGTTCTTCCCTTTTACGTTTCTAGGAATGGACCCTGACAATCACAGTCCCAATATAACAGCAAATGTTGATTATGCGCCGTGTCCTCCAGATAACATGTTTATCTCATTGATAAAAATAATGATACCCTTGGCGAAACAAATTCCAGGAGTTTCTGTTATCGCCACAAGCATAGAAACGGCACTGGCCACGGCACAAGGTTTGAAATCACATGTGATGGAAAAGGGCGCGGCAACAGTCCGACAAGGCCTAGGAGTTGCCGGCCAAGTAGGAAAACTTGCTTCAAGCCTGCCTACAGCGGCTGCTGGAGCAGCTGGAGCAGCTGCAGCTGCAGCGGCAGCATCTGCTCCTGTCTTTTTGGCCTTGCCTCGACCCAGTGCCCCTCATATGCCTTATCACCCTTCGGCCTTGCCTCAACCCAATGCCCCTCATGCCCCTCCTTATACTGCTCATCCTCCCATTCTTTATAACAACAGTATGTTAGATAAAGATTTTTTTAACATAATACAGGAACAATACAATCAATCTAGTAAAAGATATAAAGAATTTAAAGAACAAACTCGTGGCGAAGATCCGATTCGCGGCGTAGAGAATCAAACAGTGTATAATTCTTCAAACTTTGGGGATATTTCCGCGGCTATGCAGGAAGGTGTACAACGTAGGGGTTATTCTGAAATACCGCTCAGAGGCACTGCAGCTAGAGATAAATATATTAGTAAGGATTTCCCTTTGTTCCGTAATGCTAGAGAAAGATTATTAGACAAAAAAGGAACAGACGAAGACGAGGAAACAGTTGCTACTTTTATAAAAATATTCAACACTATGGAAGGAACAATGATGGTAGGAGGGGCAATAAAAAGTTATAATTCCCTAGAATATCTCACACTCGGCAGCTTGGCGGCACTCGTAGGTGGCGGCCTCCTGGTCGGCATAAACAGGGGCCTACAAAATTATACATACACGGGAAAGGATGATTCCCCTCCAAACGCAGGAAGAGTTTGAGAAGCTGTATAGACAAGATGAGCTAGCGGCCCCCATTCTCATTTACTTCACCGCCACCTGGTGTCGTGCGTGTAAGAAGTTGGACTGGGAGTCTATTCAATCTGAGTTTCCTGACCTGACCATTTACAAGTGCGACGTTGACGAGAATTCTTATACGCCTGGCTACTGCAGCGTTAGCTCCATTCCCCACATGCTCATCATGCATCCTTCCAAGGAGCTGGAGAACATTGCCACCAGCGACACAGCCAAGGCGAAGGAGTTCATTCGCCTGCAGCTTGCGAATGTCAAGCTTCAGAAGAAGCAGTAGAAGCAGTAGCAGCAGTAGAAGCAGTAGCAGCAGTAGCAGCAGTAGAAGCAGTAGCAGCAGATCCAGAATAAATAACCATCTCTTTTACACTGCCATCTGGAAATATACGGACCCTAGTAACTTTTGCATTTAAAACAAGCGCTTTTATCATCGCTTCTTTTAAACCATCTGGTCCGAAAAAAATATATTTATTTCCCTGTTCTTGGGGAACAGGCGCTTCAACAATATGTAAATACGTCCTATCTTCCATCTAAGAACTCCCGCGAATATGTGCAGGAATTCCACTCGTCATCCACTCTTCAGGGAGACCATTCGCCAGCCACGTAAGCGTATTCAAGACCCAACTCGCCGAGAACCCAGAATGCCCGTCCTGGTCCATCTCCTTGAATACAATGGCGGAAATCGGGTCAGTCTCCTTTCCATCATACGAGCACCGATTGGCCCGAATAAGACCACCCTCTGTAATAAACTGCCATGCAGAAGGATATACCTGTGCAGCCTTGTTTCCGCCGTCAATGGCGTGTTGTAGATATAGCTTACTGGTCTCGTCCGTGAAAGTAGACAAATCAAACGTCTTATCTACTACAGACATTTCCGTTAAGGAGGACTTCTACCCGTAGCGCACGCCCAAATTTCATTTTTTTTCCACCCGCAAATCCTAGATGGAGTATGATTATATCATCGTCGGTGCAGGCATCGCTGGTCTTCACTGTGCTTTAAGAATATCGAAAGCTTTTCCAAAGGCCACGATTGCCATAACCGAAATGTATAATTACACCGGCGGAAGAATGTTTACCTTCCATCAATCGGACCCCTCGCTGACATGGGAAGCAGGTGCAGGAAGAATTCATGAATCCCATCTATTCACAAAGGCCTACCTCAAACACTACGGACTTACTCTTTTACCCATTTCCTCCCACTCCCAGTGGATTTCGGAAGACACTGCTACCCCCTCTAAAGATATCTGGCCATCCCTATCCGACATATTCACGACTGCCCTGGAAAATCTTCACCCCTCCCTACTCGCCACGCACACTGTGGAAGATATACTACAATCCAATTATCTTACCCAACGCTTCCCCTATAAATCCGAATTATCTACCATGCGCGCCGACCTCGCCATCAAATCCTTACAAGAAACAATGGGTTCTTCCGAGGGCTTTTATGTTGTGAAAGAGGGGTTTTCCAGTCTTGCGAATAAAATGAAGGCAGATTTAGTAAAACGCAAAGTTGTCTTTTACTATAACCATAAGGTTGTTCATATAACAGGAAACACCCTACATTTCAAAGGAGAGGGTCCCATGAAAGGAAAGAAAATCATTCTCGCCATTCCCAGCGAGGCCTTGAAATCCATCAGCCCATTCCACAATCTCCCTGCCCTGAAACACATTACGATGAAACCTCTTCTCAGAACATACGGCGTATTTCCATCCAAGGCCTGGTTCCATGGAATTCCGCGGACCATTACCGATTCTCCATTAAGACATATTATTCCGATTAATTCCAAGAAGGGTATCATCATGACCTCTTACACAGACGCTGAAGATACCAAGCCCTGGACCCGAATTCTAGAATCTAAAGGAGAAATCGCTCTGCAAAACGCCATTATGAAAAAGACAAGAGAATTGTTTCCAGAGATCACAATCCCAAATCCCATATTCTTTAAAGCACATCATTGGAAACACGGTTGCTCGTATTGGTTGCCCGGCCTGTATGATGTAAAAAAGGAAAGTGTCCAGCTTATGAATCCTTTACCTGCCGCCTATCCCAATGTATATGTTTGCGGCGAAAGTTATAGTTTGAAACAGGCGTGGATAGAGGGGGCCATTGAACACGCTGAAGAAATGTTGGAGAAGTATATTCTTTAGTTATAAAAAGAAAGAAATGAGTCATATCCCTATTAACATCTTTCATATTCTCGTGGTAGCCCCCTTTCTCTTATACGTGGCCATCGTCCGTGGTCAGTTGGTCCCTTGGATATTTTCCGTCCTGACTGGTCTGGGCATTGTTATCCTCGTATACCACGGATATAAGACATTTATTAAATGGAAGGCACAATCACCGAGCCTCTGGGTTAATGCAATACACTTCTTTGTAGTTGCCCCGCTGCTCATATACATTGGAAGCAAGGGATATGACACGCCGAGATGGGCGTATGAGATTCTCGCGCTTCTAGGTTTTAGTGCGCTTGGATATCACATATATGCCATTATTATGCAAATTCAAGAGATGAATTCGTTGAGCCCTCAAAAAAAATTTGCAGCAGCAGCAGCAGACTCTTCAAATGCATAGACCCTTCTTGACATTGTCAGCAGAAAGGAGGTCAGCGGGCAAGCAGTTCACTAGGTGATAAATGAACGAGGGCTTGGAGTTGAACTGTGTCCCGCAGTGTGTGCACTGGATATTTCCAGCCTCTGTCTTCCCTTGGAACTTCGCCGTTTCCGCAGGTAGGTGTTTGAGTAAGTAATGACTACGAAGACCGGCCTTCGTCATACTCTCAAATCCGCAACAAGCTTCAGGACAGATGAACTCCTTCTTCTTCTCTCCAGCGTGCTCTGGGTGCTTTGCAGCTATGTGATTATCAAGAGTCTGCTTGGCAGACGTCTCGTAATTACAGTGCTCGCACTTGTGTTTGAAAGCACCCATGTGCTTTGCCTTGATATGCATGTGAACCGTACTCTGGTTCTTCTTGGTAAAATCGCAGTGGGGGCACTGGAAGCTACCGTCGGTTGTGCGCAGATATTCGAACGTCATTGGGAGGACCTTTTCCCCGGCCGGCGGGAAAATTCAATTTTTTGGGGGCGGGGCCGCGGACAGCCACAGGGCTTCTTACCTTTATATTCACGCCCCAAAAAAGTTGAAAAACGGGCACCTCATAACAGTAACTCAGTAAAAAATGCTGTACACTACGGAAGCCTTTCTGTGCTCTCTAGCTATGCTGTTCTTATACTCCTTGTGCGATACTTCCGCTGAGAAGATTGCCGCAATCCAGGACCTGATTGAGGTCAGCCTACATGTTAAAATCGCTGCCTTGGAGAACAGGATTGACGATGCAGAAAAGGAGATATATGCGATTGCCACGGAATATAGCCAGCTCCATGAGGATTACCAACAAACGAAGGGGGATTATGAGCATGAGACTGAGACTTATAAGAAGCTCATAGAAGACGCTAAGCCAGACCCAGGTGTATTCCAGGCGTGGACTGGGACGTTCGAGTATATGTTCTATGGCTACGAGAAGGTGCGTGGCTTTGTGGAGATTATCAATACGGATGTATTCACGGCCGGCGAAAACAAGCAGTGGCTTGTTTCGACAAGTACCTTGCAGCGTGACGCCCTGGTTAAAAAACTCCTGGAAGCAGAGACATTTGCTCCGAAGACGTGGATTGTGCGCACTAGGGACACCTGTTTCATGGACTGGGTTGGCTGGACTGGCACTGTTACGTGCCGTGTGAAGATTTATGAGGGGCGCGAGAATTTCAGCAGGGTGGAGCAGGCCCTACAAAAGGCTCCCAAGATTGTCTGGGAGAAGAAGCTTATTACGAATACATAGTAGAAATATGTCTGCTGTTTCTCTAAGAACCGTTGGTATGGCAGCAAATAAGACAGCTCCTTATAGCCTGGGTTCTATTGATAAATATTATAATAGTGCTAGCGTTGCTTTTATTGAGTATACAATTCCATCAGGTCCTAAAACTCTTTCATTTTTAAGAGATAAAGCCCTTAGGTATAGTTTTCTTCAAACCGATATGCCGTCAAACTTTATTTCCAGGTATGGAACTACGAGCTACGCTTGCCTTATCCACAGGTTAGTAGTAGTATCAATATCGTCAGTAAACTATATAAATCTGTACTTTACAGTCACTAGCAATGGGAGCCAAGGAGATATCCTAGTTCCCGATGGGTCCTTATTGGAAGCCAATGACGTTGCACTAACGCTTAATGGTATTGCCGTAGGTGCTGAAAATACTAATGCGGCAGGTGATATTGTTAAAAGAACGGGATATCTTCAATACTCTTACCCCAGTGGCAGTGTTTCTGACTTATCGTTTAGGTATAGTAATAGTACAAGTTATGGAAGAGCAGTAATTCCCTTTCTACAATTTAGAATTATTGCTACTGCACTTAACTGGTAAAAATTGAAATTCCCGCCCTGCCATACACCCAAGTCCCCTCCTCTTTCACAAATGCAACGAGACTGGATTCCTGGAACTCTGGAGCTGTCTGCCAAAGTCCGATACGGAATCGGCTCTCGCGGCATCCCCCTCTTCCGCTTCGTCCCATACGACACATCGATAGGCCCATTCGCAGTTGGGTGTAGCCAACGAGACCTCTTCCACAATGTTCATGCGATTGTCACCCCAAACGCTGCTACTGCTTCTAATGCTGAATCCTCTCCTCACAGCATTCCCAGCTTCCGAACTCTTCTTCCGAAAGGAACGCTTGTCCAGAATCTCGGTATTCCGACTAATGAGACGAATCTACAAGTTCTTCTCGCCGCCTACGCCTACGACGGCAAGAAGAGTCTGCGTCTTCCGAAAGCGCCGCCACAAGAGAAACCCCCACTCGTTGAAGACTTCTCCAACCGTCCCCATGTGGAAGGCCACACCTTTCACATTGACCCACCAGGGTGTAAGGACGTGGATGATTCCTTCAGCTTTCTCCGCCTAGAAAACAATTGGCGCATCTCCATAAATATTGCCGATGTTGCAGCCTGGGTAAAAGAGGGCTCTGAGCTTGACCAGAAAGCAGCGGAGCGGGCGACCAGCTTCTATTCCCCTGAAGGCGAGGCCCTTGTCCCGATGTTTCCCCGAGAAATCTCCGAAGGCGCAGCGTCTCTTCGTGGCGCCGAGCCTCGTCCCACCTTGTCCCTCCAATTCACTTGGACGCCCGGCGCCCCCGAGCCCCTGACCGATTTCCAATGGGTGGAAGCAATGGCCACCACACACACCTCTTACACATACGACGAAGCTGATGCGGTCCAGGCCGAAGGCATGAGTGCCTTGAAACAACTCTCTGCAGAGTTGGACCCCACGAATACTCAACAGACATCTCATGAATGGGTCCAGAACATGATGATTCTCTATAACCGAAAGGCGGGGGAGACGCTGCGCAAAAAAAGAAATGGTATCCTCCGACGACACTCTGCGCCCAAGGCCGCTGCGCTTGCGCAATGGACGGCCATTGACCCTAGCCTGAGCTTCTTGGCATATGAGGCGGCGACGTTTTGTCTGGCGACCGAAGAAGATACGAGGCATTTCGGTTTATCGGAAGTGGATGCCTATGCATATGCAAGCTCACCTATTCGCAGATACTGCGATTTGGTGAATCAGCGGATTTTGAAAGGCGCGTCTGCCACAGTCCAACAAGAAACCGTAGATGCGCTGAATCGGCGTCAGAAACAGGCCAAGGCGTTTAGCCGAGACTTGTTCTTCATGCGTGAGCTTGCAACAGGCTCCAAGATGCAAGGCGGTCTTGTTGTCGCCCACACAGATAAAGCCTTGACTGCTTTCAAAGCATACATACCGGCGTGGAAACGCTGCGTTAAAATTAAATGCATGGAAGACCTCCCTCCCATCGGCTCACGCATCACCCTGGAATGGCTCTACGACTATGAAAAACCCAATTGGAAAGAGAAGATTATATTTCGTATCAACGCCCAAATAGAATGAACGGGAGTATTCTTCTTATATCTACCCTCGTTATTATCTGGTGGATAGCCGTCTGGGGGCTCATTGATATTTTTTTAAAGGATATTCTTGGAAATTCTAAGAAATCGTATATCATGGTCTATTCTGCCATGATAGTCGTCGTGGTCGCTGCCTTATATGCATATCCTAGACTGGGAGAAAGTTTTGTGTAATATACAAAGACGTATAACCAATAGTATTATTCTTTTTATAGGATAATCGCATCTAGACCCCCTAAACCCGCAAATACAAGCTCTCCGCCACCACAATATCCCTCAGAATGAGCTCCCGTGCTCCAGACAGCTCGGCAATCCATTCCAACTCTCCTGTAATACTGCACATCGCCTGGAACTCGTCCAGAAGCCCCGAGAGTTTCAGCAGCGCTTTCATCATGTTCCCCTCGAATATCTCGTGCCGCATGCAAAGCTCAGGGAGACTGACATCCCCCTTCAACCAATCCGCCACCGGCTCAATCCACTCGGTGCTGATATCCCAGAAGCCGCGCCGCCCAGAATCATACGGAACACCGTGCTTCCTTTCCAACTCGCAACACTCCTTTGACACATCCACCATAAGCCACAAATAGCTCTTGACAAAGTCGCTTACTTCCAGTGCGCTCGGTGCAGTAGGCATAACATCGTCCCTGGCCTCCCCCAAGAAGAGAGCCAGAATTGTAAGAAGTTCGGCCGCCGAGCACCGCTTTAAGTTTTTCTTCAAGGATAAGAACAACTCCGTCATCAGAAATGGCTGCGCCTCATTCGCCTCCGAAGCCAGACGCCCACGCAGAGTCAGAAGTCCCTCGCTTACGTATCCGTATTCCTCCAGAACGCGACGACGAAGCAGAGCACCAGGGACTTGCTGATCCTCCGCCCGCCCACTTTTACACGCATCTCGCAACCCTCGGAGCTGCTCTTGGAGGGAACGCCGCCTCTCAAAGCGCTCCAAAATCGGCTTCCAAATATTCGTTCGGTGATTATCTTCCCAAGCCACGAGCTCTCGTTGCGCGCTTTTCCGCTTTGCGTTTTGGCTGGAAGCAATCCGGTTTTCAATCTCCGCCCGAGCAGCACACTCTGCCGCTTCCTCCTCCGTCAACAGAATGCCCTCAATCTGCCGAGAAAGAGCCTCTGCATCCGCTTCCAAAGCCAATTGGCGTTCATTCTCTAGAGCATACCAGTAGCTGTTTTCAAAGAGCGATTTCTCTGTTAGAGCGTCGCCCCGACCCTCAGAAGCATTCATAATCTTGAACAAGAAGTCGTAGTGGAAATTCATGCGCGAGCCGAAGGTGGCCGCCTTGCCGCAGAGAATCTGTTGCGCCTCGCTCGTCGTCACAGGGTCTCGCTGCGGCAGATAAATCACCAGCCCACGGTCGTCCTTGCCACGCCGCCCAGCGCGCCCTGCCATCTGGATATACTCCGCCGACTTGAGGAGACGCATAGAGCCATCTGTGAATTTCTCCAGTGCCGTGAATATAACAGTTTTCGTGGGCATGTTAATACCCACGGCAAAGGTCTCCGTTGCAAAGAGAACTTTCACGAGGCCGCGGGAAAACAGAATCTCCAGGATTTCCTTGAGAAACGGCATGAGACCGCTGTGGTGAAACGCAATACCCTTCATCGCCAACTTACGCAAGACATGTGCCTGCGGACTCTTCTCTAGAGTGGCTTTGTATCTGGACAAGTGGAAGTCCCAGATATGCGCCACGGCCGCCGAATCCGAGGAGTCGAGGAAATCGTGCTCCACCTTCGCCGCCAACTTCTCGCACCCGGCACGAGAGAAGACGAACACAATGGCCGGCAGCCCGCCCTTTGCGTACAAGTTCCCGAGGCAGGCGTTCATATCGTGCTCAAAGGACTTGGGTCGCATCTTTCCGCCGACGCCGCCGACCATCCCGTCCGCCTTTAGCGCACGCACCTTATCCTTGAACTTGTCGTGCGAGAGAAGGGCGCCCTCTCGCTCCGCCAGCCACCGTGAATACACATCACCATGGAACACCTCCTTGCTGTCGTAAATGATGCGTTGCTCACCTGTATTCGAGAGAACACAATGCTGCAAAGGCACCGCACGCCACAAGGTGCTGATGAGCCAGACGCGTACCTTCTTGGATTCACCTAACCAGCGCGCGAACCCGAATGGAGAAGACAGCGTCGCCGAAAGAAGGATCAGCTTGATAGCTGGAGGCAAGAGAATCAGCGTCTCCTCCCAGACGTGCCCTCGGTCTACGTCGTTGATGTAGTGGACTTCGTCAAATATAACAGCGTCCAGACCATCTAGAGAAAGCAGTGCCGTCGTCCCCACGGATTCCGTAGAAGTCCCCTTCTTGAACAAGAGATTCCGAAGAATCTCCGTGGTCATTACGATAATCTGCGCATCAGGACGGAACTTGATGTCCCCGGTCATAATGCCTACAGAGGTATCAGGGAACAGCTTCTTCAAATCATTGAATTTCTGATTACTCAATGATTTGACGGGTGTCGTGTAAAAGATGCGCCCGCCACGCTGGATGGACTTGGCGATTTGATACTCGCCGACGAAGGTCTTGCCAGAGCCTGTCTTCGCTGTGACGAGCACATTCTCGCCGGCCTCGATGGCGGCGATGGCGAACTTCTGGAAGCGGTCAGGCTCGAATCCGGTGGATAGGGCGGGAGAAGAAGGCGGCTCGGGCACAGGCTCGGAATCAGTGACTACACGGACGAAATCACTCATTCTGTATGGGGACTTATAACCCAATTCCCCTGCGACTTCAATTTTTTGTCCCCGTGATTTGACTAAACACGCCCTGCAACGGTGTAATAGAAATATGCGTATAGTGAGCCAATGATGAGGGCTGCTCTAAGAACGGATTTGCCTGGGGTTTGTGTAGGCTGAGGCTGAGGCTCGGCCCCTTTCGCTTCTTGTGTATTGGCAGGCAAAACAGAAAAAACAGCCTTTTCTTTAACTTGAGGCTCTTCTTCTTGCTCCTGCTTCTGCTCCTGCTCAGGCGACATACGAAACTTCAGCATAACAGGCTTCTCGGCTACCTTGACGGCGACGGAAATGGGGCCAGAAGGGACTTTTTTCGGCTCCTCCGCAGAAGTAGAAAAACAGCACTTGAACATTCTTTATTAGAGGGTGAGTTTATATTTTAGACCTGTGGTCATTTCAAAAATTGAATACTTTTGAATAATTTTAGTTATTCAAACGATGTCTGACCTTGATTCAGAGCTTCTTTCATTGCGTGTGAGGCTTGCTGCTTTAGAAGAACAAAAGAGAATTGAACAAGAAAAAAAATTGTATCCAATGAATAACCTTAAGGATATAATTGATACAACTAAAACTGGTCTTGAATCAGGGACCGCTCAGGGCAGCTGGACTATTCGTGACAATAATAGCGTAAGAAAGGGTACGCCCTTAGTGATACTCTCATACGAAAAAGATAAATTGGAATTCCTTGAACAAATATATCTCACATTAAATAATATGAATAAGCGCCTGGAAGCACTTGAACGCTTTATATCTTAAAGGATCAGGCTTACATCACAGAAATCCCCTTGATGATATGATAAGTATAGAGAGCAATCGCTAGAACAAGAAATGCCGTTAAGCTGCTGCTCAGCACTGATAGACGCACCAGCTCCCAATTCCGCTCCTTCTGTAGGTTATCCAAATGGTCGTCGTCCTCAATATCATAAAGATACTCGCTCAACACGGAAAGGGGAACTTCCGTGCCATTCACCGTAATCCAAGTCCTGCCGTCTCCCTTCTTGAAAGAGGAGATATCATACCGCCTGCTCAGCCCATCATCGGAATAAATCGTCTCGTCGAAATACTTTCCAAAATTTCCAGAGATGTCTCTAAGCTGTGCAGCCACAGGGCAGCAGCTCTCTACCGAGTGCGAGCAGTTCTTTAGGGGCGTGGCGTTGGATGACATGTTTACGTAGTTGGACTTATACAAAGCCCTACGGGTCCCATCAATTTTTAGGCATGGTCTAAACACTAACACTGCTAAAATAAAAGATGTCTGTATTCAACGAGGAGGTTGAAAGGCGTGAATATGAAAGATGCTCACAGAAAAAAGAAACATTCTTAGAGGCCTTGAAAAAAATTATTGTAGAATCCAAGAGTCCGTTGGAAGGAAATTCTTTTTATATACATAATTCTTTGAATATTTATTCTGATTTATACACAAAACAGCTGAATCTGTTCTGGTGCGGAAAGCAAGGAAAGCAAGGAAAGCAAGGAAAGCAAACAAATACGAGAATATGCGAAATTGGATTTAACGCCGGCCATTCTTGTATGTTAATGCTTCTAGGAAGAGAAAATACCCCTCTAGATTTTACTGTGTTTGATATAGGACACCACTCTTATACAAAGCCCTGTTTAGGATATATGCAAAGCGTTTATCAAAACGTGAAGTTTGAGTATATAGAAGGAGATTCAACAGTCACAATGCCCAATTGGATAAAGGCAAATGCTGCGTCTAAGGGAACATACGATGTTGTTCATGTGGATGGAGGTCACTCAGAACATTGTATATACAATGATATGAAAAATGCCGATGCATTAGTTAAGGTAGATGGTATTCTTATCGTTGATGATACGAATATAGAGTATGTTAGCAAATATGTGGATTTATATGTGAGTTCTGGAAACTACAAGGAGTTGAATATTCTCAAAACAATAGGTTATCAGCACAGAATCTTACAGAAGATTAAGTCGAACCAAGCGACTACACAGAAGGTTCCGCTAACCATTACAACTCTCGTCATAGGCGCAGATTACAGGAAATCTTTGGCGACTTGTCTCCAATCAAAGGCAGAGTATGCAAAAAAACACGGATATACGTATATTGAAGGGGGCGAGAAGAGCTGGGATAGAAGCAGACCTATTGCGTGGTCAAAGATTCCCTTTTTGCTCGATATTTGTAAGACTCTTCCTGAAGGCGCCTTGATTTGGCAAAGCGACGCAGATGTCTTTATTACGAACCCCGAGATTTCATTTGAAGAGCATGTTCTACCCCTTTTACCCAATGACAAAGATTTCCTGTTGACTCTTGATGCGTGTGGCCACATTAACGATGGGAACATTGTATTCCGAAATACTGCCTGGTCTAGAGATTTCTGGCGGCGTGTGTATGAGCAGACGCAATACACTTATCATATCTGGTGGGAAAATGCCGCAATTATCCATTTGCTGGAGACAGTTCCGTCCGATAGAGAGAAGATAGAAGTCACCCCGCACCACAAGGTTTTCAACGCGTATCTCCGAGGAGTGGAAGGCCAACCTCTTTGGGAGAAGGGAGATTTATTGGTACATTTCGCTGGTGTATACGACGCAGAGGAGATGCGTTTACTCGTGGAGCGTATTCAGCGAGGCGAGACTCCGAGGATTTCTATGTAACGTGAAGTGCCAAATTTAAGAACCCCTCGCTACGCTCGGTTGTTCTTAAATTATTAGCACTTCACATTATTTCCTAAAATACCAAAATTAAGAACTAGCGTTCTTAATTTTGGGATTTAACGGTAGGAAATAAGAATGGAGTGTTGCTCTCCCGATGTTGGTGATTGCAGGAAATGTCACCCTGAGATGTGGAAAAAATGTAAGGGGGCTTGGATATCGAAATTGTTTCCGAAAGAAACGATGTGTAGAAAGCGGATTTCAAGGAGAGTCAGGCAAAACCCAAAGGCTTCTAGGATGCGTCTACATACTCGTAGAGTATAGACTCGCCGAATATAGACTCTGAAGATTTCTATCTGAAAATAGAATGTCGGGTCCTATTCCAATATCAAGTACTGTATCTACACCGAGGGCTGTACTTAATATGAAACCTTACAAATTTAATAAAAATCAAACATATCATGTGCCCAAAGATGTTCCTGTGTGTGTTTTAAATTATCTTAAAGATACAAAAAAGGGTGTCATAAGCACCTGCGAAAGTCCGAAAGATTGGATTATGACTTATCAACTACAAACAAAACAAGACCTCGGTCCTTGGCTTCTTTCCTATGGATATGATATTTCAAAGAATATGACTGGGTCTACTGCAAAGTCAAAGAAATCTAGACGTTCCAGAAAACAAAAGAAATCTCTCCGAAAGACGCGCAAGGTCTAAAGATTCACAGAGCTATCTCTGTAGAGGGGGTTCCGTCAAACCCACCTCGGAAAAAGTTGATTTTTGCTGCGAGCTTATTTGAAGGACGGACAGGTCCCGTAACTCAGTTGGTAGAGTGTGGTGCTTATACAATTTGCTGTATACTTTTAGGCACGCCAAAGTCGCGGGTTCGACCCCCGCCTGGACCATTTTTTTGTCTTTTCCGAAAGGCCAAAAAAATGGATCGTATAAGTAGAAATGGGAGCGATTTTTGGTAAGGGCAACGGCAACGACGGCGGCAACGGCAGCGGCAACGGCGGCGGCGGCAGCGGCAACGGCGGCGGCGGCAGCGGCAGCGGCGGCGGCGGCGGCGGCGGCGGCGGCGGCAACGGCGGCAACGGCAAAGGAAGGAATGCGGCGGCGAATGCGGGTGCGGGTGCGGGTGCGAATGCGAATGCGGAGGCGGCGGCGGCGGCGGCCGCGGAGCAGGCGGCGGCGAATGCGAATGCGAATGCGGGTGCGAATGCGGGTGCGAATGCGGGTGCGAATGCGAAGGCGGCGGCGGCGGCCGCGGAGCAGGCGGCGGCGAATGCGGGTGCGGGTGCGAATGCGAATGCGGGTGCGAATGCGGCGGCGGCGGCGGCCGCGGAGCAGGCGGCGGCGAATGCGGGTGCGGGTGCGAATGCGAATGCGGGTGCGGGTGCGAATGCGAATGCGAATGCGAAGGCGGCGGCGGCCGCGGAGCAGGCGGCGGCGGCGGAGGCGGAGCGGAAGGCGGCGGCGGAGGAGGCGGCGGCGGCGCAGCGGCGGGATGCGGATGCCCTGCTGGAAGCGGGGGAGGGTCCTGTACTTCCAGGCGCGGCGGCGGAGCGTCGCTCTCGCAAGCAAAGCGGTGGTGCAAAGTCAGCAAAGGCCAAGAAGACTCGCAAGGCGTCCAAGACACCGGCGGTGGGCTCCAAGGCCCAGGTTTTCCATGGCTCCGCCAAGCACACATCCGGCGGCCTGACCAAGTCCGACCTGATGAAGCACAAGGGCCGCATCGTCAGCAGAAAGAAGCACGCCCTGGGCAAGAAGGCGTTCAAAAACCTCGTGAAGGCGGGCTACAAGCCCAAGAAGGGCACGTTCAAGTTATTCAAGTAAAAATTGAATAACATATGATTTCCTGAGCCCAAAAGGCTCAGGAAACCCAAGCTGTTTAAGTAAAACTTAAACAGCGAACTCAAGCTGTTTAAGGCGTAAAACTTCACCCCTATCCAAGCATGCATCTATAAAGTTCTTACGAAAGACTTTTATAGATATAAGCAAGTCCTAGAAAATAATACCTTCTCTCTCTAAAGAGAAAACCAAATGCACGAAGAGCATCCAAAGCCTCCTATAAAATGCTCCAACGACGTGACATTTATAAACATAGTCCAAGAATTTGTGTTAAAGGAATCTGGTCTCTTCACAATATACGCCTTATTACTTCTAACACTGCCACTGAAAGATATCATATTTCCGAAGTTGGTCGGCAGCCTCTACAATGCCATTCAAGGGGGGAAAGAAATACAGACAATTGTCATAGGAATTGTTGCTATTATCATTTCTCTACAAGTGATTAACGTTATTTCAGATTACGTGGAAGTACAAATGCATCCATCCATATATAAATTCATCCATGAAAAAATCATGGATCATTTGTTCAAAATCAAAGAAACCAATTATAGCGACGTTGATATTGGCGGAATTATCTCAAAAATCGTGAAACTTCCGAGTATCATGCATCATCATATAGAGAATATACGGGCGTATTTGATTCCGTATGCCATTACAACCCTGTGTATCTTAGCGTATATATTCTATTTGGATTGGAAGTTAGGCTTACCTCTTCTTGGCGTCCTATGTGTATTTTTTACAACCTTATATTATTCATTCGGCACATGTTCCCCTATTGCATATAAAAAAGACGAGGTGTTTTCGCTAATGATGTCAAATACCGATGATGTCTTGAGAAATATGATAACCATTATGAGTTTTAATAAGAAAGAGCAAGAAAAGGATGAACTCAATGAAATACACAAGGCCTATGCTGAAAACACGATTGGAACATTGAACTGCACTTTGTATTCCAAGTATATAAATGCGCCTCTTATCTTAGGATTCGTTATATTCGTGTGTTACTATTCTTATACGAAAATGAAGGCGAAGAAGATGACTCCTGGTGAATTTGTGACCCTATTAATTATGTCTTTCATGATAATGAATATTCTCTTTTCCACCTTGGATAAATGGAAGGATATTCTTCTGCGCAATGGAATTATAGAGAATTCTCTGAAATCGTTTGAGGAATGCCACATAGCCCGAGACCCTTATACGAAGGCGGCGGCAAACAAACTTGGTTTGCGTTTCCAAGATATTCTATTTTCTTATATTACAACCGATACGGAGCGGCCCGTGTTTGATAATTTCACTTTGGATATCAATACGAAAGAAACGACGCTCATCGTAGGAGAAATCGGCTCAGGTAAATCCACTATCATATCCCTTTTACTCAAATACCAAACTCCCCAGGGCGGCGAGATTTTCTTAGAAGGTGTTCCTTATTCTAGCATACCCACTGCCGATTTACGGAAACGTATTGTATATATACCTCAAAGCCCTATTCTTCTGAATCGCAGTGTCTATGATAACATCGTATATGGAATAACGCCACCGCCGCCCAAAGAAGAAGTTTCTAGCCTGATTCGTAATATGAATCTCAAGAGATTTCTGGACAATTTGCCGAAAGGCTTAGATACTTCCGTGGGTGTGCACGGAAATAAATTATCAGGTGGGCAGCGTCAGATAGTCTGGATTCTCAAGGCGATTTTGATGAATCCTGAGATTATTATTATGGACGAGCCGACGGCAGCTGTGGACGACGAGACGAAAGGGATTGTACATCATTTGCTGGAAAAGGTAGTCCAGGGCAAGACGGTCATAATGATAACCCATGACCCGTATCTTCTGAAATTTGCCAATCGTATTATTACAATGAAGGATGGGGAAGTTGTGGAGGATAGCGCGCGTCCTGTAGGGAAAAACCAAGAGCAAAAGAGATACAGACCCTATAAATAATGAATATATGCTACGAATATAAGCAAAATACACAATGTATTTGGCTTATATATGAACTTTAGAAGCAGAAGCAGTAGATTATTTACGTTGGCGGCGAGTTTTCCTTTGGCGGCGTTGGCGTCTGGATTTCCCCTTACGAGATTTACCTGCTCCTGCCCCTGGACCTCCAGTTGCTACAAGATTAAACTTAGGACCCAAATTTTCAGCAAGAGGTGTTATTCCATTTAATCTTTTAGCTGCTTGTGCTATTTCAGTCTTTTTTTTGTCAACATAATAAAGGTATGCTTGCCAAGCTCTGTTTCTTAAGATACCTTTATTAGAATTCTCTAATTTTGTAGGATTCGTATCATCTGTTAAAACTAACCTGTTGCCATACATAGGAATACCATGATTTTCTGGCTCCCCACGCGTTTCTTCAAATATAGGGATCTCATAATCATCTAAATTCGGAGAAGGTCGCAGCACACCAAACTCATCAGGAGTACACTGATAATTTTCTTTCAAACCAAATTCTTTATATTTCCATGATGAATGGCCACTCACCTTTCCCTTTGTAGGCCTTTTAGGAGCATTGCCACGCATTACCACTCCGTCCATTCTACTATACCCTAAGAAGATAACCACTTGGCAACTCCTTCCAAAACGGCGGCCGCCTCTTTTTTCGTGTATTCATCATTCACCGTTCCATCATGGGGGTCATACCAATACATACAGCCACGAGTATCAGATTCTTCTATATTGGACCACACTAGTGCCGCCCCACTTGCAGCAATTTCCTCGCCATGCTCTTTCATTTTGACCGCCAAAGAAGACAAGCCAGAGCCACGCGCACTCAGCACTTTCTCCACCGTTTCCTGGGGACACCGATGAGGGAAAAATATCGCCTCCCACTCACACGCCACCGATGTCCCATCAGACCCTCCAATAAGCGTGACATCCAACTTCTGCTCTCGCCAACGCTGCCACAACGCTCTCGGGATTTCGCACATGGTATTTGCACACAGCCAGAGGATACGCACCGGTTTCGGAGCATTGGCCACATAGGTCGCCACCATCTGCGCCTCAAAGGAATCTCGCACTCGGAAGATAACATCCCAGCGCCGCCGACCCACACTTCCTAGAAGCGACACATTACTCGTCTTTCCCATAGATTCCTGGACCACTAAGATGCTACGCCCCTTATACAGGCTCTGCGATTCTATCAGGTTGAAACGGCGTAGCCATGCCCGCTCGTCTCCGATAACTAAGAAGCGATGCGCCCGTAAAGGCGAATCAAATCCTTCCACCCGTAGTGTATCTTCTGCTCCTGCTGCGCTTACTGTTGCTGCACCGAACATAGTTACTTATACCACGTATCTTTCTCCCCCTTATTAGACGCAGTACGCAAGATGTCCCTCGCACAAAAAGCCATCGCCGGATTTTTCCTCCTGCCCCTCCTCGATGCTCCATGGCTTTTCTTACAAATGTCAGCGAGCCAGTCCATGTTCTCCAAGATACAAGGCGGCCGCGCCGTCCAAATGACCCTCTGGCCCGCCATCATAGTCTATATCGCCCTCACCTATCTCCTCCTCCAACAAACCTCCGTATGGGGCGCAGCCCTATCAGGCTCCGCCGTATACGCCGTCTATGATTTCACGAATCTCGCCGTATTCAAAGATTATACCCTACAATTCGCCATCGCCGATTCCATCTGGGGAGGCGTCTTATTCGCCCTAGCATTCACCATCCTACGCCACTTTTTTCCGCTGTGAAAAAGAGAATGTCACTGCCCTATAAAACTTATCTCATGTCCGCCATGGCAGCCAGCGTTGCGTATAAACCCTATACAGAAGTACAAGAAGGTTGGCGCGAAAAGTCCTTGGAATGTTTGAAAGGCGCAGAAGAATGCCCCACCTTATACACCTCGTGTCCCACCGCCTTTCCCTCTAGAACGGTTCAAGCGTATAGTTGGATAAAAGACCGCACGTTTTACCTGACATTCCGAGGAACACAGGGCAAAAAAGACGTTCTTGCCGATATAGACGTCCTTCGCACGTATCTGTTCCCCCAAGGAGACCGCAACATCCTCGTCCATTCAGGATTTCTCTCTTATTTTCAATGTGTAAAAGAGGATATTCTACGGAAACTAGAATCCTCCGCACACCTCTTTGACACAATCCACGTAACGGGCCATTCTCTAGGAGGAGCCATTGCCACCATTGCTGCAGGTGTTATAGGCCAGGTCATGCGCGAAGCTCCTGCACCTACCTCTGAAAAGCCCAACTCCGAAAAACCCGCCGACATCCATAAAAAACGCATTGTATGTCATACGGTCGGCTCTCCTCGTGTTGGAAATACTCATTTCGTCAAATGGTTTAACGACCATGTGGACGAGAATATGCGTATTGCCAATGACGATGACCCTGTAACACTGTTTCCCATTTCTTGCTTATACACACATGTATCTGAATCGATATGCATTGACGACCACTGTAAAGTGAAACAAATTTCGAAGGATACAAAATGGTATTGGCGTCTTTTCCAATTACCCTTTGAAATAGATTACAGAGCGCCCATATCAGACCATAGTTGTGATTTATATATTCATCGCCTGATGAAATTGGTAGCCGAGAATTAGTATTCTATACGGAACGTAGATGCTTTCTGTAGCCGCGTTTATTTTTGCCGCTTTAGCCTCAGCCCAAGACGCCATCGGCTCTACAGGATGTACTGCACCCGTCTGCGTTTTTTCTAACCCCAACCTCCGATTTGGAACGGGTGCGGAAACGTCGGTGAATTCCTACGGGCTGTTTCAGCAGCCTTGGTATTATTCACCGGCCGCCTCTTCGTGGTATAAGCTGACATTTTCAAATTATCCGCTTGATACGGCGATAGGAACAGGAACAGGTAGCACGCATTGGAGTGGCACCACAATTGCCAATCTATACTCTTTAACGCCTACTGAGGCAACCACTGATTATTCTGCGTTTGTTGTGGATAGCAGTGACGCGACGAAATCCGTTGGTCATGGAAAAATCGTCGCATCTCGGAGTTTCAACGTGGGAGGATATACCATGACCATGCAAAACACGTTTTCTTTGGGACGGAATGACAGCTTCGTAAAGATTGTTACACGTCTGATAAACAATTCTACGGCAGTGGTTCCCAATGTTATGATATGGACGGGGACACGTGACGACTTTGTGGGAATGACTGACGTGAATACAAAGACTCGCGGAAATCTGGATACGGGCTCCTTCGTCGCTATTACGTCGACTGGCCAATCTTCTCGTGCAATTATGATTACGAATACGAACGAGGGCGTTCTGTTCTATTCCGAGACCTCCGGTGTAATGACAGCATTTTCGTCGTGCTGCTCCTTTGCTAATGTTTATAATACCAACCCTCTTACATTAGCTCCTTCGACGCCTACACCGACCGATGGCTCGTATGCAGCGATTCTCCCTTTAGGAAATTTAGACATCGGTGCATCGGCGAGTATTACATGGTATTATGCGGCTGGAGCTATACAGTCTCTGGGAACAGTGGCGCAAAATGTGGCGGCAGCGCAAGTGGCTGATGCGCCTTTGCCTTCTCCTAGCATTAGCGCATCTCATTCGGCCACTGCCTCTGCCAGCGCCACTGCATCAGCCACTGCCTCTGCCAGCGCCACTGCATCAGCCACTGCATCAGCCACTGCATCATCCAAAGGCACATCCTCTTCCAAACCAACTGCATCATCCATGCCGACTTCATCGGCAACAGCCTCATCTATTCCCTCTTACACCGCCCACGCTACGGCAAGTTCTTCTCCTTCTGCAAGCGCAGAATCAACGGAAACAAGCACCTTGACGGCCACCTCTTCTCCCACTCCTACGGAAACACCCAAACCCGTGGCCAATCCCGCGTATACAATGACTCTCCAAACGAATAGCGAATTTGTGGCAAGTATGATTGCCATAAATGTCGCGACAATTATGATTACGTTTATATGCGTATGCTGTGTAGGATGCTGTGCGTTCATCGTATATAAACGCCATAAGGAAGACGAGCGTCCTCGCCCTCTAGTTTTACGCAACGTGGCACAGGCCTGGACTAGCAGCTCTGTTTAGCCTCAATCATCAAACTTCCACGCCCAGTGTAAAAGGGCTTGTCTTTGTCTAGGGCGACAGCTTAGAGCATCCGCTCCTAAACCACCACACGCCTTTTTCACAGCCCCATAATGTCTCCTGAAGTTTTTCCAGCGCTGGATTTGTATTGCATCCAGCTCTGGCAACCGCCGTCCCATCCAATACCGACAATACCATTGAAACCATCCGCGCTCGTCCGGATTTTCCTTACTGGAAAGCACCTCCCTCTTGCCCCCCAGCTTTTTGCCTCCAGGTGAATACACCCAGCCTGCCTTGCGCCATTCCGACAAAGGTAGACGAGAATCTATCTTGAAATGATTGACCTCTATCTTGCCCCCATAAGGCGCTGAAGGACAAAGCTTCCCTAATAAACCCGCCCTCCAGAACCATTCGGCGGGGAATTCCAGTAAACAATCATTCAAATACTTTCCCCCAAATGCACCTAAGGCAAGAATCTCGCCAGGAGTCAAATACGGCTCAAATCCTGGGGCAAAGTTAGTCCCAGGCTCTTCCGTTAAAACATACGAATAATCCTTCTCCATCCGATTCCATACCTTGATGGTATCACCTTTGTGAAAAGAATGTAAAGGCCGCCCTTTCGTCTTTAACACTTCGAACATATCTTCCACAGATTTCAAGGAAAGCACCCGCTTATCCATTTACTTATACCCTGACAAAAAATTGCTGCCGGCAACCCTAGCCCAAATAAGTCCCAAAATGCTTGACGCGAAGACGAACGAGCTGCTGAAGCAATGGCGGCTTAGCTTGACGGACAGAGAGCGTGCTCTCCATGACTTTGCAGCGGTTCAATTGAAGAAGTCCTTGAATCCGAATCCTTCTGATGCATCAGACGGAGACAACGGCTCCTATTTCCCCGAGAAATGCCACGCATTCAAGCAGTGGTTGAAGGGGCAGCAGCCTTTGCAGCAGCCCCAGCAGCAGAAGTCGCAGTAACCCCAACAGGAACCAATTCTATTCCCGCCCGAAGGGCGGCAAGTTCTGAAAAAGAACTCCCAGCCGACGCCAGGATTTTAGAGCAACGGTGTAAAAGAAGCCAGTCAATGACTCCGGCGTATTGTTGCTGCGCCGTCATTCTTCCAAGCACAGTCGTCGGTGAGTAAATCGCCTCCCCATATAAATTCTGAAACCTCATTTTTACTGCAAGGTCGTCCGTGACGAGACAGAAACGTGCGTCCTTATTCAGCACGAGCTCGTCCTCAATGGCTTTTTCAAAGGCGGCCACGGGAGATGCCGCGATACACTTCACGTGGTCCGTCCTCCGCACATGGACGCCGATACAAGCCCCCTCGACCATCGTCACCTGCTCTTCTAACTCTGGGACAATACGTATGCTCCGAAGCGCGGCGAGACCACGGGCCGTGGCGTTTTCCAAATCGTCGTGGAAACTGCTGTAGCTTTGGATGCGGATTTCATACTCTGCTGCAGCAGCAGCAACATGCATATCGGCGTGCGATAAGACCTGTTTGGCGCCGTTCAAATACGTTGGATGTACGTATGTAAGACCCTCGATAGACGACGGGTTAATCAGCTGCTCTAGAGAGCAGGGCATATGCCCCTTTTCCACAGGCCAAAAAAGCTCCAAGGAGGCACCGATATCTTTGGCCCAAAGCATCCCTGAAACAATGGCACGCACTCGGTTACAAAATCCGCCCTGTAGACGAAGGCAAATTTTCTTTGGACGAGTCATCTGTATCGTATAGATACAGAATTTCTTAGACCTGCGGCCTTTCTGCTTTCTGCTTCCTGCTTCCCCTGAGGATGCACCCCACGCCAGGCACTCCGGTCTAAAATTTTTTTGCTATGATCTAATATCGTATAGACTGGAAAAATTAAACAGCATCTTGTCTTCTGTGCTCAAACAGCACCCCTCGGCCGGTAGTTTCTACGTCATTTCACGTCCTCGTGTACAGCGCCAACTGTTCACCTGGAAAAGCTTAATGCCTGAAATCAAACCATACTATGCAGTCAAGTGTAATCCAGAGCCACAACTCATAAAGTGGCTGGCCCCTGAGGCTGGATTTGATTGTGCGAGTGCCAGGGAGATTCAAATCGTAAAAGAACTCGCTCCTAAATCTGACATTGTTTTTGCCAATCCGTGTAAAAAGGAAGACGATATTTATTATGCGATGAAACAAGGCGTCAAGACCACTGTTGTAGACAGTTACGAGGAGATAGATAAGTTAGACGCCTGTCGTTGGAGCGGGGATTCATTCATTCGCATTCGTGTCGATGATTCTGGGAGTAAGATGCGATTCGGCGAGAAATTCGGCGCTTCCATGAAAGACGCCGCCAACTTGGCCAAATACGCCGAATCCAAGGGCCAGGAGATTTCTGGCGTGAGTTTTCACGTGGGCTCAGGATGCGCCGCACCTTCTCAGTATACGAAGGCGATTGCGCAGGCTAATAGCTTGCTAAACACAGACCCCAAAGCAAAAACCATCGACATCGGCGGCGGATTCACAGATACGCATATAGAAGCCGCCTCAAAGGCTGTGGCCCTCGGAAAAGAGCTGCTGGCCGATGATGTCCGTCTTATTGCAGAGCCAGGGCGTTTCTTTGCGGAAACGAGCCATGACCTCTTTGTAAAAGTGATTGGCAAGAAGCCGAGTGCAAATGGCAAAGGGTTTCGCTATACGATAGACGAAAGCCTTTACGGACAATTTTCTTGTATCCCTTTTGACCACGCCCAGCCACGGTGGATTCGTATCAGCTATTGTAACCACAAAAGGAAGGCTAAGCCAGCGATTCTCTACGGTCGCACATGCGATAGCGTTGATATGATAGCATCCGCCCAAGAAGCGGAAGAGTTATGCGAAGGCGACTGGCTATGGTTTCCCAATATGGGCGCCTATACGACGGTAACAAGCACGGAATTCAACGGATTTCCGAAGCCGCCGTTGATTATCCTAGACAAGTATGCAGACGAGCAGCTACCCCCAACACAATCTTTTACACAGAGTGAATGGCCCTCTGGATTACAATATGTGAGTGCAGTCACATGTCCTACGTTTTCTTAGGCTTTAGCCTAAGCTCTAATATTCCTATCAATCCACTTGTAAATATTGTTGGTTGTAGTCGTATTATCATTCTCAAATGTCTCTATAAACTTCCGCCATTCTTCATCCGTTTCCTGCCTGTTAAGAGAAGCCAAGATATATCTACGAAACATCATACGACTTATATTGGAAGACGCTGTCTCCTGATATAATGCGAGTTTCCCCTCCAATTCACTCATTTTCTTATTTGTCTGTGCCAACTCCGCTTTCACACCTTGTATCTCAGCTAGAAGAGCATTGATGATTTCAAAATGACTGTCTACCATCGACTCTACATCTGCCTCTATCCGTGCGTCCATGCTACACGTTATACATGATAAAAAATGACGCATTTGTGCGTACAAACCATGGTCCCTGCCATGGTTAGAGCAAGACAAGCAAAAGAAAGCTTTGATGCGTTCATAGACAGACATCTGTTTAAGATAAAGGTTTTGTGGATTATCTATGTATTTGCTTCGCTAATAACTCTAGGTGCTGGTATAGGATGCGTCGTAAGGTACGGAGATAGTGTTAAAGGGTGTGCCGAGACATTGATTGCAGGTGTGTGCGGGACATTGGGCGTTGTTCTGTATTGTATTGTCTGCTGCATCATATGTGTATATGACGCCTGTAATGGAAGAAGAGTGGAGTGTTGTGGAGTTGACTACCCTTGAGACCTCCGAAAGATATTTATTGCGAATAAGTAGAATTCAAAAATGATATATGATAAGCCTATAATTTACACTTTATCACATGTGATGATTGGATTTGTAGGATATTTTTATATTGAGCTTCTCATACTCTTCTTAATATACCAATTCTCGCAACTTATCATGAACAAACGTTTCTTTTTGTTTGAATTTAAATTAAAAGAAGGAAACTCCCTTCAACATACCCTGTATAAACTAGGAGAAACGGTCGTGGGATTTGTTCTCGCCGCTTTCATACATATATTTTCCAGCGTCATTAGGTTTTTGCCTTAGATGCTTGTAGCAAACCTGCAGCCTTCTTTTTCTCCCAATGCGCCTTCCAGAATTCCTTGGAGCCGTAGGCGGGTTTGTCGGTGCTAGGAGTTTCCAGGATACGCAACTCTTTCGGAGTTGCCTCAATCTGTTTCTTGGCAGAGGTGATGATTTTCATGAGCTCGGCCGATTTTGCATAGACGTCATCGGGATTATCGTGTTTTATAATCGATAGCTCGTCTTCCGCGTGAGCCTTCGTGAGAAAGGCGGCGACGTAGTCGGTTTCCTGTTTTTCTCGCACGATATCCTTCTTACACGACGCCTCTTCCTCGGGTGGCACTTTCATGCCACGGGAGAAATACCACTGTTGAACAGATAACCAAATCTCTTCAGCAGGGGTGCGGACTTTATGAGCAGGGCGCAGAGGCGGAGGCATTCTTGCGGTTACCTTCTAACAACTGCAACACCCACTTCAATTTTTTTACGCCCATGCACCGAAATTCTTCCAGCCAATTTGGTTTCCACTGGAATCTTTCACAACTTGCGAGGTCCATGTATATGTCTTATCCTTGTCGTCAACATCCTTGATTACATCGTGAATCTTCGTTGTCACGGCATATGCGAGGGCGAGGACCGAGCCGAGTAAAATGAGAATAAATAAAAAGGCCAGGAATAATCTCCACTCCATCTACTAAGTAACGCCTAAAAAGCGGGGCTCTGTGAATAATTATAATGAAGGTCTTGGATGCAGGTTTCGTGGAGCTTCTGGATACATTTGGAGACGATTTGACGGTTGTGAATGCAGCCCGGGTTTCTTTCCATAAGGAGGTAGCGGAGATGAGCGTGAAGGATGAGAAGCTTATCAAATATTTGGCGAAACACAATCACGTGACGCCGTTTTTCCATCCGCAAGCTCGTTTCCGTCTGAAGATGCCGATATTCGTGGCTCGGGAATGGTTTCGCCATCAAATCGGATTTGCCCGCAATGAGGTGAGCCGCCGGTATGTTGACGAGCAACCCGAGTCCTATTTACCCGATATATGTCGTGCTCGTGATACGAATGTGAAGCAGGGAAGCAAGGCGACGGGTGTTCTGGAGAATGATGTAGCTGTTGCGCTGATTCGGGACAGCAATGCTAGCGCGCAAGAGACTTATGAGCGTCTTCTCGGAATGGGCGTGGCCCCGGAAGTGGCGAGGACTGTTTTGCCGCAGGGAATGTATACGGAATTCATCGAGACTGGGTCACTGGCCGCATACGCGAGGCTGTGTGGACTGCGCCTTGACCCGTCGGCACAGGCGGAGATAAGAGCTTATGCAGACGCGGTGAGAACCTTGTTGCTGGAGAAGTTTCCTGTGAGCTGGGGGGCTTTGTCATGTGAGCATTCTGAATGCCCTCAGAGCAAACCAATCGAGCGGACCGTCTCTGAGGAAGAGTTGCTGGCGAAGTCGGCTTCGGCGGATGCTTGCTAGCCTTGGGCAAATGCTTGCTAGCCTTATCGGTCCGAGACAAAGCCATATGCCGCACACACTTGTCATCCCCAAATAATCCGGCCGGCACAATCCTTTTACACAATTCATGAGAGCATACGTAACTCCAACTTTGCCCCGCACGCCTCTTATTGGAGCGCCATGCAGCAGAAGAGGCGTCAAACCATTCTGGGGTGAATTCAAAAGCCGCTTCACCCACCTCGCGATGCTCGGTGAATTCAGCAGCTAAAGCTGCTTCACCCGCATTGCGATGCTCGGTGAATTCAAGTGCATCACTTTTAGTAGGAAATTCCATTGATTTATAATCGCTGGAATTCTCTAAATCATTTTTTAGTTATTTATTCCGGGTTGGGGGTTTTACCCGCAGACCCTGAGCCTCGCGTTGGTTTCTGTTTTGTGGTCCTTCACTTTGAGAACGACTAGGTGGACCACTTGGAGTTCTACCACGAACAACCCCTTTCGGTTGTTCATAAAAAGTTTGGCCGGCTTCAACCGCACTTTTTACAGCAGCATCGAATGTTCTGGATTCGGAGCCATAGAATGCGCCTGTCTTAATCTGTCTTAATGCTCCTACCGCTGCACCTCCGCCACCAGCAGCGCCGCGGTGCTGCTGCTGCGTAAGCGCCGCCTGAAGTTGTCGTGCCCCGTGTGTCGTGCTGGCAGGATGAGGTGTAGGGAGAAGCGATGCCCTCTCTAGTTGTTTTACTGTAGTTCTAAAACCAGAGCCGGTGCCCGCCGCCCCGCGTACTTGTATTTTAATCCTACCTGTTGGTAGACGCATTGCTCCAAAAGGAAGCGGTGCTTCTGGAGTATACTCCCCTCCACCGCCGTCGCCCCGCGCCTTCTTCACGCCGCGGCCGCCCCCTCCTCCACCGCCGCCGCTGGGTGGTGAGCCGCCGCCTCCTCCTCCACCGCCACCCCCTCCTCCACCGCGGCCGCTGGGTGGTGAGCCGCCGCCCCCTCCTCCACCGCCGCCGCCCCCTCCTCCACCGCCGCTGTCCGCCCACGAGCCGCCGCCCCCTCCTCCACCATCTATTCCTGCCCTTTCACTTTCTTCTTTTAATGTATTTCTACGCAAAAGCCTCAATTCTCTTTTGATATTTTCTATAATTCTTTTAAGGTCTTCTGATGGCACATTATCATTTGATTCTAATTGATGTAGTATTTCGCTAAGAGTTAATAAATTAGGATATCCTATATCTGCAGATATAAACGTATTTTCTTCTCGTTCATCCAAGCCAATAAAATCTTCCTCATCTTCTTGTGTTGTTGCATACAATGCTCCTCTTGTTTGAGGGCGGCGCCAAGCAGAAGCTCCACCTCCGCCTCCACCTCCACCTCCACCTGAAGAGGGTACAGGTGGATGCTCAATATCAATTCCATATATATCGAATACAAAACCACTAACATAATTTCTTACAAGTTCGTCATTACATTCTACATCGCATACATTATTTAACATAGAAATATATATCAGATAATCTTCAAGTATTGTTTTTAAGAGTTCATCTGGGTTTATAGGTGTGAATGCTGGTAATGCTGGTAATGCTGTTGCAAATTTATTCGCTAAGGTAGACATAAGTGAACCATTGTAGGATTCAGGTTTCGTACCATTATTCAATTGTAAAGTATTTTGTGAGTTAAATTGTTCAGCGGGATTAGTTGTATGAGTGTTTAAGACAGAATCATTTGGTTTCATATTATAAAATCTTTCTATATAGCTTCTGTGCAATTGTACTTGCTGTTGTATATGTGAAACTATCGTACTTATATTTGCGCCACCATGTTGTACCACTCTATATATTTTTCTTGTTTTATTCTTTATTTTTTTAGAATGTGCCGTTTTATTAGGATATCTCTTTCCACCACCTATCTGGGGCCGCCTTAGGTCGTTGTTATCTCCTCCTCCTGCTGCTGCTGCTGCCGGTGCTTGTTGTACTGCTGTAGCCCCATCTCCATCTACTATACCCAGTATATGTATAAAAGTAGATTTGCTTTCTCCAGAAAGAGAATTATTAAGGCATGTTAGAAAATCATTATATTTGTTGGCTGGGTCTCCACCTCCACCTCCACCTCCAGGGGGAGAATTACTACCATACGTAGAAAATGCATATCTTATATATAAAATAAGGTCTGTTGCCCATTCTTTTACATATCTCGGCGCAACACAAAATATCCTTCTCGTACTAAATCTATCATTATTTACAGCTCGAGTATCAATAGAATCCCATTGATATTCTGCTTTGCCTACAAATTTTATATTAGCAGGAGTAAGCGGCTGCATAGCAAAGTTCTGTGGAATTCTTATTTCACGAAAGTTATTACTAGTATCATTTAGAATATTTACATTTAAATAGGATTCTGGTATTAGCATCTGACTTTTTTTATCGGAATATAATTTCAGTAATTTTTGTAAAGATACTATACCTAAATTATATGCATCCGTCGCACCGCCCATCTCCGCCTCTGCCGCCGTCGTAGCCGCCGCCTCCGCCTCCTTCTCATTTTCTCCAATAAGTCTATCAAGATTATTCTTATCGGAATTAGATGGTTTAGGATGTTTAGGAACATATAAACTCAAGACTGCAAGCATTAACGCCTTTTTCATTATATATTTATATTTTTCATCTTGGAACTCAGGGTTTTCTTCTAAAACTTTTTTGTATACGAATACATCGCATAATGCTCTCTTACGCCCAGCATTAGCTCCACCTCCATCCCCACGCCCACCACCACCGCCTCCAGTGCCGCCACCGGCTGCTGCGCTTGCGCCACCACCGCCTCCAGTGCCGCCACCGGCTGCTGCGCTTTCTCCATCTCCGTATCCAGCATTATATAATCTGTCAGATAACTCGTTCATCATATTATACAAAGCCGTTGAATTTCTACTGGCTCCTCCTTTTCCAGCTGGTACTACTAGTCTTATATCGTCGCCCAAATCCATATCTTCGCCCAAATCCATAATTTGTAACCTCCCTAACAAGGCATCGAAAAACGTATTATAGTAATTATAAAAAAATTTTCCTCTTGTATTTATATAATCTTCCTTTTCATTATACTTCTCAATTTGACTATTTACAGAAGTTCTCATTGCATCAACACTATTCTTTAGAGATTTATATTGCGATTCAAGTGTATCAAATTTTGTATTTTGTAAGAATATCGCATGAGTTTTTTTAGAATTGTGCATGAATAAAGAGTCATATTCGTATGTAAGTGCTGTTGATATAGGATTTAAATCGTATGATTCAAACATTTTCATAAAGTCAGAAGATTTTATATAATCACCTATAATGTCACCGTCAGCAGCAGGAGCAGGAGCACCTGCAGGAGAAGCAGCACGTTGTAATATTTCTGTTACCAGATTATTTACAGCAATTTGTTTTGAATTACTACCAGGATTATCATAAGTATTCAATATCCTATTTGCAGATATTAAAATAAATTCTCTATATTGGTCTAATACTTGAAAAATGTCTGCAGCGTGTTTTGATACAAATAAAGCCTCTCTAACATCTGTTGGATTAATTTTGAATACTTGTTTCAAACGCGCCATAAGCTTTGATAAATTTCCAGCTGTATTATCATTATCTTCATATTTACCTGTCAATTCAATAGGCATTCCAGGATAACGCATATATACAAATCTTGTTTTTATATTAAATTTTTTGAACTTATTTTTATCATCATAATTCAATAGTCCAAAATTATGAACGATCACAGATTTCTTAGAGTATAAATATGACATTGGGCTATTATAATGAGGACTCTTAGCAGCAGCAGCAGCAGCAGCAGGAGCAGCAGCAGCAGGAGCAGGAGCAGGAGCAGGAGCAGCAGCATTCGATAAAGAATTCCATCCTGGATATTCTATAACTGTATAACCATATTTGGTATCATTTGGTATAGCTTCAACATAGAATTTATTTGTAAAATTAATATGATTTACTGTAACAGGATTCATTTTACCCGCTGGGTCCATTTCTACAGCAGCAGTGTGTCCTTGTATCATTATTTTAGGCCAATAATTACTCCATGCTTTGAGTACTTCATCACCGTGAACTGTAGTATCTGTTATTCTTATACAATTCTTAGCTAACTTATTATTTATTGTAGTTGCTACGTGCTGGGCATTACTCGTAGCAATACAAAGGTATTTATATTTATTATTAGTTCCAACTGAGTAGTTCACAGTAATCTCTCCTTGCATTCCAGGTTGAATATCACTATTAAAAAAATTATATGGATTCTTTTGTGCATTACTTAAAAAAATAGGCGTAGCATTACTATCATTACTATCTTGTATAGTAAGAATATGAATTAACCTGTTAAATAAATCATTCTTATCTGACATATTATGTATTGTAGGAGTATTTGGACTATATTTTGTACTAGGCATTCTTTGAAATAAATTTGTTTCTAACTTATAGTTAGGTGTGCCATCAAGATTAGGAGGCAATATTTGCTCATTAATTGTCTTCTGATCATAATCAGAGCCGTGGTCCTTTATCACATCCACATGCCATAATACTTTCCAAAAATCTAAGAGTTCTTTACTTATGAAAGAGGGAACAGGTTGAGGACCACCACCTCCACCAGAAGCAGCAGCAGCAGCCATTCTACTTATAGCACAAACAATGTATTCTTCATTAAGCTAACGAACAATACATAGAAAAAGAGCGGCCGCCCATGCTTCTGCTTGTTGAGACACCGGCCGGTTGCCTTTTAGGGAGCAGGAGCAGAAACATTGATTACTGATAATCCCAGTTATTTATCATGAATGGTTGATTCCTGAAGATGGCGAATCATCTAGAATCAAAGTTTCCTGTCCCCCTTGTCCAACATAACCCGTTTTATATAACAGGTCTCCGTGTAACCTCGCAGCATAATAAAGATGTGGTGCAAGGATACTAAGAACATGGGGCCAACCATGTATGTCGAAGGGGTGGCACTGGAAACTTCGGCGTCACAAGAGTCATTGCCCTGAGATACAGCTCGTCTGCTCCGCCCGTTATATTTTCCGAAAATATAAAGACCGAAGATAAAAAGTCATTTTTTAGGTCGTAGAACGATATAAAAACTCATTTTTTAGCTCGTAGAACGATATAAAAACTCATTTTTTAGCTCGTAGAACGATATAAAAAATGGCGGTCCGACTGGGGGTTGAACCCAGGACTTCCCGGTATACGCTGCAAACATGTGAGTTGGGTAAGTCACAACAACAACACATATCCATGGTCTTCCCCGAAAAACCACGTAATAACAGCCGAGTGCTCTAACCAACTGAGCTATCAGACCAACGGGGTTGGTCCTCTAGCAAGGCTACTTCTTGCGAAGCAACCGAGCTATCAGACCAAAGGGGGTTAAATACCCACATTCTTCTGAGCCGGAATTGAACCAGCGACTTGGGGAGGATTGAGAAGTACAGCAAAATAATGATTGCTACAATCCCCCGCTCTGCCAACTGAGCTATCAGAAGTAAAAAAAGGCCCCCCAGGAGAATCCACCACCTCCTAGTGTATATCGGGGGATATTCTTTAGACCTTTGAACGCAGTTCAAATCTCCACGAATTTATAATATTCAATCCAACCCTAAAAATTTACGCCCAATCTTGCTTGTAATAAACATGCCACATCCTGAGGCAATTTGTAGATAAAAAATAGAAGTTCTTTTTGTACAGCAGAGTAAATAAAAGGATAATATGAAAAACATCAATGAACTAATCCAGAACATATTTGTAAATAGGTCCATTTTGTTATATAAACTGTGAATAATTAAAATGTTAATCTAGTATTACGGGTCTAATATCCACCGAAGTTAATATGCAGGGTCTAAATCTCCACGAATTCTTCGTTCACGTATCGCCCAATCCATTCCCCGATTTTTCCAGACCCGTCTTCACAATCAAACACCATCCCATTCTCAGAAATCCAGACTTCTATATCCCCAATCTTCTGCTTTCGTATGCGATAGGAATCGGTCTCCATGGTCACAGGGTCAGCAGCTGCCTCCTCGTATTTCTTATCCACCTTGTAAAAGATATTCAGCAGCGTCCCAGACTTTCCAGCCTTTTTTGCTGGAGCAGGGGGTGCGGCCTTTGCTCCTACAGCGGAAGGAGCAGCAGCCTTTGCTTCTGTAGAAGCAGCAGCCTTTGCCGCAAAAGCCTTAGCCTTGGCTCCCTCAGCCTTCCGTTTCCTCATCTCTATTTCTTTTACACCCAGCCTTTGAACCTTCCAAGCAGTCAACCCCTTGACACCAGCGACGTCAACCGCATCTGCCACAGCTTGTTCCGCCGCCGCCTGACTCGCCATCGCCGCCGCCAACCATTCCTTATTCGTCGGCTCTCCATGTTTATCCACCTGCATCCAATACCACGGCCCTCCATACAACCTGGAAATATCCGGTATAGGCTCCGTAAGAAGCCCATGTATCATGCGCGTCTGGTATTTCCCATCCACAGGACGACTCTTACAATGCTCGCAAATGGGAGAATCCCCTTCACGAGTATTCTTACAAAGAACAATATGAGACGCTGTCATGCATGGAGCAAGCCGCTCCGCCGTTTTATCCCAATTCGTCAGACGAGCAAGACATCGCCGTTTTTCCATGGTGACCTTCCAACCCAGCCCCAGCCAAATTCAAGTTTTTTACGTTTTTATACGGGAGAATCTACCACATCTGCCTTTCCAGACCCCCCGCCATACACAGCCAGCGTCCTCGCGCTCGGGTCCTTTGTCTCGGGTGACCATTGCGGCATCCAATACGGCCAGTAATCCCCTGTTTTTGTATACATACTTTCATACAACGACCGATAATAAAACGACTCAGGTGTAATGGGAACCGGCGAAGGATATTTATTCGCCAACTTCTCCCAGTTCGAAGGAACAAGCCCCCTCTCCAGAATCCGCTCCTGGATTTCCTGGAACCAAGATTTCTCGGAAGTACTCACTCCATCGGAAAACGCCTCCTTCGTCCGCCACAGCACATCGGCCGGCAAATAATGCGTCCCCGCAAAGGCCCTCCGCAATAAATCCTTCTCTACCCTCCCCCCCGCAACAGGACGACGCAGCTCGGTTGGCACAGACATCGCCACCCCTACAAACTGTTTATCGAGAAACGGCGTCCTCGCCTCCAGGCCATGCGAGCTAATGCTCCTATCAGAACGCAAGACATCATAGCGATGCATACCAGTGAGAAGCCGCACCGTCTCCGCCTCAAATGCATAATCATTCGGCGCCTTGTAAAAATACAGATAGGACCCCCAGACCTCATCCGAGCCGTCCCCATTAAAAACCACCTTACACTCGGTCCTCCTACGGATTTCTCGCGCAACCAGCCAGTTCCCCACCGACGCCCGCACGGTAGTAATATCATACGACTCTATATCACGAATCACATCCGGTATTGCGGCAAACATCTCATCTGCCGTCACGACAATCTCATGATGCTCGGAATTAATCCAGCCCGCCACCAGGCGGGCATATTTCAAATCACTGCTCCCACGCATACCGATGCTAAACGTCTTGAGACGCGCGGCCCCAGAATCCATCAGCATCTTCTGTACACAGGCCGCCACAAGAGAAGAATCGAGCCCCCCACTCAACAGCGCAGCAACCGGCCTCTCCGTCATTAACCGTTTCCGCACAGCCGCCAAAAACGAGTCGCGCACGGCCGACAAGACCCCCGCCTCGCCTGAAAAAACCCCCTTCAGCCACGGCACCATGTGATATACACTCTTTGACACAATCCCCGTAGAATTCACACGCCACACCTCGCCCGGTGGAAATTCGCAGATTTTCGCATAACTTTCCACGAATCCTTCCAGCGCCTTCCGCTCACTGGCAAACATCGTCCCCCGAAATTTATCTTCGGACCAATACAACGGACGAACACCGTACGGGTCTCTTGCGACGATATATTCATTGGCCGTCGCATCGTATAACACTAACGAAAATACACCGTCTAGAGCCCGACAAAATGTTACTGCGTTTGCACACCTAGACGAAGCATTCCAAAGCTCTCCAAGCACCTCACAATCTGACCCACTCTTTGACACGTATTCCAAAGCGTCTTCAATCTGCCGAGAATTGTAAATCTCGCCATTACACATCCAAGTTGAAGAGCCCTGTGTAAAAGGTTGCATCCCGTCTGGATTCAGCCCATTGATGGCTAGGCGAGTGAATGCAAATGTTGCACTGTCATCGCCTTCGATTTCCTTAATACGAGTCCCCTCTGGCCCACGTGCCACGATATGCTCAACGGCCTTGGCTATCTTCTTGCTGTCCACGTGAACACCTTTCGCATGAATCCATGCCCATATGCCGCACATAACTCTACAGTAATTATTTTAAAACCTTAGACCAGAATGGACGCAAGTGATCTTATTCGGAAGAAGTTACAAACAACTGTGGCGACAGCAGCCGTGAGTGCGTCTACGCAAACAACACCTGTCACAACACAAAATAATATCACGACTCTGAAAACAATCTCCTTTGCCTCACAGGACGACAAGATGAATTTTGATGCCGGTATGAAATATGTATATTATGATGCTGCAGGAGTTCCCAATGTATCTACAATGAATTTCTGCGCCCAGCGCCTCCCTAAACAGGAATAACATCTTTTATAAAGAATGCCTCAGCTGCATGCTCAGGCACAAAAAACAAAGGCAGAGCGAGTCAAAGAATCTGTGACTTTGCTGAAAAGGCTTATGGAAGTCGGTATACATTCTGAAGACCTTGGCTATAAGGCGACGAAAGAAGTGCTCGATACCTGGATTTCTGATGGCGTCCCCAAAACAGAAACCATTGATTTTGCGAGATACGGTCGCATAGGATATCTTACTCTTCCAGAGCACTCAGGAAAGCCTCCTACTTTTTTGTTGAAAGCAACGGAGCAGCTGAAAGAACAACTTGCCGAAGAATAGATGGGCGACGATGGCAATACGGACCATGCGTCCGACAATTTAAATAAAACCCTAACTTTGAAAGATTTGGTTTTATTTGGTGTGATATCTATCTTTGGCTCAGGCGGATTCAATTTGATTGGTCGTGCTATTACTCAAGGAGGCCCACAATGGCCTCTTGCGTTAGGAGGAGCCGCTGCACTTTTCTTGGGCAGCTCCAAAACATACGAAGAGGCTTTCCGAGAATTCAAGAAAAACACGTCCGAATCAGATTTCTTGGAAAAAATCTTCGGGCCGAATGCGTCCTATGCGACAATGGCGTCTATTCTATTGTTCAACTTCTTTTCCATTGCGACAATTCTTGTCTTATGCGTACGCATGATTGTTCCAGATGCACCATGGTTAACCCAAAGCGTATTAGCCATAAGTCTGATAACCTTCATGGGTATTTTCTCGCTGCAAGGAATCGCACATAATAAAGTATTCGTAAATTTCTGCTCTTCTGCCCTAGTGATCATTCTTTCGGCAATTACCTTGCTAGGCTTTGCAGGAGCTGCAGTTGCAACACAAAACATAAAACCACTCCCCACCTTACCAAACACATCTTTGACACAGAGCTTCCTATATTTCTTCTATATCTTGGCGGGTTTCGACGTCCTCATGAAATTCTCGGAAGAAACAAAGGACGCCGAAGATATTCCCCGTTCGTTTTACGTGAGCAATAGTATCGCCATCTTGTTTGTTCTAGGTCTTACATTTGCCGTCATTACATTTACGGATTTACAGAAGGTAAAACCTTTAGAGCATGTCATAGGTCAAATGTTAAATAATGTGATAGGATATAATGTGAAGAATTATTTCAACGTGCTTGCCGTGTTTTTCATGATTGTCACAATGTTCGTTACATTCTTGGCGACCACACGATATATGTATAGTTTGGGCGACAAATACAAATCAGAATATTTCACGGCTCTCAATAAGCACAAAGCCCCTGTTGTTCCAGTGGCGCTTACAACCCTATTGATTTCAGCGATTGTATTGATAAATCACGTAGATATTCTCGTAGGATTCGCTGATGTTGCACTAGGAAGTTTCTTGTTCCTCGTTGCGGCGGCGGCGACTGTGTATAAATATCAGAAAGGTGAAATACCTGTGTTAGAGGGATTAACTGCATCTTCTTTCTTGGGTGTATTTGGAGCTTCTGTTTGGAAGCTATTATAGGGGGCAAAGGCCTTAACGGCGACCACCCATAAATAATAGATGCCTATCCTCGCGACTTTATCCGCCATGGCAACATCCGCAATCGGCAAAGCGCTCGGCTCTGCTCTTATTTCCTATTCCACACATTATGGGATGACAAAGCTATATAATGCCGCATGTGTCCCTGATGGCGTGTGGGGCTTTTTACAGGGTATGGTGACCTCTGGAAGCCCTGTGTGTCAGCTGGGTGTTCAGGTAATCAGCTCTACACAGGTATCCTATTCATCCATAATCATGATGGGAATTTCCCGTATTATACTTGACTTTGTTGCTCCTGGCATGGGCAAAGAAGCAGCCTTTGCTGCTAATGCTGCAGCAGCAGCAGCAGCAGCAGCAGCAGCAAACGCGGCCTCTTCTCACATTTAAATTATGAGGCGAATCATCAGATGAGTGCTTCAGCAGAAGGCTCGTTATACGAGCTCGTCTCCCGAGGCAAGAAAGACGTTTATTTTTTCCAAGACCAGCACGATAGCCGGTTTGCCTTTGATAATACGTATTTAGCACAGACTCCGCGCCTGGAAGAAATGCGCCGCATTCTCCCTAAAACAGCCGTGGAATTCGGACGCACCGTGGAGTTTGAGTTTGATTTGGTCGGCGACTTGATGAAATCACCGACCCTTGTCATCCAACTCCCCACGTGGCTTCCTGATGCACAGGCGAAATTTGTCAGGAATTCGGTGATAAACGATGTAGAAGGCATTTCCTACGGATATATCCAAGGAATCGCCTATTTCTTATTTGAAAAAATCGGATTCTATCAAGATAATATACTGCTACAAGAATTCAGCGGGGATACCTTATGGGCCTTGTCAAAAAACGTCGGCACATACGGCCAAGGATTCATAACTACAGAACAGACGGGGAGCCACGGTGGCACGTCCCTAGAAATTGGCAGGAATGCCGCCCCACCCACCATGCGTCTAGAGCTGCCCCTCATCGGTTGCCAGCAAGGGCCATCTGATATTGGATTTCCCCAGAGGGCGATGACGAGGCATATATTCAGGCTGCGTTGTAAGCTGCGGAAACTAGAAGACCTCGTGGAATCGTCCAATCCTGCAGCAACCGCCAAGGCCATTCCGTGGGGCAGAACACTATACCAACAAACATCGCCCACCACTCCTGCAGTGCCGTTTCAAACTATCGCGCGCGAAAATATTCTACAACCCAAGATTTCTCTAGAAACCATGCAAATCTACGTTGACAGAGAAGTCCAGCATGCCATGGAAAACCGTCCTATCACCACTCGTTTCTCAAGAATATACGAAAACAAATTCACACAGAGCAGTCTAGATTATTCCAATGTGGTTGCTGGAGGAACGGCCACTATTTCTCGGCGCCTGGACGGACGGCATCCTGTTAACAGAGTCACATGGTATTTCCGAAACACTGTTGATACGATGGCGAATCGTCTATATAAAATAAAGACGGACGACGGAAAACCTTATTACAACAGCCTATCGTTTCTGATGGCCGGCCAAACCCGCGAATTCCCTCGCAGCCCCCTCATATGGAGAGACCTCACAAATTACGCCAAAGAAGATACCGATTCTGGCCTCGAAATCAACACGATGAACTGGTCCTTCGGCGCAATCGCCCCATCCAGATTTCCAGAGATAGCTTCACAGGTGGGCGGGGCGGTGAATTTCTCCAGTGCAGATAAACCCACGTTCTTCATTGACCTGGCCTCGCCCGGCACCGAATCCGCGCCCTCCACCGAGCTGTTCGTCATTACAGAAGGCTGGGCCGAGTTGCGCACGGATGGAAGCGGCCGCGCAGAACTTCTTTCCATGAATTAATAATCCTCGGTGTTAGAGATGAGCGTAGAAGACTTACCACTTGCTCCCGCACAGTCCGAGGGATTCACTCGGCCGAGCGGTGATATCGTGACCCTGCTTGACCTTACTCCGAGGGACTACCAGGACAACGAATTCACGCCCCTATCATCGGAGAAAACATGGTGGCTTCCAGAGCAGTCCCGTCGTCTAAGGCCATTTTCCACCTGTGTGCAACAATATCCCTTTCGCGGTCCTACAGGTTTCGGCCAAAAATTCACCTTTGACTTGAAATCCACAAGTGGTGGGGATATACTCTTTAACACAGTCCTCCAAATAGACCTAAGCCATTGGTTCAATGATACCGACCTCCTACGTATGGAATCTGGTCGCTATGCAGCCACTGCTTCTTTCGTAGGGTCTATTAGCACAAGGAGCTTGAACGTCGTGTCTATCATATCTGGAACAGTATCCATCGGATCACCTGTTGTAGGAGTCGGCGTTCTGCCTGGAACTGTAATAACGGGATTTGTATCAGGAATACCTGGTGGAGTCGGATTTTACAGGGTGAATAACAGCCATGCTGTAAGTATTACAGGAAATATGTCTGCAGGAACTCAAGGGCAGCAATGGTTTTATGCGAATTCTCTCGGCACGGTTATCTTAGAGCGTGCTGAGCTGGAAGTCGGCGACCAGACCATCGAAATCATCGATGGAGATTTCTTGAACGTGTCCAGCCTATTATTCCAAGACCTGAATTCCCAATTTGGTCTAGCGACCGACGGCCTTGGAAGACAACCACTATCATCCCTTTTACACAGTCCCCTGGCGAAACCCTTTCCCACCACAAGTCGCAGCCTATTTATCCCGCTCCCCTTTTTCTTTTCTCGTGTGAAACTCAAGGAAGCATTTCCTATACTCGCCTGTAAAGAAGGCTCTATCCGCATTCATGTGCATTTACGGCCGTTCAAGGAATGCGTCCGAATCATAACAGGGCGTCGTGTATCCTGTGATGATACTCCACTTGGTAGAACATTTCTTATCAGCGATACCATTAAGACCATATCACAGGCCTTTCCAACGTCGGTGAATATAAAGGCATACGATAATATCCCTGAATTCAAGAATATCCAGCTAATTACTTATTCCGCCCATACGGATGGCTCCATCCGAAATAAGATTCTGCGCAATCCGTTTGAGATTCTTACGCGCAACGTAACGACTTTTCATTTTGCCGAGCCTCTTAAATACGCCGTCAATAAAACAACCCTCGATACAATCCAAGTGTTGCTGCCCCTTGAATTGAATCACCCTGTGGAAGAGATTATCTGGTTTGTCCGTCGTAAGTCTGTAGAGAATAACAATGAATGGACAAATTATTCGGCGGTCACAAGTTATGAATACGATGCCACTTTTAATCCGACGAAGCCACTCTTACAATCTGCCACTATTCAATGCAATGGCGTGGATATCGTCCGTGCTGAAGAGCAATGGTTTCGCCAGCATATTGCGCTAAGGCACAAGGGAGGAATTACCGCGTATGAAAATTTCATATATGGGTATTCCTTTTCCAGCACACCTGGGCGTCATCAGCCGGCAGGCACGGCGAATGCTTCTCGCCTACAATCTATTCGACTTGGGCTAACAATTGCCCCCCCTGGTGGGGGGTTAGAGCAAGACTGGGAAGTCAAGGTGTTTGTTCTGGCGCTACAGTGGCTCCGTTTTCAGGGAGGCTTGACAAATAAAATGTATACGGATTAAAATATATTCCATAACGCAAGAAAACCTTCGGTAGAACATTATACACCGCATCAAACATTAGCAAGCCTCCGCCAAAGGAAATAAACACTTCATCCCAGAAATCAAAATCAGATGAGCCGGCAATTAAAAAATACACCATCAAGAAAAGTCCAAGGAAGACTTTGAAGGTAACTTCCGATAGTAGGTATACTACGGAATCTTCCTTTTGTAGCTTTAATAATATAAGCACAAGCTGAACCACCATAACCACTTTCAAAAACATGAGAAAAACATGGTAACTCTTCATCTTATAATAAGTGCCCATCGGTCCTTTCTAATTATCCATAATATCTCCTACACTCGTGAAGAGATTGATTGCATCTAAGAAAAGTCCTAGGGAAGCATCCACATAATCCGGAGTACGGTTCTTGAGCCGTGCGGCAATCTCCTTTATCCTCTGCGTATCATAGGCAACGAAGATAGAAAACAGTCCAGCTCCAAACCAAGATAGCGCCTCGCTCAAAGAGGATATAGTTTCCATCTTGACACCACCAAAAGCACCGACTATCAATAAGAGCCTAGCAACAATGAGGCCAATCAATGCTGCCAACAGATAAGAGCCGAATCCGAGAATATTCTGTTTATCATAAAAGCCCAAGACAGTCATCGCGCCGAAAATACCTGCCACAGTCACCAATACATCCTTTAACACATTCTCCGCCTTCAGTCTCGCAACAAAGTTCGCCAGGACTTGGCCCAGAGTCACCGCGAAAAGTGCGAACAACACATATTTCAGAGGCCCCGGTTGTACATACGACATGGCAAATAAAAGCACAAAGACCAATACAATTTCCACGATTTGCGCAGTGAACGTGTCGCTCACAGGGTAATTGGAGCTTACCGCCGTAACGCCTAGACCAGCTAAAATGTGTAGATAGGTTATGCCTATGAAATTGCTTCCGCTGCCTTTGCTGGCGCCCGAGCCCATCCCTTCTATTCTGCTCTAAAGATTTTGTAAAGGGACAACATCAGAATGGCCTCGGCGGGTCTATTAAGGCTCTTGAATTCGGGCATGCAAGATGAGCGTCTCCTCCCCCCGAAAGGACAGCCGAGCACAGACGCATTCCAAAGGGCCTATGTAAAAGGAGGACGATTTACCACAGAATGGTATCGCGTGGATTTCGACAATCAGCCGGCGTTTGGAAGCACCGCCAGAATCACGGTGCCTCGCAGGGGACATTTAGTGACTCGTGCATTTCTCGTGACCACCATGCCAGATATTTCCACTGCACAGGCGGCGGCGAGAAAATACGCCACCGACCTCGGCCTCCAATTCGCCGGACCCACATTCGGCTGGACGAATTCTATTGGCCATGCACTCGTTGTTTCTGCCGACTTGAGTATTGGGGGAAATCGCATCGACACGCTCGACGGGAAACTCCTGGAAGTTCTGGACGAGTTCCATACTCCCCTGGAAAAAACAACAACGGTGAATCGCCTCCTAGGCCGCCATGACCAAGGATTCACACCGAAATCCAATGGATTCTCAGCCCCCCAACAACTCGTCACCCCTCTCCCCTTTTGGTTTGCGCGTGGCGACCCTTCCATGGCCTTGCCCATTGACGCCCTAGGGAATGACCTGGTGCAAACATCGGTGGCATTCAACGTGGTGGACGCACTTTATACGACAACAAGTCGCATCAAAGACCCCCGCACATATGTGATAAAACCAGGTAGCCCGGCAGTGGCATCGACCGAATCCTTTTATACAACCGCCGGCTGTGCGCGTATTTTTAACAAAGGAGATGAGGCGAGAGCCGCCGTCGCTGCCGTAACAGGAAGTCTTTCTATGCCCCCGATGGCGGGCAGTCCATTTTATGTTATTGATAATCCGCCAACGGCAAACGGAAAAAACGTTTTCGGTCTCAACGGAAATCCCGATAAATCGGTGAGGGTCCGAGAAATTCCCGGAATTAAGATGCCTGATACATTCCAATTACAGGATTCTTATATGTTATTTGAATACGTGTATCTCGATGCACCCGAGGCAAACAGAATCCGCCTCGCCGATTTGACGTATCCCATAGTCCAACATTATCCTTTTACACATGACACGAAAGGCCTGGCGAAAACTAAGTTTTCTCTACGCATACCCAATCCTTGCCGAGATATTTATATGGTTGCACATAATCCTGCTGCAGATTTGTTGAATGCTCCATTCTTAGCAACCCGAGATTTATCTGGCTTATATATTGCTGATTTGAGTGGGATTGGTCCGATTGCGCCATGGTGGCCAGATGCGGCAGGACTAAGTCTAGATAGATTTACTCCGCTTATACCTGCATATTCATCCATAGATTCCGAGCCTATTCAAAGCCTCCAGTTATTATACGAAGGCAAAATGATACGATACGCCACGGATTCTCCTGCATTTTTCAGGTCGATTCTACCCACCGTGGAACAACGAAAAACACCTTGGCATCATAAATATTATTATCATTTACCCTTTGGCACAAACTCTGAGGAATTCGGTCTTAGCAACCCCATGGGACAAGCAAACTTGGATAAAATTACTCGCATAGAGCTTTCTCTAACACTCAAACCATTCCGTGGGTCTGTCCTAGAATCAGATGTTCCAGCATATACAATCTATGTATGGGCGGAAACATATAACATGCTACGAGTGTATGGTGGCCGTGGAGGATTAATGTTTAATTATTGATAATAATATCAGCGATTAAGGTGATTTAGGTAGGTAAGTGAGTATATTTCCAGAATTATCTGTGAATATATCATTATTTTAGACCGCCCACCCGCAAACATTCTAATTCAGGCGACATTTACCTTCGTTATAATTTGCCTACTGCCCATTTTGAATGTTGCGTGTCTAAGGCTCAGAAATTGTTGTTACAGTAAAAGGGTCAGAATCGCTGGTATATTCATTAATTGATGGACTTACCACTATATTATATGTTGTTTCAGCAGTCAATCCTTCAAATGTTGCAGACTTGCTTGTAAGTCCATTATCAGCCGAAGGAGTCGTTGCCACTCCGTCAATTGTATAGATATAGGAAGTCGCCCTATCACCACCGCTCCAGCTGATTGTGAATCCTGAAGAAGTTATATTACTAGATAATAAAGAATAAGGTTTCTCAATGGGGATAGTTTGTGGCTTTTCATCAAGAAGTTTAATATTATTGATTGTTCCTCCAGAGTTTTTAATAGAAACATTTATATATGATAAGGTTTCTTCAGATATATTATCAGTGTTCATAGTTAAATTATGACGTGATGCTTCTATTGTATTAATATAGAATACAATTTGATTATTTGCTATATCTTTCATAATGCCAAATACGGTATTTGAATTGTATTTACCAATACCTACACAATTATAAGCAATTCCGTCAATTATTTGTATATCTCCAGTGGAAAATAATTTGAATGAAAAATCAAATACTTGGTTAGAATTATTGTTGTAATTATTTGCCAGGAAGGCAGAGGACCTTCCAATACCAATGCTTGCATCAAGAAGAGACGATGCGTAAAATTCTAAGAATTTTGTCCCTGTGAAAACAGGATAAGAGCTTTGTCCAGCATCTTCCGTTCCGTCGACACCTCCTGTTTTCTCTATAGTTTTGTTAAGTGTCACAGTTACATTATTTCCACCTTCCCACATAATATCTGATGCTGCAAGAGTGCTTACATAATAATCTGAAGAATAAGATGATAAACTGCCATTTTCTGCAGTCACCCTCACAGCATATGTTGTTCCAACAGCCAATCCTTCAAACGTTGCAGACTTAGTTGTAAGTCCATTATCAGTGGAAGGAGTCATTACAAATCCGTCAAATCTATAGGTATAGGAAGTCGCCCCATCACCACCGCTCCAGCTTATTGTTAATCCAGTGGATCTTATCATAGAGCTTGTCACATCAGTAATTGGGGAAGGCTGCAGTTGGACTTCTGTAGTTGTTACAGTAAAAGGGTCAGAAGAAGTAGTTATTCCATTATCTGCAGCTGCTATAATAATCATAGTATATGATGTTTCAGCAGTCAAACCTTCAAATATTGCCGAACTGGAAGAAACTCCATAATTTTCAGAGGAACTCGTGGCTCCCACTCCGTTCATTGTATAAGTGTAAGAATCTGCATTATATGCACTACTCCAGTTTAGCGTGAAGCCAGATGAAGTAATAGAAGTAGCAGTCACATCTGTTATTGCTCCTGGAGGTTCGTATGCTAAGGTAGTTGCATATAAAATTTCTGAAGTATTCGTAAATGTTCCATTTACTACTGTTAATGTAACTTCATATATAGTACCATGGCTCAAACCTCCAAACACTGCATATTTTTCTTCAATGTTTACATATGGTGTTGTTTCAACTCCATTCAATGCGAATATATAACTTAGTGCCCCAACGCCACCATTCCAATATATTAGGAAAGTGCTATGTGTTACATCATTGGTTCCTGTCCCAACAACTAGTGATACAGGTGTAAGGGGTATCTGTTCAGTTGTTATCTTTAGAGTTTGAGATTCTATTGTGAGGTTGTCTATTCCAAATTCCATGGGTTTAATTGCCTGAATTAAAACTGTATATTCTGTATTTGGCTCTAACTCGCTGAACGTTGCAGACTTAGAAGTAACTCCATTATCTATGGAAGGAATGCTTGGAACTCCAATACTTCCAGCCAATGAATAGGCATATGAAGTCGCCCCATCACCGCCGCTCCAGCTGACTGTGAATCCAGAGTAAGTTATGGAAGAGCTTGTCACATCAGTAATGGCAGAAGGTGGAGTTTCTTGATTTGATATAGTTGTTATACTGAGAGGGTCAGAGACACTGGTTAAAACTCCAAAAGAGGAATTATTTACTGCAGTTATCACAAGGCTATATGGTGTATTTTCAGTCAATCCACTAAACGTTGCAGACTTGGAAGCAACGCCGTTATTGGCGGAAGGAATCACTTCCAGTCCATCCAATGTATACCAATAGGAAGTCGCCCCATCACCACCACTCCAACTTACAGTGAATCCTGAGCTAGTGATAGAAGAGCTTTCCGCTGCTGTAATGGCGCTAGGTGGCTCTCCATCGGTTTCGCAATGAAAGGGGTCAGAGGAAGCAGATAACCCGTTATTTTTAACTGCTGTAACAACCACCGCATATATTGTATCAGAACTCAATCCACTAAACGTTGCAGACTTGGAAGCAACGCCGTTATCGGCAGAAGGAGTTGCTGCGGCTCCATTCAATGTATAGGTATAGGAAGTCGCCCCATCACCACCGCTCCAAGTTACAGTGAATGAAGAAGATGTCGTATTATATGATAAATTTGTAATTGCAGAAGGGGGTGTTATGTCTTCTGTTGTGGTTAGAGAAAGAGGCGAAGAAGAAGATGTTAGACTGCCTTTTACAGCTGTCACAACTACAGTATATGTTGTTCCACCAGTCAATCCAGAAAACGTTGCCAACTTGGAGCCAACACCATCATCAGAGGAAGGAGTTGCTGCCGCTCCGTCAATTGTATATGTATAGGAACTCGCCCCATCACCACCGCTCCAAGTTACAGTGAATGAAGAAGATGTCGTATTATATGATAAATTTGTAATTGCAGAAGGGGGTGTTATGTCTGCTGTGGTGGTTAGAGAAAGAGGCGAAGAAGAAGATGTTAGACTGCCATTTACCGCTGTCACAACTACAGTATATGTTGTTCCACCAGTCAATCCATCAAACGTTGCTGACTTTGATCCAACGCCGTTATCGGCGGAAGGAGTTGCTGCGGCTCCATTCAATGTATAGGTATAGGAAGTCGCCCCATCACCACCGCTCCAAGTTACAGTGAAATAATTAGATGAAATATTATCCCATGATAAACCTGTAATCGCGGAAGGCGGATTTTGGTCTTCTGTTGTGGTTACACCAAGAGGCAAAGAAGAATATGATAAACTGCCATTTACCGCTGTCACAACTACAGTATGTGTTGTGCCAGCAGTCAATCCATCAAACGTCGCAGACTTCGTCGTAAGTCCATTATCAGCGGAAGGAGTTGCTGCCGCTCCGTCAATTGTATATGTATAGGAAGTCGCCCCATTACCAGCACCCCAGCTTACGGTGAATCCTGTGCTAGTGATAGAAGAGCTTGTCAAATCTATAACATCTGAAAGGGCGGGTAAATAATTATATATTTTTAAGAGACTTGAATCATAATACCCACAGGAATATACATTTGCAGAAGTATCCAACTTTATACCTCTTAATTCGTTTTCACCAGTTCCACCAATCTTCCTTGCCCATTGAGGAGTTCCATCGGAATTGTATTTTACAATAAAATTATCAACTGTGAAATTACTATTCGAATTTGTAATATCAGCAAAAGAGGTTCCATCCTCATTAAAAATTGTCAATTGATTTGAAAGATATACTCCAGAAACATATACATTTGAAGAAGCATCCAATACAATATTTAATGGAAGATCATTAGAAGTTCCACCAATCTTCCTTGCCCATTGAGGCGTTCCATCCGTATTATATTTTACAATAAAACTATCATATGCTCCAGAATTAGAAAACTGGGCAAAAGAAGTTTCATTCGCATTATAAATTGTGAATTCATCCGAGCCAAACATTCCATAGACGTATAGATTTCTAGAAATATCAAATACAATATTTGCAGAAGATTCAATACTATTTCCACCAATCTTTCTTGCCCATTGAGGTGCTCCATCTGAGCTGTATTTTACTATGAACATATCATAGTCTCCAGATTGTGAAAGCTCAGCAAAAGTACTTTCATCCTCATTATAAATTGTTAAGGTATTTGAAGTATATGTTCCATTCACATATACGTTTGCAGAAGCATCTAATACCATAGTTAATGGTTGGTCATAACCGTTTCCAGCAATCTGTCTTGCCCATTGAGGCGTTCCATCCGTATTATATTTTACAATAAAACCATCATATGATCCAGAATTAGAAAACTGGGCAAAAGAAGTTTCATTCGCATTATAAATTGTGAATTCACCCGAGCCAAACATTCCATAGGCGTATAGATTTGCAGAAACATCTAATATAATATTTATTAGCTGGGAATTAGAAATTCCACCAATAATTCTTACCCATTGAGGAGTTCCATCGGAATTGTATTTTACAATAAAATTATCATGTGTGAAATTACTATTCGAATTTGTAATATCAGCAAAAGAGGTTCCATCCTCATTATAAATTGTCAATTGATTTGAAAGATATTCTCCAGAAACATATACATTTGAAGAAGCATCCAATACAATATTTAATGGAAGATCATTAGAAGTTCCACCAATATTTCTTGCCCATTGAGGCGTTCCGTCTGAGCTGTATTTTACTATGAAGATATCATAATCTCCATAATTAGAAAAGTCAGCAAAAGAACTTCCACTTCCATCATAAATTGTTAATGGGTTTGAAAGATAATATAATCCAAAAACATATAAATTTCCTGTTGTATCCAATGCCATATTTACTGGCGTTTCGTTTCCAGTTCCACCAATGATTCTTGCCCATTGAGGAGTTCCATCTGAGCTGTATTTTACTATGAAGGTATCGAGATCTCCAGATTTGGAAAAGGTAGCAAAAGAACTTCCACTTCCATCATAAATTGTTAAGGTATTTGAAGTATATATTCCATGTACGTATACATTTCCAGAAGCATCTAATATCATATTAAATCCTTGGTTGGCCGCAATAATTCTTCCCCATTGAGGAGTTCCACCTGAGCTATATTTTATTATTAACATGCTAGCTTGTTCAGAATTAGAAAACTCAGCAAAAGAACTTCCATCCTCATTATAAATTGTTAACGGATTTGAAGTATATACTACAGAAACATATACATTTGCAGAAGCATCTAATATGAAATTTAATGGACCATCGTCACCAGTGCCACCAATCTTTCTTGCCCATTGAGGACTTCCATCTGAATTATATTTCACTATAAATGAGTCAGCGCCCCCAGAATGTGTAAGAGAAATTATCTTAACAACGTTAAAGGAACTGGATGACGTATTTCCTCCAGAATTCACGGCTGTAATTACAACACTGTGTGAATCATTTTGCGCAAGTCCAGTGAATGTTGCCGACTTGGACGCAACGCCATTATCCGTGGAAGGAGTTACTGCATTTCCATCAATTGAATACGTATAGGAAGTTGCCCCATTACCGCCACTCCAGCTTACCGTGAATCCTGAGCTTGTGATAGAGCTGGATGACAGAGAAGAAGGTTGTGTAGGAGGATTCGTTGATTCTATTATTGTCTCCATTAAACTATAGATTGTATCAAACTGTGTTTTACCATTGCGAATATAAAAGGTTTTCGTAATATCGGTGGAGATACTTCCTTCAACTACGAATTCATAGCAAGGTGTTGTTCCATTGCTCGCCACACCACTGAAGGTTTGATATACAATGGAATTATCTTCAACACCAGTTCCAAAAAGAATATAGTTGTTCAAAGACCAAGGCCCAACTAAAGAAAGAATATCATATACATTATATTCCCCCCCACCCAACCAGCGAATCCGCTGTTTTCCATCGGCATCTGTATATACAGAGTCGGCAGTAATCGCTAAATCTACTGCAGAGTTATATACATAAGCTTCATACGGCTTTCCAATATTTTCCGTGGCATACATAATCTTAATGCTGCGAACATTGTCATTCCAGTTCAATCCGCTTGTATTAAGCGACATGAAGTTCTCCGTTGTTTGTCTAAGAATTTTGTAAAGGCCGCCATAATTCACCTCACTGAAAATTGCCATCTTTAGATTGAAAGGAATTATGAAAGAACTCAGGGTCCATGTGTCAAAGCCGTTAACATACCGTGTTCCACCATATTGCCCAACATATAGGAAAAGACCTGAACCACTTAACCCTATATTCCCATATCCTGTTACACCATCACCTGCTTCCGCTATCTTCACCCATAGCTCAGGATTTGAAGTAGGGGATTTATTTGTTATGGAAGAAGGGGCAACTGTTCCATTCGCCTGTATAGTGGGGCCGGCGATGCACATATATACAGAGATATCTGTAAAAAACACCGTATTGCCGGCGTTATATGTGGCAGAATCACTGTAGATAGTGGGAGAAGTGTCAGGAATGATAGTGGTATTTCCAAGGTCAAATGGATTTCCAGGTGTTATCACTGCAGGAAGAAGTGACTCATCATACAACATGATCCTGCTGCCGCCTCCGCCAGAAATATCCAAGGGAACGAAGCCATTGCCTGTGTATTGGGCGGCTTGCGCGGCTTGCGCAGCAACTAGGAGCAGGCGAACAGATTCCGCCGCCGCCTCCGCAGCAGTGGCCGAATTTCCTGCAGTAGTTGTTCCTGCAATTGTGGCCTGCGCACGAGATTCCGTGGCAAATCCGAGGACTGTGTTATATGACGTATATAAGGCGGAAACGGTGCTTAATGAAGTGGCCGCCGTTGCACCCGCAATCGCGGAAGCTGCTGCCGCTGCTGTCGCCGCCTCTGCTGCCGCCTGTGCCGCCCCATCTGCAGCCACAAGTGCCGCATCAAGAGCTGTCTTGCCATTCTTGATATAGAACGTGGCACCCGCCGCCTGATTGATATAATTTCCGAAAGAAATCGTAACGATATCCGTAAGAGGGTCGCAGACATAGGTTTGTACGATATCAGGCGTCTGAATACCTGTTCCAAACACCGCAAAGGAATTCAGCAGACTCGCACTAATGAGAGGGTCGTCCAGGCCCGTGGGCGTGGTAAATCGCACGATTCTGTTATTCGTTCCGCTCAAAGGAAGACGAGTCAAACTCAAATCGGTCGCCGCATTAAATACCAACATATCGTCTGACACCTTTACCCAAACGCTAGGGAACGCCACAGGATTTTTTCCAGAAATCGTATGAAGCGTTAAGCACATATACTTGGAGTCTGTCGCAGTAGGATACGTCACGATATCTCCCACGTCGTAGGAAGTGCCTGCTGCATACACGCCCATATTCATGGGAGTGATTGTGCGGGTTTTCAAGGTAAACGGCACACCGCTCGTAACGATGGTAGGCACATATTTCGTCATTAGAACGTAATCATCCACAAGCGCAGAGTAAATGAAGCCGTTCATCACATCGCCCAGGTAAGCATCCGCTGTATTAACCGCAGCCTGAGAAGAAGTTGTTGCGGCAGTCGACTTCTCAAGGGCCACCTGCGCATCCAGCACAGCTTTCTGAAGAAGCCCGTATTTCAACTGGTCTTCTGCCAACTTCGTCGCCGCCGCTTCAGTAGCCGCACGTAGATTTAGTATTTCTTGCTCAATAGCCCCAGCTACTAGAGCTGCAGCCTCCGCCGCCTTTGCGGTATTCAAGGCGGTAGTATCAGCATTGACAAGGGCCAGACCTTTGGCTAAGTCCGCCTCTGCAGCGGTTTTCGCCAATAAATCGGCAGCCTTCTTTGTCTGGGCGGCCGTATTGGCTTGACGCAGGAAATCCAAGTCTAGAATGAACGCGGCAATAGGGTCAAGGTCGGCAACGGAAGCTACATAGGCCGCCTTCGCTGCATCGTATTTGATTTTCAGATTATCGCGTTTCACAGCCGCAGCCGCCGACGCATCACGAATTCCCTGTATGGCATTTATGTCAGAGCCATTTCCAGATATGGCATCATCCAGACGCTTAGCCGCAATCACATAGGCCTCGTCCGCAAGAGTATAAGAATGCTCTATATAATCTAATTCCGCCTTCTGCTCCGCCACCGCCGCCGCCCTCGTGGCAGAAATCTGTGCTTCCTTCACCAATAATTGGTGCGCCTTCTCTGCGGAATAGATGGCTCTCTGCTCGGGCGAAATAGACAGGCCAACCGACAAATCAGTAATCACACCCTCTAACACCTTTACTTTGGAATTCAGCAAGGACATATTGGAGGCCGCCGTGTAAAACGCCTTCTGTAGTGCATCGGTATCATTTCCATTTGTAGTAGCCGCCTGTAAGGCAGCCCTCGCTGCCAAATAAATGGAATACGCCGTATCAAATTCGCCTTGTAATACAAGGAGTGCCGCCTTCTGTTTATTTAGATTTCTCAGCAGCTCCGTATTTTTCTCGGCATTTATAGACGCTATTGCCGAATCGTATGCTGCAGCTAAAATGGCGGCAACATTGGGGTCAGCCACAGCACCCGCCTGTGCCGTGTTATATGCGTCTGTGGCTGCATTGAAAGCACGTGTTGCCGCAAGTAAATCTGCCGCCGCCTTTTGCTCAGACGCTAAAGCCCCCTTCAGATTATTCCCAGATTCCACAGCGGCGTTCAGGGCAGCAGAGGCAACATCGTAATTTTTCTGGGCATCCTGTTTATCAATCGTGGCATTATTCAACCCTATTTGTGCTTGTGTAAGATTTATCGTAAGAAGATTTGTTTTAGCGGCTTGTATATCTGTGCTTGCCTGAGTCCTCTGTTGCACTATAATGGCCGTTGCGGCAGTCAGCTTGGCAATGGCGGTTTGAATCAGCACTGTATTTTGCACATCGGCACCTGATAAATCGGTAATCGCCTGAGCCTTGGCGGCCACGGCACGAGCCTCCGCCTGTTTTGCGAGGGCGAGTGCATTCGTTGCCGTCTGTAGGCTTTCTTGCAGTGCCTTGATATCCTTGCCGCCATTTACCGCCGTAATCAATTGCTTATACATCACGTCATAATCAGCCTGGGCTTTCTCGGCAGCGGTGGTCGCTTGAGAGGCAGCGACGGTTTTATCTTCTGCTGCTTTCTCTAAGGCGGCAACTTTCTCCGTTTCCGTTGCAGATCTAGTGCTTACCATGGCGTTATCTATCACGAGCTGTGCATTGGGGTCTTGTTGCGCTGCCACTTGTTGTTCCACGAGGGCCATATTCAGGCACGTAGAGTTGAACGTCGCCGTGGCCAGCGCAGCAGTGGCGTCTGCTACCGCCTTTTGGAGGCTTTGAATAGTTGCCATAGGTTGCCCTGAAGTCACGGCGGTTCTCAGAGAAGAGGCGCCCACGTCATAGTCCGCCTGCTTCACACGAGCTTCTTCTACTGCAGCCTTCGCCTTCTCATATAAGGCGGTAACCTGATTCACGAGATTATTGGTTTTCGCGGCCATCGCCTGGTCCGCCTGTAAGAGGGCGGCGGCACCTAGCGTATCTATAATATTCTGAGAGGCATTCACATTCGTCTCGGCGATTACTTTGGCATTATGGGTTATCGTAAATTGCGCATTGGCCGTGTTATACGTGTTGCGTTTCGCTGTGAGGTCAGCATTCAGCTCTCTGATTTTGCTCAGCTCTGTTCCACTTGTAATGGCGACATCGAGAGCATTCTTTGACAGCGTGTAATTCAGCTCGGCCATGTCGAGTGCCGCCTTGGAATTGTTTTCCGCAATAATGGCCGCATATAGAATCATGGCGAGTTTATTTGATTTTGCGGTTTGCACGGATTGTCTATAGTCTACCACGGCGGCGGCGAAGAAGTCTTTAGAGTTCTGGTCCTCTGAAATCTGGCTGAAACGGGCGTCAAAGTCGGCCTGTGCTTTTACTACCGCAGCCCGCTTGGCATTCTTATCCGCAAGTGCAGCCGCCGCCGCCGCACTCAGGCGCACATAATCGGCAGGAGGAGCAACGTCCATCAGTCGCTTCGCGATATCATACGAGACGTCCGCCAAATCAGCCGCCTGCTCCAAATTGACAAGCGATACACGGGAGGCATTCAACGTCTTCGCCATGGTCATGGCCTCCGCATTATCAATGATACTGTTTTGGAACGTTGAGATGCTCGCATTACGTGTATTATACTCGGCCAGAGCACCAGTCGCCCACGCCGTCACGGTCACGACCGTCGCATCAGCAGCAGTCTTGGCAGCGACAGCGGCAGCGGCGGCGACATCGGCAGCGCTTTTCTTCGTATTCGCGGCCGATAAAGCACCCAAGGCGGTGGTGGCGGCCGTGCCTGTCGTAATCACGGCGAGACGCAGAGTCTGCACTTCGGATAAGACGGCACCAGCCGCAATAGCCGCATTCAAATTCGTATTCGCCAGTGTATACGCCGTCTGGGCGGCCGTATTTGCCGTGACAGCGGCAGCAAGTGCAGTAGCAGCAGCGGCGGCAGCATCGCCCGTTTCATTCACATTGGCGGCGGCGATACTAGCACCCAAAGTCCCCGCAGCCCTTTTCGCCGCAATCAGCGTATCCAGAGCCAACTTCTCGGCACCCTGGACGCTAATCAGTCCCAAACTAGCATCCGCATATCCTTTTACACAGTCCTTGGATTTCTGCGTTAGCGCAATCATTTCAGAGCGCAGAATTTGTATATCGGCAGCCTTCTTCCCTGTCATAACCGCATAATCAATCTCAAACGCCACGTTTTCTAGAGCGTGTTGGGTGGTTGTCTTGGTGTCAGTGGCCTTTACAAAGTCGGCCCAGGCTTGAAGAGCGGCACCCTTCTTGGAATTATACGCCGCCTGGGCCAGAATAATCGTCTGCGGGTCCAGGATTTTCTTCTCGGCATCTGTGAGTGCCTTTGTTAGTGGGTCAGAGGCAGTGTTGGCGGCTGACGTGGTTGCGGCAATCGTGGTGGCATCCGTCTGGGCTTTGGCCAGTGCAGCGGCAGCTGTAATGGAATTGGCGGTGGCGGAAGAAAGCACGGCCTCGGCAAGTTTCTGTTGTGCAGCGGCGAGTGCTTGCTCGTTCACTGCCTTCTTATTGGCGAGTGTTTGTAGGGTGGCGGCAGCCTGATTGGACAAGGATGTGGCGGTGGCGGCAGCGGCGGCAGCGGCGACGGCAGCGGCACGCTGGAATTGTATTTCGGAATCCGTGCTGCCTGATAAAATCGCCTCCTCCAAGGCGGCTTGGGCGGCGTTTGCAGTGGCCTGGGCATTGGAGGCCGCAATAGCCTGTCTGGCATTCTCGTTGATGGCGTTTGTATAGAAGGTCTCGTCTTGCGTAGTAAGATAGGCAGCTTGCTCCCGCTCTTTCTCGGCCATGGCGGCGTAGAGAGAGGCGGATGCTGCAGCGGCGGCACGAGAGGCGGTTTGTGCAGCGGCAGCGGCAGCGGCGGCAGCGGCGGCGGCAGCCCGTTTCGCCGATGAGCCTGAAGGAGTATCTACCGCCAGAAGTTGGAGACGAATGGCAAATGTCGTTCCCGCGGGTATGACCACGGACTCATTATTTCCCGTTTCGCCTGCGCTTATATGTGTCACAGGCTGAGGGAATGTGAATTCTAGGCGTATCTCCACCTTATCGTTTTCGGTGAACAGCCACGAGCCGGTTCCCATAGGGTCGGCTTCCTCGCACACATAATTCGTCTCAAACAGTCCAGGAATCTGGGTTCCATTCGCCTGGAAATAACGCAGAGGATTCAGTGCAAGCATGGAGCGGAACATGGCGTCCACGGCACCCATATCCACTCCGCTAGATGTTGTCAGAAGTTCTTCCTCGTTGAAAGAATCCACAATCATTTTAGCAACGGCTTCTGACTGTAACATACACTGGGCATCTTCCAGATTATAAATAATGTTCATTGTAGGGGCGGAAGAGTTTCCGTAACATTTGAATAGAACATAGGCCATTACCAAATCGTTGGCAGTGACTGAGCCTGTTTCACGAGTTCTGGAATCTCCGTTTGCGTCCAGAATATAGGAGCTGAAATTGAGTCCGTCCAGGGTGCCGTCAATGTCATTGTATGATTTGTTCAATGAAGCCTTCAAGGCATCCACGAATTTTAGACCGTCTACTTCTGGCACGAAGTGGCCTATCGGACGAGGGGCTCCAGATTCCCTCCTCCATACAAAAAAAGTATTGAGGTCGTCTACGGACATGGGAATTTGAACTCTGTGTCCTACCAAGGTAGATTCCGTGAAACGGATGGCGTTATTCGCCAGGCTCATGGAAAGGGACTTCTTATAACGAACCGTTAAGGCAGGCATCCCTTATATAATAATTTGGGAGATTATTTTATCAGGGTATATAGAACGAGATTTCCAATATTTGCCACAATATGAAGTAGGATGTGTGCATATGTAGATATTGCAAACTTCTTTTGTCTATGATAATATATTCCAAGGAAATATAAGAATGGAATGAATGACATACATGTTTTATGAAATATGCCGTATAGAGTTGATATGTTAGACCCGATTTTACAACCTGAATAATCTGGATTTTTCCAATAATGCAGTAGAGGTATTATAGATATTCCATAATGCCCCTTGTATATAGCATACAAATGTGTTATAAAACAATTGTAGAGAATACTGTTTATCTATAATGGACGCCATTATAGATAAATATTAAGGTATTTTAAATGCAAGCTTATGCATCTCTGAAAATGAAGGTTTTATAAATGATATTCGACAGCAATGTTACATCATTAATATCTTTATAGTCTATCGAAATTGTCAGATTTGTATCACTGTCTCCAACTCCGCTTCCAACTGCCCAATTACTATTTGTTAAGTTTATTCTAGTTCCATCTGTTAGATTTATGTCTGAAGTTGTATTGCCCAAAACCACAGTTGCTCCAATTACACTAGGGGTTGGAGTTACATCAATATAGTATGACTCAGTTGAAGTATTACCAATGATATATTGATCATCAGTATTTACTACTATATTTGTGGAAGGGGTTAATGTCAATGTTACTGGGGAAGGTATTGTTATTGCTATTGTAGTAGTTCCAGTTCCTGAACCTAATGTGCGAATTGCAGTGAATGTTACCACACTTCCAGGAGGATACAATGGGTCATTGGCTGTTAATAATAAATCACAAGTTGTACTGGTATTATTAACACTTATATTAGTATTATATCCTATTCCAACGGGGAGAATATATGTAGAACTTCCTACTGTTGCTGTAACATTCCATGATCCTTCTACAGGGGTAGGTGTTGCAGGGTTTAAAGTTATACTTTCACCAACTATACTATTTATAGTATATCCTGTAATTGAGTAGTTATTTGTGCCAGAAAGAGTAGTTAAGCTTATATTGGGATTTGCAGGTATTGGTGTAGGATTCGTAAGGATTCCAGGCACAACAGGCACAGCAGGTCCATCCACCGTAATGTAAATATCTGTATTTATAGAGGATACACCGTCGGTAATCGTCACATTCACCTTCCATCTTCCAGTGACGGCATTTGCACCTGTAGGCTCGAATGATAAGATACCAGTATCAGGATGTATATCTATTCCAGGAGGAGAGTTTGACACAATCAATGTGGCCTGGTCAATCGTTCCTCCAGGTGTAAATGAATATGTATAATCATCTACTCCACCAACCACCACAATTGCAATAGATTGCTGATTGGGATAGTGTGCCCCCTTATAGAAAACCAAGCTGACCTTGTGCACTACCTGGAGTCCAATAGCAACGGAAACATCTTCAGAAGAACTTCTCGTCGTAGGAGGTGCTAGTGCAGGCGCAACGCATAAAAGTTGTAGGCGAATTGCCATCATATTTGCTTTATCAGCAGCTGCCACATGGTCCGCGTTCGTCGAATCAAACGTAACTCCTTCACCCTTAATGAATACTGTCTCCACTTGGTCAGGGGTCGAGCTGCTGGGGTTCTTCGCATTATCGATAACGGAAAGCACCGTGACAGGAGCACGGAAATAGAAACGCACAGGGATTTCAATCTTGTCACCGACCCCCAAACACCAGTTGCCAGCAGCATCAGGGTCAGGTGTAGGTGTGGTAAAATAGTGAGACTCCGATAATTGTGTTAGATTGGGGTTAAATCCATGAGGGAAACGCAGGGTGTACTCTGTTACAGGCGTTGGAGGAACTGTCGTTGGAGGTGTAATCTGTATTACAGTTGTTCCACGAGGAAGACCAAAGCCATTTATAAAAGAGCCATTCGCAATTTCAGCAATTCCATTTAGAGTCTCTGTTACAACCAGCACATATTCTGGAGCCCTTAGATAGATATTCCCTTCAAACCCTTGGACATCTTGCTCAATAGACATAGATGCAGGAGCTGAAGCTGTACCTACAGATGAACCATTATCTACACTGAGCGTATATGTTCCAACTCCACCTGTAGTTCCAGGGGCCATTGCGGTGATAAATATATTTGAAGCAACACCAGTGCCCATTAGAACATTTCCCAAACTGAGGCGTCCAGAAGTTACGGAAGTCACTATAAGAGTATTAAATTCCGTAGCACTTGAATCTGCAGGATCAGTCGTAATTCTTCCCGTAAACACCGCCGAAGAGCAAATATAATTTGTCTCAAAGAGACCCTGGATTTGGTAACCCTGCTTGTAGAAACGCTGTGTGTCCATAGATAAAAGAGAGCGAAACATCGCATCCACCTGACCCTTGTCGTCTCCAGGATTTTGGTTATCCACTTCTTTTATGGGTAGAACTTGCGCCGTCGCCTTGTCTTCCTCCTCTTGGAGAGATTCCGTAATGACGGCAGCGAGCTGCGCACTTGTTAGCATACCAAAGCCATCCTCTAAGTTATAGACAATCTCGTAGGCATCAAAGGACGAAGAACCGAAGCATTTATTTAGAACAAATGCCATAACAAAATCGTTAGCACCATAATGCGTTGTGGTGAGAGTGCTTATGGGAGCAGAGGGAGGATTCGCCACAAGAGGCGTATAATCCCAGATATAATTGTTAACGCAAATATCACGTTTTACATCTTCTACTGTATCCAAGGCATCACTTGAATAGTTGAGTCCCTGTGCAACACCGTCAATATCGCTATACTCAGCACCAAGGCATCTCTCAATCAATGTTTGGAATGTAGGGGCATTCGCAATAACTTTACTAATGTCATTCACGAAACGACCTGTCGGACGCAGCTCACGGCTGTAACGAGTCCATGTGAAATACTCATTCATAAAGTCTACAGGCACGTTAAAACAAACGCGGTGACCCATGAAGGAGGACTGGGCGAAATTAATCGCCTGCGGCGTCAGTCCCCAGTTCACAACCTTCCTATAACGAATAATAGATGGAATGGTCGGCATCTGTTATACTCATTAGATAGAGTAAAAAAGAAGCCGTTTCGCAAAATTCTAAAGTTAGAGAAGCACAGACGCCTACTGTAAGAGACTTACGCCCCTCTTGAAAAAACTAAGGCCTTCTTTCTGCTTCTTATTCACTGCCCGCATTTTCTCGGCATTGTCCAAATTTTTCTTGATTTTTTCCGCCCATGCCAGAGCATTCTTCTGCTCTTCTACACTGCCAGAGCCCCGTTTCAAAAGCGATGGAAATTCCTGTGGGGGGTTTGCCACGGCGGGAATATCCTCTCCCTCTTCACCTTTAGGAGTAGGTGGTGCATACTCAGGTAAATCATCATCATCCGTTGAACGAACCCCTTTTTCTATACTTACCCAGCCTTCTGCGGAGGCAGAAGCAGAGGCAGAAGAAGTCGAATCCTCGCTCCTGAATCTAGGGCGAGACCAGGCCACCTTTTTACGAGAAAAAGGACTGCTGAAAATATTATTCTTCTCCGTGGTAAAACGACTCTCGCCTTCATCCGCCTTCCATACGCGAAACGCAGGAGAGGTTTCTTGGAATGCGAAAGCAGAAGCTGAAGCCCCAACACTAGAAGAAGCCGCAGAAGAATTGCAAGACTCGTCAGAATCAGATTCAGAATCTGAATCCACCGAAAGTTTGGATATTTTATTCGCCCTTGTCGCAGGCATTACATACGACTTGCGGTGCATTCTATTATATATTACACGTAATTTAGCCTTAACCCCACTGCAAGGCTGCGAAGGCCTACAAAAGCCCACAGACAAAATAAAAAGTGCCGCCGCCACCACCTCCACTATGAAAAGTCCTCCAAAGTAGATGAATCTTCTCATCGTGGAATCTCCCGCAAAATGTAAGAAAATCGCCAGCTTTCTCGGCCCATCTTTCCGAGTCTTGGCCACCATGGGACACATTCGTGCGCTAGAAGAAGACCTGGATGCTGTAGGAATAGACAGAGATTTTGAGCCGAGGTTCAAATTCATCAAAGAAAAGACGAAGGCAATGACCGCCATTCTGGACGCGGCGAAAGAGGCGAAAACTATTTACTTGGCCGCCGACGACGACAGGGAAGGCGAGGCTATTGCGTATTCGGTGGCCTGTCTCTTGAAAAAGGACCCTCTCTCTTTCCCTCGCGCCGTCTTTCACGAAATCACCAGCACAGCCATTCGTGCCGCCGTGGCGAATCCGAGGAAAATAGACATGAATAAGGTCTATGCGCAACAGGCTCGCTCTGTCCTCGACATGCTCGTCGGATTCACCATCAGCCCCGTTCTATGGAAACACGTCGCCCGTGGCCTATCTGCAGGAAGATGTCAAACTCCCGCTCTACGCCTCGTATATGACAGAGAGAAAGAGGTCAAGTCCCACAGCACGAAAACTTCTTGGATAGCCTCTGGCTCCTTCCAGAGCACAAGCTCGTCCAAGAAATCAAAACCCTTTGACGCAAAGTTAGAGGATGAGCTGGAAGACCAAGAATCTGCCCTGAATTATCTGGAAAACATCCATAAGGAGCTTTCGCCCACTGTTCATTCTGCATCGGTCTCCAAATGGACGGCAAATCCGCCGAAGCCTCTTATCACCAGCAGCCTCCAACAAGAAGCATCAGCACTTCATAAAATCAATCCGAAGGCGACGATGAAAATCGCCCAATCATTATACGAAGCAGGGCATATAACCTATATGCGAACGGATTTTGCGGTCCTTTCTAAAGAAGCGATTGCCGAATCACAAGCCTGGGTAAAAAAGAATTTCGGGGAGCAATACGTCGGCCCTGAAACCAAGGCGTCACCTGCTGCTCCCACAACTGGAACCCAACAAGAAGCCCATGAAGCAATTCGCCCCACCCACTTTGAACTTTCCGACCCCCCAGGGGATTGGACTCCTCAAGAAAAACACATATATACCCTAATTTGGAAGCGCGCCGTGCAATCCACCATGTCGGCCGCCTACGGAAAAACGAGGTCCATCAAACTCGTCTTTGACGGCGACACAGATTTCCAATGGTCCGCCCAGGCCAAGAAAACAGAATTCCAAGGATGGCAGCGTCTTGGCAAGCCGGCAGACCTAGATGAAGAGAGCGACGAAGAGCAAATCTCCGAAGAAGAAGAAACCCGGTGGAAAGACTTTGCCGCCCTCACTCCAGGCACTAAATGTAGCTGGAGCAAAATCCAGGCCAGTCCTAAAAGGACAAAGGCAGCCCCCCGTTTCACGGAAGCCACGCTCATCCGAGAGCTGGAGAAAAAGGGAATCGGTCGTCCATCCACCTTCGCATCTCTCGTGGAAGTCCTGTTTGACAAATCCTACGTGGAAAAGAAGGATATCACAGGCGAAAAGGCGGCCCATACTGTCCTCAGCATACAACCCAACGCATGGCCACCTCTTACACAAATCACCCAGATAAACCTGGGCGCAGAAAAACAAAAACTCGTCCCCACAGCCCTAGGAGAATCGGCAGTGGCCTTCTGCGTCCGAGAGTTCCCCCAGCTCTTTGCATACGATTTCACCGCCGCCATGGAAACTCGCCTGGACTCCATATCACAAGGCAACGAATCCTGGAAAGATTTGTGTCGTGGGACATGGGACTCTTATAAGGACGACCATAAACGTCTCAGCGATAAATCCTCCGTCCCGTCCAGCTCCGAGAAAGTCAAGGATTTCGGCGGAGGGTTCAAGGCGGTCATGAGTAAAACAGGCCCGATTCTCATCCAAGAATCCGGTCCCGACTCCAAACCCACCTTTTACACCTTTCCTCCAAACAAGACAGTTACCGATATTACCGAGGAAGAAGCACGTACTTGGATTCAGGAAGAGGCAGAGGCAGCAAATATGGGTCAATTCAATAACAAGCCGATTGTGAAAAAGAAGGGTCCGTATGGAGAGTATCTGGAATGTGATGGAATACGGATTCCTTATAGTGCCGCTGACACGACTGCAGTAATTATAGAGAAATTCACGGCGAAGGCGGCAACAACTTCTTCTTCCGTGCGTGTGGGTGCATATATCTTTGCCGTGGGCCAATACGGCCCGTATATGTATAAGGATGGATTGAAAACGAGGACATTCATAGGCATACCCTCTAACATAAATCCAAAGACTCTCAGTGAATCCGAGGCCGCCGCCTTGTATAAATCAGGAATGGATGCAAAGAAAAATGCAAAAGGAGGACGAATGCCCAAATGATTCTCTTCCGAGTTCTAAATTAGATGGTCGATTATCGCGGGAATAAAGATTTTGTAGAAGAATGTATAAATATTTTTAATCAGAAATTAGCAAGAGGTGATGCACCTATACCAGGACAGTTTTCCACTGTATTGAAAGTGGAAGTAAAAAAAGTTTCTTACTTTGTAAAACGCATGTATGTATCTGGCAACTTATATGCCAAGGGAAAGATTACACTGAAAAATGAACTAATAGTAAATATCAATATGACAAAGCGTATACCAGAATTTGTATCCAATCTATTGGGAGCAAGAATGCTTGACGAGGGTGATACATATGAGGTATATCTTATTTTTGAAGCACCTACTGGATACAATCTTACGCAGTATATTGAATTAATAGGGCAAAAAGCTGTAAATAAGCAGTGTCAGCAGATATATTGCTCTATAAAAGCTGCTCAAGATGCTCTACATGCACAGCGAATTGTTCATAGAGATATTAAGCCTGATAATATATACGTTCTTGTTGGGGCCGACAAAAGAGAATTTGTGAAATGTAAATTGCTTGATTTAGGATTTGCAGCACCATTGGGTGAAAAAGCTGGACTTGTAGGAACTCGTGAACTAATGCCCCCAAACATGAGAAATTCACAAAACTACAAGTCTCATTATAATGGAAGAGCAACAAAAGCCCACAATGATTACAGTGTGAATGAAATATGGAAAACATTTCTTAGACAAGGGGATAGACCTCCGCCAGATTGTGGAAGGGTTGTAGAAAAGAAAGGTCCTCCATTGCCTCCAGAAAACTCTGACGACGATGAAGAAGAAGGAGGAGGCGGTGGCAATCATATCAAACGCAGTAAAAGCAGTAAAAGCAGTAAAAGCAGTAAAAGCAGTAAAAGCAGTAAAAGTCCCTCTTCTCCCTTCCGGAATACTCATAAGAAAAAACAGAAACATAAAAGAGCAAAAACTCCCACTCAATAGATGTCTGGCTCGCAGAACTCTTCGCCCCCTCCAGAAAAAGTGGACTTATCTGGAAACCCTATTGTAAAGCCTAATAATGGCTGGACAAAGGAGCAGGAGCAATTGATGGCCGAGTGGTCAGATATTGCTGCTTGTTATCGTTGGATGCACGATAAATATGAGAAACAGGCGACGTTAAGCAATTTGTGGATTACTGTTCCTGTTATTGTCTTATCTACTCTTACAGGCTCTGCGAGTTTTGTGATGAATAGTCTTGTCGGCGATGACCCAACCGCCAATAAATATGCCCAGATTGGTATAGGCGGTGTTTCTATTTTTACGGGAATTCTCACGACTCTTGGAAATTTCTTTCGCTATGCACAAAGCTCGGAGGCGAATCGCGTGGCTAGCATATCATGGGGAAAATTCCAACGTCAAATTGCTATTGAGCTTGCTCTTCATCCCAATGACCGCATAAATTCCATGGATTTTTTGAAATTCTGTCGCTCTGAGCTTGATAGAATGATAGAGCAATCGCCACAGATTCCTGACAACGTCATCGATCAATTTGAGAAGGAGTTTGTGAATACACCGCACCTGAAGAAACCTGATATTGCGCATGGCATTGACCACACCAAGGTTTTTAAGGATACAGATACTCTTATGAAGAAAATGGCTGTTGATGCGGCGGTTATGTTGCAGCAGAAGCGGAAAGTGTGGCATGAGGCGATGATGCCTGATGTCGATAGACATCTGGATAAGAAAATGTCGGATTTGTCTGGGAATTTCAATTTGGTGTTAGAGGAGAAGTTGAAGGCCTTGGAGGAAAAGATAGGTTCGCGTGGAGGAATGCCACGGGCAATTGTGCGAGGAACAACTTCGATGCGAAAACTGGAAAGATTGCATGTGACTCTTCCTGGCGCAAAGACAGTATCTCCTTCGCAGCTTATTAACGCTTTAACACAGTCTCCCCAGGCGACTATAGAGTCGCCGACTGGTCTTACAGTATCACCTGCAGGGCCTCCTGTTGACACCGAGAATGAAGTGGTGATCGCGGTGGCCGATGGAGTAGAAGCAGAAGCAGAAGCAGAAGCAGAAGCAGTTGATTCTGACACAGGGGAGGCGAACGAATACTCGAAAAAAAGTTGATTTCGCCCGCGGCCCAAATAATTAGTCCTACTTCAAATGCTGTGGCGCACGAATAACTCTCATCGCGTGTATGGCTGGAACGACATCCTGAACGAGTGGAACGCCACTCTTCAGCAGGCGCCCTATGTGGAGACAGTTATTGAGAATATTCGGGCTGCAACGAATCAGGATGGCAACCACAGCCCTCGCCTTACGCAGTTCCTTACATACGTGAATTACGAGCAAGATGCCATGAAGTGGCTGCTCTATGAGTTCATTGCTATTCGCTGGCTCTGGGGGAGCATCCGCCTGGATTACGTGCGCGGCGTCCTTGACGAGATTGATTCGCTTGACAGCCATTTCCCAGCATTCCCTGGCTCTCCCACTTGCACGCTGCGCCAGTTTGTGGTGTCGAACCTGGACGAGGAGGAGCTTGAGTATGTGCAGATGATGCCTGCCATGGTCCCCATGACTCCTCTGCGCTCGACTACATACGCCGCGCCCCCTCCTCTGCGCTCGACTACATACGCCGCGCCCCCTCCTCTGCGCCGCCAGAGCAGCACTCGCGCCGCCGCCGACAACTCTCCCATCTATCCGACTCTCTCTGAGCGCTTTGCTGCTTCTGCTTCTGCTTCTGCTCCTGCCCCAGTCCAAGCAAAGCGTGTCCCGCCCATTATGATTCGCGTGATTCGCTCACTGGAGGCAAATCACCGCGACGACGTCATCAAGATTACCCCCAAGAAGGCCACTGACGAGAACGGCGAGAAGCTCTTCACCATCACCTACAACGACCAGGACTCTTCCTTCAGCACCAAGGTGAAGAAGATGGACGAGGCCGCTGTCCTGCAGTATCTGAGCAACTTCCTGCGCCTGCTTACCGTGGACGAGGAGCCGTTCGAGTCTGTCCAGTTCACCTTCCCCACTCTCCCCACGGTGCTGGTTACTCCCAAGAACCTCACTTCCCAGACGCGCGAGCTCGTCTACGAGACGGTGGAGACGATGGTTGCGAACTGGCCGGTGTGGGCGTAAAAAGCTCAAAGGTTAAATCTACGCGACCCTTGCGTAAATAAGAAGTATCCAGAGAATCAATAAACTCCGGTTTTTTATTGCTGGTTAGAACGACAATCAAATGGGGATATAACCCTCTTTGAATCTCGTCCAGCATATGATTCCATCCCGCCTTGTCTCCAATCATGATAGGCATTGATTTATGAGGAGTAATTCCCGCATGGATTTTCTCCAAGGGCGCATCCACCTCGTCCAAACTTAGAATAAGAGGAGCATTGTCGCTAGGGGATGCATCTCCATACAATCCATACAAAGTATCCCCCGGCTGCCAGGGCTTCAACGTATTACAATAACTTCCTTTTACACGACTCGCAAACAGAATGGGAATCATTGATTTCCCAGAGCCAGGTGGACCATGAATATAGACAACGCAATGTTTATGCGTCATATAATGGTCATAAATAGAAGAAATAACCTTCGCCTGGCCTTCCCATGGCTGAATGGAAATGTTTATCTGGCGTTTTATGAAATAGGCATTATTATAGCTGCCATATCTCTGTAAAAACTGGATAGAGGAAGGAGGTGGGCGGTTTTCTTGCAAGGGTGTAAAAGAGATTACTTTCTCTGTGGATTTGGTTAGGCGCTCAAACGATGAAGGCGTGGCGATAATCCACACACTATAACTGTTTTCTCCTCTTTCAGATGAGAAAGATTCCATAGAAAGATGTAGTACATACCAGAATCCAATAGAATATCCGAACCCCTTTCCTTCTTCCGTCATATGGCTGCACCAGCCACCGAGTTTTTTCTGGATTTCTTCGCATAACTCCTTGCGCCCGAGTTTATACAGGCGAAAGCCGAGGAACTGTGTGAATAGAAAAAAAGACGACCATGGAATCTGATTGAGAATCAAGGTCGCCAATCCAATCCCTATTCCTTGAATGACGCTCATCAAAGGAAGAGAAGTTGTATTGCTGCTGCTGCTGCTGCTGCTGCTCATGTTATTCGTATATTCTCCCCCGTTCTTTAGGACTTGGTATCAAAGGTAAAACGAACCCGATGTTTGCGGATTTTTTCCATCAGAAGCTGTGTCTTTGCAAAGGCGGTGGCCTCCTCGTATTTCTTTTTCCAGAACTCAATTTGGTTCTCCTCAAACAAAGAGGATTCATATAGAGTGGTCCATTTTTCTTCCGTATATAACTTCGAATCCACATACGCCTTATGAGCGAGAGAATACCAGTATTCAATATCCTGCTCGCACTTCACGCGCAACTCCTCTAACACAGTCAAAGGAATGCTCGAAAAATGTAAGATTTCTCGTCTGGCTTCCAAGTCTAGAGCTCTTTTTCTCCAGAAATCTCGCTCTTCTTTCAAATCCATGTGTGGGCTAATAGTATTAGTCGCCACAAGGAAATCAAATTTTTATACCCACGAATCGTTTGCACCTGGGCGCGCGGGTGTTTGAGAGCGTTTTACCTTCTTTTTCTGGACTTGCCTGGGAATGAGAGGAGGATAGATGGAAGGCGAAGAAGAGCGCGGTGCATGGCGAAGTAGGCGAATCGGCTCCAGGGCGGGTCCAGAAAATATGTGGTAACTGTCAAGCGCCATGTCGTCTTGTAGCCTGATGCCGGCATATGAGAGAATCTGCTCTTCCACAGGAATCCCCTCTTTTTTCTGGATTTTCTCTTTCACTTCCTTCACGGTCTTGAGGTCTGTCGCGGAGAATTCCACAGTAATCACCCTCTCGGCCATAAAATCCTCAAGATGAATCTGATACTGTACGACCTCCTCCTTAGAATCCGTCATCATCAGTTCAAGGTTCGTTTCCTGATTTACCAGGCCGAGCAACGCACTTCTCAAGTTATCTAGCTGTGCCCTCAGACCCTCTATGCTGGGCATGTCCTTCAGCTTGATGGCCTTGAGAAAGGTGTTGCGGGGGCTTGTGAGCGCGTATATTCTCCGCAGATTCTGCATCGCCTCAAACTCCAGGCGGCTGTCGCCAATGCTGATGATGTTGCGCCGTGCGCCAGGCTTCCTCTGAAACACCCCCTCGATTTCGTCGATGAAGGCGCTCCGTTTCCAGAACATGGGAGAGATGCCAAGGCCCCTGTATTTGCCCTGGGCGGAAATTACACGCACGTCGGCAAGAAGTGGCATAATCGACGGCATTAACAAAGAGCCGCTCAGTGGAACCCAGTCCACCGTGGCATTCGTGATAATTACCACGGTGCCCATGGCCTTCGCCTTCGTAAGAAGCTCGTATACGGTTTCCGTAAGCGGCACAAACGCCTCGACGATGTCCAGCTCGAGTGTTTCTGCCAATGCGCTTGCACGAACACCCTTTTGTTGAAGCCAGTGGGAAGCCAAGATGGTGTCGTCCCAATCAAAGACAATTGTGGTTTCCTCTTTTGAGAATGTTAGTGCTTCGTCAAGAGAAAGAGGGGGTGGTGATGGGGGCAAGGGAGGCAAAGCAGCAGCAGGAGACAGAGGAGGCATAGGAGACAGTTCCTTGACAAAGAGGGCGACTTCGTCAAGGGGTTCAGAATCTTTCTCTCCTCCCGCAAGCACATTTGCCGAAAGTTGTTGCAAAGAAGATGCCATGGCAGAGGGGGGCAATCTAGAATACGTGCCGAGCTTTTCAATTTTTACCAGGTGTCTTTACTCGATATAACAATAACAAGCACACGGTGTAAGAGGAGGATTAATAATATCTTCACACCACTTTACGGCGGCATCGGCTCCGCATGTATCCAGAACTTCTTCCGCCTTGACACACACCTTCTTTAACACATTCTCAAGTAAAGGCCGTAGATTTGCAGGTAAATGTGCAATAGGGATATGAATAATTGCTTTAGGAAGGTCTGGCGCAGACAATACAGGAGGAGGTAAGGCATTCCGAGAATTTCCAGTTAAGGGGCTATCGCCCATTTCTTTGCTGCGTATATACGTATCCACTTTCAGGCGAATCGCCGAGATTTCTTTGCGTATCTCGTCGGCAAATGCTGAAGAGGCAGCATTATCGTCCATTCTTTTTTATAGAAAAAATTTATCTTTATGCTCCTTTTCTTAGTGGCTGCAGGGCATACACGCATAGAAGGGCATCCCGTGGGGGCACTTGTCATCGTACTTGACGCCCTGGATTGTCTGGAATAGATTCTTGGCGAATCCGTCTTCCGTATTACCGCCAGGCATGTCCTTTGCGGCGGCGATGCCCTTTGCTGCCATGACGAATGCGTCCTCAGCCTTCTCAAGAGGACGCTTGTTGCAGAGGACGCATGTGCAGAAGGCCGCATGAATAGAATCAGGGGGCGGAGAAAACGCCATCAATGCCACTGCGGAATTGGGACTCCTTCCCTGGACGGGGCAGGTGAGCCAGCCGCCGCACTCACAATACCTGTTGTGCGTGGGATTGAGGGGCGCAAGGATGCGCATCCCTTCCTCCCCCTTCCAGCCATTGTGGGGAACGGTACATGTGCAGCCGTCATGCTCTGCTCGCCGAGAAGCGCGTGCCTCAACCACTGCCGCCACTGCGCCAGGGAGATAAGCCTTTGTCACATACTCGCTCTGGATACGCCTAGACATCTCCACTGCCCACATGCGACGACACGCCTGGTGCTCTTCATCATCGGGCGGAAGCGGAAGCGCAGGGTAAGACAGACCTCGCAGCGAGCTCCATGCCTCATACGACGCGACCATATAGGTATCGGCGTACTTGACATGTTCTGCCGAAGGCTCGAGGAGATGGTTTATTGCGCGAATGGCAATGTTCTCTGTTTCTTTCAACTGGAAGTAGTTTGACATCTTGGTGGTTGGGGGGACTTTCGGGGGCGGCGGGCTCGCAATTTCAATTTTTACAGTGATATACAAAAAAAGATATTTTTTACCCACCTATAATTCTTATACCATAGACCCCGCCTTTTCTAGGAGGGCATTTCGCTGCGAAGCATCGTCCATCTGTGTTTGCAACTTCTGACGCGACTTATCACCCCAAAAGCCTCCGCTAACCAATTTTTTCTTGAGAGTTGCCATTTTAGAGGTTAGAAGAGCCGACTCGGCAGAAAGAAGCTCTTTGAACGTAGACGCAAGGGTCTGAAGGCGTTCCTCAAGATTCTCCTTTGACCCATTGTGAGTCTCCATGCGAGTTATCACAGTGTTCAAGTCCTTTCGCATTTGACTGAGGACGTTCCTATTGTCCTCTGTGGCACTCAGAGTATTTTCACGCAGGGCTTGTGATTCCTTTGCAATGTTCACGGTGTATGTGGCCAGATGATATTGTACCTGGGCGTAGATCAGAAGAAGAAGCAATAGCATGGAAGTCAAATCTTTGGACCAGAGCTCGTAAAAGGGAGGCATAGGGGCCATAGGAGGAATCGTTGTGACTTGTTTTGCTGGGGGAGCGGTTTCAAATTTTGTTTTTCCTCTTTCTGGGCAAAAGACTGGCAGTCGTCTCTTGTGCCCAAACATCGGGCGGAAGCATCCCAAGATGCAAGCACATTTGGCTCTGAACAAGACCCATTTTGCTTGTTTGTTGTTGTGGCTTTCCAGCAAGGGCGGTTGCTGCTTCAATTTTTATCACGAAGAATGCGAGGTAAAAATTGAAACCCTGTCTGGAGATCCAAATAGTCCCCCCACACTCACACCATGGAAACCACACCTCATCCTTCTAAGGAATGGCGAAATCAGAGGACTCAGATTTGGAACAAGGCGGATCGTGCTCTTTCCACCCTGTCGGCGGAAGGGATGATCACCGCAGTCGATTGCTTCTCTTATAATGAAGAACGTGAGCGTCTTGACCCTGAGGGACAAGATAAGCGAAGGGGCCAAGATGTCCGAATTGTCTGCGCCCTCTACTTCCGAGACACGGATGATGAGGGCAATCCCGCTGGCCTTTACTATCTGGACAAGGAGCAAGAGGCCATGCGCGACTCCAGCGGGAACTGCACCTTCTGTGGGTCACATGAAGACAAGCCGCAAGAAGACCTCGGTGCTCTAGGCAAAGGCCGGTTCCGCTGTCCTATCAAAGGCTGTGGGCACTGGGCACCGAAGCAGTTCAAGGAGAAACTCTACGGCGGCGTCTTTCGCATCGTTTACGGCGGCGAGGCCATCTTTGAGGGACCATCTCCTGACAAGTACGATGGACAAGAGGGCATGAGGAATGAGGAGCAGATTGAGGCCATCAAGCGCGTCATCACCGAGGAGTTCAAAGATTTCCAATTCACCTGAGCATACACCTTTTACACAAACGCCCAAAAAATAAAAATTGATTTTGCGCCCCGCCCCTTCGATAAAGTCCCCAAGCAGAAACAGATGAAGAACTTTCACAACAAGAACTGTGTCACCCTTCCCAAGGAATGCGACCTTGTCTCTTGCATTTTCACGAACAAGCACCTGTCGTCGCAACTGTGCAAGGAGCCCGTCCAGCGTGCAGCCCCTGGAATCATTGACCCTGCATTCGTGGATGAGATGCGCCGCCTTGGCCTCCCCCTGCCGCGCCCTGACTTCTGGATGCTCCCCGAGAAGGAGCTGCCCAGCCGCGTGTCTCGCCGCGGCCTGCCCTGTCCCGAGGTGTGGGACACCTACGTGCCCAAGGACGAGAAGGACATGAACGGCTTCATCAGCGTGCGCCCCAGGGAGCGGCGTGTGCGGCGTGTGCAGCGCGGCTTCGGCGTGCTGTATCACGAGTGAAGAGGGGCATAGGTAGATAAATATATAAACAAAAATACCCTTCTGTTGCCCAGGAGGGAATTTTTGTTATGCCTATATATCTTTTAGCGAACTTTGACGAGTTCCTCCGCTGCCCCGCGCACCGTCGCAGCCATTGAGACACCAGGGATGGAAGGGTCGTCTTCAATGACCCTCAACTGCGCAAGTCGTCCCGAGCGATGATTTCCTTCCTTGTCATTGGCGTAAAACGTGAAGTCGGATTTGATGTAGGTCACCTTCCCCACGAACTGTAGAAAGCGTTCCCCAGTCCAAGAGTTCCACTCGTAGCATTTTGCGGCAGCGGCTGCAGAGGCGAAGGATGTATACGCAATTGGATAAGGGACGCCGTTCTCAACAACAATATATACAGCGGTAGGCATTTTATTAAGGGGGCTATTCTGTATATGGTCAGGGGGTTCAATTTTTTTACAAAAAAGTAGGCCTGTTCCTACTGCTGCTCCCCCTTTTGTGTTTTCTTTATCCCCTTTTACCCCCATGCCCTAGGGCCCCTAATACCTTTTACCCCCATGCCACAGGCCCCATGCCCTAGACCCTTACGCTACCGGCGTCTCCTCTGCCTCTGCCTCTGCAGGCGGAGAAGAAGGAGCAGACAAAGGGGCAGAAGCAGAAGCCAGCTTCGCGTCGCCCGACTGCTTCAGGATGGCGGAGGCATCGGCCATCTTCTCGATGAAGGCCTGGTGGTCCTCGAGGAGCTGCGTCAGCTCGTCGTGGTCAAGCCCCTCAAGAAGCATGCCCGTGATGCGGCCCGCCGTGATCTCGTTGGACCACTGCTCCGCCGCCACCATGTCCGCCCTCACCTCGTCCAAGAAGGCGCCTGCCCGCGCGAAGAGCTCGTTGCCGAACAAGTCGCGGAGGTGGGTCGCCGCCCTCGTTGCCAACGTGCGGTGCATCTCTGCCTGCTGCTGGGCGCAGCGACCCAAGAAGGAGGTGGGGTCGGTGCCCTTTGCCACGATGCCCTCGTAGTGGGCGGCCAGCGCGCTGCTGTTCTCCAGGTGAATCCGCGCCTGCATGATGAGCAGGCCCACAGGGGGCTTCGCCTGCGCCTGGGCCCACTGGGGTGGCTGCTGCTGCTGCTGCTGCGCCTGGGCCAAGGGCGCCGCGCGCGGGGGCGGCGGGAGGGCCACAGCGACTGCCTTCTTCTGCACAACCACTGGCGGCTTCTGCTGGGCCGCTGCAGGAGCAGAAGGCGCGGGCTCCTCTTGCCCGCGGCGCGGCTCGCTGCGCAAGTGCGCGTTCTTCGGCAAGGCGCACCACTGCGGCCAGGACATCTTCAGGCGGCGGCGCTCGTAGAAGCCAGGCGAGCCAACGAGGCGGACGCAGGCGTCCTGCTGCTGCCCCGTCTTCTCGTCCACGCGCGCGGGGAAGAGGCGGCGGCCCGTGCCCTCCTCGCCAGGGTGGACGAAGTTGCAGCCGGTCTTGCCAGGGCCCGTGTAGGTGCAGTGGATGCCGTGGACGCAGAGGCGCGGGCAGTTCAGCTCGGGCTCGTTCAGCTCGGGGTGGCCGTCGTTGTTGAAAGCGCACTGGGACATTTGATGCTCTTTGTGGTTTGGAGGGGACTAAAAAAAGGGCGGCTGCCCAGTTTCAATTTTTATTTGTGCATGTCTTCACTTGGAGACAACGTGTCTCCAGCAGCACCAGGCCTTACCAAAGGTCGCCACGTCTTACCAAAGGTCGCCACGTCTTACCAAAGGTCGCCACGTCTTACCAAAGGTCGCCACGTCTTACCAAAGGTCGCCACGTCTTACCAAAGGTCGCCACGTCTTACCA